AGTGTCTTCGAGATCTGCTTGGCGAGGGCATAGACCGTTTGCTTGCAACTCGGGCAAAGACAATCGAACTTCGCTTGAACGGGAGCCCCACTATCGCCAAAGTCCGCTTTGATTTCAACCGAGCACGGCGGCTCTGGCTTACCCTCATCGGCATACCAAACGCTGGGGCAACGGTCACACTCGTACTGCAGAACTTTCTTGGGGGGCATTGAACTTCTCCGAATGAGTTTTCCACAACAGATAGGTCTCACTATGGTATATGGCAGTATGCCTGACAAGAGAAATACCTACCTGACTTTGTTACATGAGGAGGGGCCAGACGATCACGGGAATACTTGGGCAGTATGCAGGTGCATCTGCGGGGGAATTACCAGGGTGATGCGACGCCAATTCAGGTTGAAGATTACCAGATCTTGTGGGTGTAAAAGAGGAGAGCTCATAGCAGCCAGTAAGCTCAAGCACGGGGCGGCCAGGCACGGGAAACTTCGAACCACCGAGTACAGAATATGGTCGTTAGTACTTCAGCGCTGTAACAACCCTAATAATCCAGCGTACGAAAGCTATGGTGGGCGCGGTATTACTGTCTGCAAGCGCTGGCTGAAGTTCGAGAACTTCCTAAAAGACATGGGTAAAAGGCCAGCTGGGCTGACGTTGGACAGGAGAAACAACAGCAAGGGATACTCTAAATCGAACTGTCGCTGGGCAACTCGTCTTGAACAGGTGCACAACCGCCGGCCTTATGGCACTTGTACCAAAGGTAGGTCTTCAACACGGCTCGCTCGGACTTGATCAAAGGATCATTACCCAGCTCCCGCTGAAAGTACTCGTCGAAGCGGGCAACGTCTTCGTCTACCGCCTGCTCTAATTCCGTACCTGTCAAATCGACGGTATGTTGAACTTTTATGTTCTCTTCAGTGACTATAGCAGCTACGTTGGCCATGTACCTGGTATAACATGGGTCGTGGAACAAGTCACTTCAACTAGCTCCGATGAGTTGGCGGCACTCGATGCCTTGCTGTTCCCCGAGAACTGCTTCAACGAGACTACGTTCGCTAGAGAAATCGACCTTGGCTTTTGCCTGGTGGAATGGGTACATCGTACGATTGTCGCTTACGCTCTGGTTCGCCGCGGGGAAGTCTATGACCTGCTCCGGTTAGGGGTTCACCCGGATTACCAAGGGCACGGCCTCGGCTCGGACCTACTCCATAGGATTCAAGGCATGGGCGTGCCCTTGATGTTGACGGTACGTGAAGGCAATACAGGCGCCCTTCGACTCTACCTGCGCAACGGGCTCAGAGTCATCGGACGCCTGCAAGAGGGGCAGGGCTGGGTGCTTAGGTACGACCGAGTTTCTTGACGACGTACCGAGTACCGCCAGGGGTCTTCATGATCGGGGAACCGTCAGGGGCCCTGTCCGGTACCGCGAGTTGATGGGTCCCTGGGCATCGCATCTTGCGCATCCCACCGGGCGCCGCTTCATGCGTCACCTGGATTGGCGTTCCTTCAACCCGGCGCGCTCGCCGCTCCCCCGGCACTAATTTCGACATGTGGCATATCCTCTCCGCCGAACGTTGTGTCGGCATAGTCGCTATCGGACTCGTCAGGTACTGATTCTACCAAGGGCGTGCTGTCCTGCTTGGACTGCTTCTCCGCTAGTTTCAAAAGGTTCACGTAGCTGCTGATGTACCCCTCCCAGAACGGCTGCTGGCGAGTGACGTTCACCCCGTTCTCATCCTTGGTAGCAACACCCACTGTGGTGAGAATGGTCTCATCAAGCAAGCCTCGGGAACGAAGCACCTCTGTGATGTCATTGGCGACCAGCATAAGGGCGCCAAGCCTGGCATCCATGTGCTGAATAGCGTCTGTGTACGTTCTGAAGTTCTTGTTGAACGCACCGATGATCTCGTTGTAGCCCCTACGGTTTTCCTCGCACTGACGTCTTAGCTCGAGGATTGCTGGGTTTTGGTCCGCGTCGCTTAGCTGCTGCAGGTTCACTACGTGCCGGGCTACTTTCGCCCGCTCCCTGACCTGCTGGCGTTGTAGTTTCTTCTTTAGAACCTTTGCTCTTATCTTGCGCGGCTGCTGCCCATTCTTGCTCATTGCGTTCCTCCGTAGACATGAATTGGTATTGCTGCATTTCCCGTTTACGATTACCCGCCATGTTGCTCAACCTGGCGGCCACACCGATCCAGACCTCTTGTGTCACCTCGCACTCGCTTCGAGGGAGGTCTTCGCATTCCACCACCGCCAACGGATCGTCTGCCCCTTCAATAGGAAGGAAACGCTCCTGAACGATGCGTGACAGCGCCATGAGCGCTGCGCTTTCTTGAGCTAGTCGAACGTAGGCTGGGGTAGTCATGCTGTTAGGAATGCGTAGATGCGGTTGAGGAGGCCTGCGCCTGCAGAGGTATCCTTGATTATATTGCGTAGGGGGTAGATTGCACGAGCTCTTTTTGCTCGAGCATTTTCCAGACGCACGCTTCCACGGTAGGTTTGCTTGTTCACCTGGGCTAATGCCGCCGTCCGTATGTCAGCGGGGGCAAACTTCAAGTAGATGTCACAGTTGTACTCCAACAGACGAAAGTACCGATAAACTGCCGTTGACCAAGTGCGCATAGGCAGGTTGAAGAACAACTCCCCAATGACAACATCATGCGGCCAGATGGTGCCGCACGCGGGGCAAACGACGCCCTCAGTGACGTTGTAGGACTCCTGCATGATCGCATGGCAGTTACTTTTACCCAAGGATGAGCCCGGGCACAGGTAGAGTTTGTCGTCCCCACCGCCATGGAAACGGGCTCCGCTATGCCAAAAGCTCATAACCCCAGGAGTGGGTGCTGAGTTCGAACGGGCCTTACCGAAAAGGACTTCGAGCTTGTATTTAGCCACGACCTCCTTGTCGGTAAGCAGCTTCTTGAGCCGCTCAGCCTCCTCGTTATAGATGCGGGTCTCCTCTGGCGTCAAAACTAGAGGGCCCGAGCGCACGTCGTCATAGCGAAGCGCGCCCCTAGCCTCCTCGCGAGAAATCTCAATGATGCTCATCTGGAGACACCCCCATTCGCCCGTTGAACTGCCATCGGCACCGTACCCGCTGCTGAGGCTCCCTTACCCTTGGCATTGACTCCGCCGCGCGTTTGCCCTGGCTTATATCCCGGCAGCAGCATGGACTCCACCTCAACTCGAGCTGGACGCTGGGCGGCAGTGATCGTGGCGATAATCTGCTCGTAGTGTCGAGCAAGATCATCCCCTTGGAAGATGATTCTCCATCCGTAGAGGACTTTACCTTCACGGAGGATATACATCTTGGAGATGTCGCAGGTCCATAAGGCTGTTGGCTGACCCGATTGAGTCAATAGTGCATGGATAACGGGCAGCAAAAAAGGCCAGCGCTCGTGGTCACAGCTGCCAATGATGCGAAGCTGCTTGGGGGTCTCGTTGTCCTGCTTGACTTCGAAAAAGCACTTCTTGGCAAGTGCGATGTAGATGTCAGCTCTTGTGTACTGATTTGCCATGTCGCTCCTTGACCGGCACGCACAGCATGAATGCCTTGTTGCCGCCGAAGTAGAGTTCAGTAACGTCGCTTACAAACACCTTGCGGCGCACATCGAGGATGTGGCTCTCCCCATTCGTCATGATGTCGACGATGGAGTCAGCATTCCAGGGGATGATGTACTCCCCCAGGGTGGATACACCAAATTCTATCTCTAGCGTGCCGCTGCCCTTGCTGGTTACAAGGTGAAGCTTCCCCTTCCGTTTGGTGCGGAGGAACTGCTTTAGTACATCGAGGTCGGTTGCACGAACCTCCACCTGCTCTTGGCCCGTCATGGCCTCTTCGATGGCTTCGATCGCCTCTTCAGGGCTATCGTACAAGTCCGTGTCGTTTGGAATCTCCACAGGCAGCTTCCACTTGGAGAACTCCTTGAACATCCCAGGATCGATTGCGCCCGATAGGGCCACTGCCTTGGTCAGATCGCTCATGGTTAGCCTCGCGGGATAGTAATCTTGTAGCTCTTGGCTGTGTCCACTAGTGCTGCATTCCTTCCGTAAGCAGCACAAAGAAACAGTGTTTCCTGCGGGAGCTGGTTATCGCACAGCAGCGGAAGGCCATACATCTCATTTGAGGGCAGCACAATCCCTGTCGTACTCGCATGCCACTTGCGCAGGTTAGGCTCATTGCCGCACACAAACGCTATGGGATTCAGCCCATCTAAGTGAGCTTGGGCCAGCATCTGCGCAATGACTACCGCCGCAATATTCGTAGAAGGCTGAATTTCCAACAGGTCGTGGTTACGAATGACTGCGTAGGGAAGCAGCGTGGATAGGTCCGTCCCAACAAGACGTTCCGGCTCCTCCGGCTTCTTGTAACGGTGATACCGCATGAACCCCGGAGTAACGACTATTGTTACTGTATCGACCATGGGGAGGGAAAGGATCTCGTCCAACACCGTTAGGTACGCCTTGATACCAGCCGCCTTGGGAATCTCTATGGTGCGTTCCTCTTCTTCATAGGTTGGCATGGCTAGATTTGCTCCGCTTCTGGGACTCTAGGCGCTTCCTCTGCTGCTAGTAGCTCCAGAAAGTACTTGGTAACGATGGACGTCAAGTTGGTGTGGTGCCGCTTGGCATAGTCGTGCATACGCACTTCAATCTCAGCGGCGACCCGCAGATGAAGACGCCCACCCTTCTTGGACCTGATACGTTTAGCCGTCATGGGATTCCACGAATTTTACGCCGTCAAGATATTCGAAGAGCCCTTTCTGGTGCGGGAACTTTCGAACAAGTATTGCCAACAGCTGTTGATGGGCGGTGTCCAATAGATCATCCGTCAGTGCCTGCCCGACAATAGTTGGCGAGAGCTCGACTTCTAGTTCACGAATCAGCCCTTCGTTCATGCCAATCCAAGTCGGAAGCCAACTCCAATTCAGCTCTAACTTACCTGGACCGGTACGATCTACAAACCTCATGTGGCACCTTCCTTGGGTGCTGGAAACGCTCCTTTTCCGTTAGGCCAAGTCCCCATGCGTGTTCGACTAGCTTGCAACGGATATACATCAAGCTGCCGTGTGCAGGCAGGGTACCAGCAGTCGCGCGCACTTCCACCGCTACCAGAGGATAGATGTAACTCTTCCCACTTGGTAGGTTTCGGGTAAATCCAACGAAGTTTCCCACCAGAGAAATAGAAAGCCTTCCTCGCGTCTGTCCCGCAGTACACCTTATGCTCGTGAATCAACTCTCTACTGGTCAACGAAAGCACAATTACGGGTGGTAACTTTGCTAGCACATGTACTAACCAGGCATCGTAGGCTAATTCTTTCAGCTGCCAGAAAGGGTAATTCAACAACTGAAGGGGCGTCATTTGCAGCAATTTACCGATGATCATTGAAAAACCTTTTATAGGGTAACTGCGACGTCCTCTTCCATAACAAACAGCACATCATTCTCGCGAACAAGTGCCTCATTTTCTTCCAGTAAAAGCCCGAGGGCGTGCCCTTGCTTGGTTTCGGTTACCGCCTTGAGGAAAGGAAAACGGTCCCCTGCCTTGAGCTCCATAGGCACAAGAACCCCGCGTCGGTTACGACGTCCTGGTCCCGTGTCGAGCACCGTGGCTGTGCGAATTGGTACGGCGCCTACGAGGTGAATGCCTCCACTTGACTGCGTCGGAGCCGGGTCAATCCTAACCAGCATCCAGTCATGCTTGAGCTTGAGCTTCACTGGAGTCCTCGTCGCCTAGAATGTCAACGGAGTCGGTCTTTGCGATCTGCTCAGCACTGATGGACACGCGTGCCTTGCCGTCAAGCTCCTTACGCATCCACTCAGCCATTGGCCGCAAGCGGCCACACCACTCCGTAGTGTCGGGGGTAGAGTAGTAGTCATCACCAACCTTGAAGTACATGGCAAGTGACGGATTGCCTTTCACATCGTTGTGCCAGACGAAGACCACCGTGGCCTCCGCTACGCCAGTTACCGTGTTAGGAAGACCGCGCTGAGACGGTGTGCCGTCTACGGCAACCTTCACGCCTGCCATCCGCGCTGCTAGGACGTTTGAACCACTTCCGCCGATTGACATAGAGCTACCTTTTCCTCTTCGAATTGCTCAAGCAACTCGATCAATTGTTCTTTGGTTATCCAACTTCGATGCGGGTTCCATTCCCGCGGAAGATAAAATCTCGAGTTTTGAGTCCTCAACAGGTCAGCAACACGGATGCCAACCCAGCCAAGCTCCGGTGTGACCACTTCCGTAGGGGCGGCCTTCAACCAACTCTCAAGCGTCTGAAGCGTCACCCACCGCCCATCATTAGGACTCTCAACGTTGTTGTTACGCATGCGCGCATAAACCACCTCACCAAAAGCCTCCGCAATGGTGTCGTGTCCAGCGCGGATGCCACTTGACTTTGGTATCTCGACGCGTTCACCGCGCGCTAATGCGTGCTGCCCTTTGCGGGACCCGCGCATGTCCACGGTGATCGGCTCTACCGTGTGCTTTCGGATGTACGTCACAGGATCGACGCGGAGTAACTCCACGTCCTCAGGGGCTACCTCAACCGGCATCAAGCCAGGACGTTCCGTGCGCTGCATGATCAGCCGCGCCTTGGGCAGTTTGACCAGACGCATGTGCACTAAGGTCATCATCTGGGCAAACGTCTTACCTGAAAAGGCTTGGCCTTCAATGGTGCCTTCGTAGGCTGTGCCATGCCTTTCGTAAGAAACTACAATCTCATCAGACATCCAGAGTCTCCTTCATAGTAGAAACATACGAGTGGGGCTTTACGATTCGGTAGATGACCGCCCCTTGCGGGCTAGGCCCTACCTGCATGCGGGTCCCGTCTGGGAAGGTCAACTCTTCCAAGATGTACCGAGTTTGCCCGCGCAGTTGTTTGCCCTTCACCCGAAGCCCAACCTGCTCAAAGTACGGAAGAATCACCTCTTCACAGCAAGTACGCTCCGCTGGGACACCTAGGCCATTCAGTGCGGCGAACGCCTCGTCTGGGTTTACGTCCGTCACGATCAACGTCTGAAACACCAAGGGGCTTACCTCGGGCGTCAGGTACCCCACCGCGGTCGCTCCGCAGTTGTAGCAAGAGTACTTGTCTGGCCAGTACTCGCTGGCTTGACCGACAAGTGAATCCACGTCACGCACCTCGCCATTGACGCGGAGAGCATACTTGCACTTGTCGCAGACGATAGTGATCATATCTGGGCGGCTTCTCCCTGCTCCGTTGTGCTATTCGTCAAATCCAGTGGATCTACAAGGCCAGCGCCCTTTAGGACAGGATTGCCTCTGGCATCAGGTTCAACCGTCACGGTGGCTAGAGATGTTTGCACCTTACTTCGAAGATGCGTTCTTTCCGGTGGACGCTTTTCATCGGAAGCCCACTCGGGAACGGGCATGGGCGCGGCAGGCTTACTGAGCTCAGCTGCCGCGGAGACTAAGCCGCCTGTAGCCGCCGCTTGGTACACGCGTTCTGATGCCTGCCTAAAGTTTTGCTGCAGCTGCGCTACTTCAAGGTCTTCCGTGTCACCCGTGGTATTGGGGCCGCGGTAGTCGCCACCAAACTCGTACTCCTCTTCGTCCTGAATGTGCAGCGGGGTGTAGTCACTAGCGACCTTCTCTCCGCCATTCGACTTCATAGGATTGGTCAAGGCAGGATGAGCCACCGGTGCCGATGGATCTGCCTGCTGCACGGGGGCTTGCGCCTGTGCAACGGCGCGAGCAGCAGCCTCTGTTCCACTAGTTACAAAAGAGCTAGTCAATGCTTGTATCGTGTCGTCGTCAATGGGGGCTTGGATACGAACCCCACTGGGAAGTTCCATCAGCATGTAGTTGGCTGACTCCCCATCTTCAAACGACAGCTCTTGTCGAACACCTATGATTCTTGCTTGCATTAGGATACTCCCGGTGGTTTCTGCGCACGCTGTGCGGTGGCCTGCGCCTTCTTGTGAAGATCAACCAAGATGACAAGATGCTTACCCGCTCGCTCAGCATTGACCAGTAACAAACAATGCGCCCAGTTCTCTCCAACATAAGCGGGCCCTTCTGGAGCTTGTGGCAAGTACGCCATACAGTCTGCTCCGCACACCCGATCTTGGTTCAAAAAGCAGGAGAGGTGACTCTTTACTGGCTCTGGTTCTAACTTATCAATTGGCATTGTCTGCTCCTTGCGGTTGTGCTGCCGCCTCTACAGAGAGTCGCTTACGTTCTTCGAATACGGCAACGAGCAGCGCTTTAGCGATGGCCACTAGGTAACGGGTAAATGCCACGCGATCTGCAACGCCGTTTGTACTCTTCACAAACCCCCACTTGACGAGAAACTTCAAGTAGGGGACACCAAGTTCGCCGGAGAGCATGACGCGCAGGTCATTCATGAGGCCACGCACCATGCCTTCATCGCTGAAGAAGTCATGGCAGAACGGCACCATGAATAGGTCGTCGGTGGAACCAACCCAGTGACAGTTGCCGCAGGTGGCGTTACCTCCTGCCAGCTCCGAGAATTCCAGGTTGGCACTGCCGCATCGAGGGCAGAACTTGACTTTACCTTCGGTCACAAGATTCCTCCAATCTGCTTAGACAAACGACGTGACTGAGCACGCTGCTCTTCCTCCGTCCGTTGAATGACTCGTGTCTTGAGCCGACTCCTGACCTGCTTGGGCATGATGGGCGTGACCTTGAGTGCACCTTTCGAGACCTCGTCCATGAGGCGCTTGATGTGCTGCTGCCTGTCCTTGTTCTGGACACTCTGCAGGTAAGGCATCTGAGTATCGCGATAGGAGTCAAGAGCTTCTTGTGCCTTCTCTTTGTTGACCAGAGCTTGCACAAGAGCGCGCGTGCGCATGTACTCGATCTGATCTTTGCGTATGAGGAGAGCCTGCAATACGTAAGATTGAAGAGACCCCCGAGGTGGCGGCTCCCTCAGAGTCGCAAGCAGTAGATTTGCCTGCGCCCAGCCCTCGGGGGTCTCTATCCATTTCCCAGTGTCTCCGCTCTAAAGAGCTTTCGAACCCGGATGTCAAACCAGAACCAGTTCACCATCAAACTGGCCATCATGTGGTAATTGAACCGAGCCACGATGGCGTACTTGGCCCAAAACTTCTCCTCGGAGAAGGCACCCTTATGGTCACGGTAGTCAGGTAGGGGCTTTCGATTGATGGCAGTAACGGCAATGGTGAGCCCCATCAAGTGGTACTTGTCCATCAAGTAGCGGTCACTGGGACGAAGGCTCACAGCTTCCTCACCGATCATGCGCTTTACGACAAGGTCTTCCTCCGCTGCGTATGATTGAAACTCCGCTTCGAACACCCCAGGATGTATCGGCACCGTCTGGGACACACGCCCAGTGATGATGAGCTCGCTCAGATCAAGGGGCTTCAATCGAGCCTCGATGATGGCTTTCTGCTCCTCGTTGTTGAGCATGTCCTTGAAGAGGGCGTTCTTCAATCGGCTCAGCTGGAACTCATCCATGTCATCGAGGAGTTCCTTCTTGGCCTCCTCGGAGAGGGGCTTTTCAGTAGACCCAGCACCGCCCGCAGGCCCCGCCATAGAGTCCTTGATTTCCTGCTGATCTTGATTGGCTTCGCCAGACTCTGATCGTTGGCGAGCTTGCTGGAATTCTTCCAGAGCCTTTAGTCCATCGACAGTTTCCGGGCGTAGACCACCCGTGCCGGCGGCAGATGCACCGCGAAGCTGGGCAGGCGAGATGAACTGCTTATTGCGAATGACCCCGTGCTTGAGCGCCATCGCCGGCTGATTTGCCGCGAACATGCTGCCAGGACCCGTTCTAAAGTCGGGGTCCTGTGTGGCCTGCTCGGGCAGCATGTCATCCCGTCGCAGGTTTGCCGGGAGCTGCTGCGTTGCCGTGCGTGTTTGGACAGGTGCCTGCTGGTGGGTATCCCCTGCGATGATCCCCGGGCTGCCATAGTTCAAGGCAGGCTCGTTCCCCAAAGAGGAAAGGACTGAGTCCAGGTTGGGAATGATGCTTGGCTGAGGCATCCCCCGCTGTCGACGCGCTTGATCTGCCATGGTGCCGTCCGTTGCATCGCTGGCCAGGTGGGGGACAGGCACGTCCGGTCCACCGGCAACTGGCTCGTTGTAGCGAGGAAGTGGCGCGGGTTGTGATCGCCGGCGCCCCTCAGCCCCCCGTGCGTATTGGAGAGCAACTGGGCTTGCCACTGCCGGATCGATGAAGGGTTGCCGCGGCGCCCGCGGATCGGGCCCAAGCCGCGTAGGGTTCGCCTGATCCCGGCGTGTGGTGGTGGGGGCAACACCTGGTCCGCCCGGGTCCGTTACACTTCCGACGTCTCTTTTCATGCAACATCACTCCTGGCGTACAGCGTACGCCTAATAAGTAGCTAGAAAAAAGGCTGGGGTCAAGAGACCGATCCAGCCACAAGAATCTCGAGCACCTCAGCGGACGACAGTCCATCGGGTATTTCCCGCAAATGAGCTAACTTCAACCCAGTAAGTGCCGGGCGAGATTGCCAGTACTTCCAAGAGTCTACTCGAAGAAGTACATGAGCGAGGGGGCCCGTAATACGGTTTGCCCCCCGCCGTAGCTCATGGTTGGGGATGAGAATGTCGGAAAGCTTCTGCCCTTGTAGTAGAAGTAAAGCCGCCTTGTGACTCAAGTACATCGTGGAGATTTCAACAAGGCCCCAGTCGAGCCTCAGTGAGCCACTGACATGCGTGCGCCGCTCGAAGGCGAATGACGTGATAACTCCGGCGGCCCTCCCCCAATCGGTGCGATACCAGTCTATTTCTCCGGAACCTTTGCAAATCCTTTCGGGGCCGGGGGCGGTGGTGGCTGGGGTGCTGTTCTCACTTTCATTGAATAGCGTCTGCAAATTGGGCATTTTCCAAACTCCGGTCGTGATCCGTCCGGGGGAATCAAGTCACCAGGCTTTAGCCCGGCGGAGATCCCATGCTCGAACTTCAACTGCCCACTACACCCGATTCGGGAGCAACAGGCAATGTATTCTCCATAGAGGGCGTCACTAGGCCCTGCAACTCTGTAGGACATTGAGATTTTTCCCTGGCTTCCTGCATGCGTAAAATCGCCTGCAATACCTCTCGCTTTGATACTTCTTGGGCTCCCCCCTCGGGGAAAGAGAACTTCCCCTCGAGGAGTGCCAGTCGTATCGATTCCTTTGCCATGACCAGGAGGTAGCGAAGCTCCCGGTCGAGTTTGTCCCAGAAATGAACGGCCATCGTGTGGCAGTCCTCGCAAACAAATACCTCGGCGAACAGCTTGGCCCTGCTGGGCTCAACCAACCTCTTACAGTTCATGCAGGACAGTCCATCAGCCATGGTCCACCTTCTTTTGCTTACGGACTTTCTTCTTGGACTTACCAGCCTTTGGATTCTCACCATCCCAGAGCACTGTCCATTCAGTCCCTTCACGCGCTTCTCGTTGTACGTCGATGAAAAGGACTCGTTTGACAGACTGCCAAGGGACAACAATAGCTGCACTGTTGTCAGAGCTCACCATGGATAGGGCCACGTCAGCCACGACAGAACGCTCTACTGCGTGGCGCAGCACTTTTTCATCCACGTACAAAAACTGGTAGTAGTTGCCCTCTTTGTTCTCGATGGCAACGTCGACTAAATTCATGGTTTTACCTGTTGTAGGTATTGTAGGTTTCGATTATCGGTAACCGCCGAGACGCGAGCCTCTTCCCGCTTGGCGATGATTGTGGCAACTGCCTCGGGGATCTCTAGTTGGCTGGCTAGGATGAAATCCAGCACGGTATCGAGGTCACCCCTGCAATCTGCCAGAAGGGTAGCCGCCTCATTGAAAGCTTTGACTACGCTCTTGTGCTGCAGTTCAAGCAGCCCGTGTTCCTGCCGTAGGCGATCAAGCTCTAGCTCTTGCGCTTGTGGCCGGTACCCTGCTATCTGCTGCTTGATTCGATCAGCAATTGAATCATTTGAAAAAGGCACTGATTTGGGTCCAACCCACGGTCGCCCCGGGGTCTTTTGTTACCAGTACGTTTGTGGGATTCCTGGCCCTTGACGCGAGCATGGTGTCGACGTCGCTTCGCGTAATGGGGCGGGATGTGAGCGCTAAGTAAAAGCGCATTGAGGGAGGCCAGTTCTCTGGGAACTGTGTCCCTGCGGGCAAGGGGGCATCTTGTTCTTGCCACTGTACCCAGACGGCATAGCGATGTATCCCGCTGGCTTCCTCAAGGGTCTTCAACCAAGCGTCGAGTGCGCGTGCCTTCTCTGTCTTTACGTTTCCGCTAGCATCCAGCGTTCCGAGACGAGCAAATTCAACAAGCGTCTCGTAGTCGTGCTGTTGCAGCGTAATTGGGAATGGCATGAATCACCTGCCTTGAATGGTACCACCCTCTGGTTTCTTCCTGAGGAAAGGTGGGGTATCCACCTGGTCCTCATCGAAGGGGATAATTTTCCCCTTGAATACATCGACCATTGTATCGACAAGCATCTGCAGCATGTGCAGCGTCCCTGAGTTCTCAATGACGTAGTCAAACTTTGAGTCGTCCCAAAGAAGGAGTTCACGCTCGCTCGAGTGCGTGTGATCCATCACTTCCATATCGAAAGGTTTGTCCACGTAGCGTTTGACGCGCACAACTTTCCCACCCTGGTCGCGTACTCCGTAGTACTCGTTGAAGTACCTTAGGTCGCTGAACACTACGCCCTCTGCCGGGACCGGAGGGATTTCAGCGATAGTGCCGTACTCCACCAACGTTGGCTTGAACACACCACGCCATGGTAAGTACCGGCGCTCTTTATCGCCCAGCAGTAGCTTTGCCTGACGCACACCGTACTCAACCCAAATATCCTCGTAGCAGGAGCGTCCCCAACCAGTGCCGAGTGCTTGCAAAGCATACCTTGGGGTCAAGTACTCAACGTCATGAACAGTCACGTCCGTTGAACCGTCCAAAGGACGATCCTTTGGGCGCGGGTAGCGCATGTCCGGAAGGACGCGTAACTCGCTGGTACCCCACAGCTGCTCCCTACTAAATCCAAAGATCTCCATGCAGAAGCGCTTCAGCGGATCTGCCCAAGCAATAGGGGAAAACCTGTGCTTCACCATCAAGCATTTCGCTAGCTCATCTTTACCAGCGCCAGCGATACGACGGTGCCCTTTGGAGTCTTCACAACACCCAGTGATTCCTATGATCATGTGGTTCCTTTTCTCGCACTAAGGACCTCAGCTATGAATTGTTCAGCCATGCGCGCAGCGCAGCCTCCTCTGCCTCCGAGAGTCTTGACAGAGTCCTCGTTGTAAAACTTACCGTGTCTGCCACCCTGCCACACCGCGACTAGGGTAAACGTATTGCCGTGCCCTGCAGGCTGGACTGTTACAACCGCACCCGTTTTCTGGCTGAGCCAAGGGGTGTGCTTGCTGAACTCCGCACGCAACAGTTGCAGTAAGTGCTCTTCTCGCTTCATAGTTGACCGGTGCCAACAGAATATACTCCTGAGGCGAATCCAGCCCACAGCAGATTGCTCGAGCTAGCGGCACGTGTCATCCCGACCGTGCTCGACTTATGGCGCGAGCATAAGAGCATCGAACCTACACTTCTACTGTGGCCGACGCGTGTGATAACCGCGAGAACGGGGGAACCCGTTACGCTGGTGACCGTGGACCTACCGACAGACGCAGCTCAGCGACGCCCCAAGATACTTGAAGCCGCCAAGGCGTGCGACGCCTACGGACTACTGCTCACCGAGCAGCTAGAAGATTCAGTACGAATGATCCTCGAGAGTAAGCACGGGACCAGGACGTGGAGGTTCCCCATAAAAAGGCATGGAGACGTCTGCATCCTCGGTCAGCCGAGCTACAGGGATAACTCCGAGTCTATCGGAGTGCGCTGGCAGGCGAACTAGAGTTCGACGCTCTGGTTATTGCTGCCGTTTGCCTTGGCTGCATGCTCACGAGCTAACTGCATGTTCAAGCGGTCGGCGTCCGTCAGCTCGTCACGGTCGAGCAAGTCCTGATCGATGATGACCCCATTGACGCGGTAAACGCCGTCCTCGAGTTCGCCTTCGATTTCATTCTCAGCTTTCTCAACCACCACAGGAGCTGGACCCTTTGTCTTTTTTACCTTCTTGGCCGCCGTCTTTGCCGCAGCAGTACTCTTTGACGTAGAGGCAGCGGGACTACTCCCACCAAGGACGTCCTGCTCTAAGCGAGCCACGGCCTTTACCATCGCACTCTGCGCAGTGCTGACGCCTTCGTCAAACGACACTTTTGGGAAGGAGGTCTTCGCCGACTCCATGGTCTTGATGGCCATGGCGATACTCTCGATGACCTTTCCCCAGCAGCTGATGTCTTCCATCACCGGGCGCAGAGAGGCCTGCTTGCCATTCGCCTTGCGGGCGGCTGGGGTTGCCGACGGTTGCGCTGCTTGGGTGACAGGCGCAACTTCAATGTCCTGCTGCGGCTTGGCGCGAGGTGCGCGCTTTGCCGGGGTCTTCTTGCCCTTACCCTTAGCTCCCTTACTGACCTTGGCAGGCTTTGCTGCCGCAGCTTCCTTGGCCTTTGGTGGTCTCCCAAGCTTGGTCGGCTTCTCCGCGGGCTTTGCCGCAGCTTTCTTGGGGGCCTTCTTCGCCGTCTTCTTCGCAGCTTTCTTAGGCGCCGCCGCTACCTTGGCGGGTTTTGCCGTCTTGGCAGCGGGCTTTGCGGGCTTTGCCACTTTCTTCTTAGCCGCAGGTTTCTTAGCAGCATTCGTATCGACGCCAAAGTGCGAGGCCACAAGCGCCTTTGCCTTTTTCTTGTCTGCCTCGGAGAGCTCCTGAGTCTTGCCGATGGCGCGGTTGGCGCCTGTGGCATCTTTGTACTTCCCTGCCTTGAGGTTTTCTTTGATTGTTGCGAGAGTGAATTTCTTATAGCTGCTCATGATCGTGTACCTATTCCATGTGACAAAACAAAACTGAGTCGACCAGCTGCTGCTGGACGCTGCGATTAGTGATTATGCTGCCCACGTCGGGGTTCAAGTGTCTTTCGTTACAGCCTTTGCCGGCACTGGCTGCGGAGCGCTGCTCGGTCTAGCAGGGTAGACGGTGTCGTAGTGCCGCTTTATCGAGGTAAGCTGAGCCATGGACTCCTGCCTAGCTAGCCCAGTCCTGTGCGGGACGTTGAGTGCCGACACGACTTTCCCTGGGCCAATGATCTTTTGCGTGTCGTAATGAATCTCGTACCCCCCACCATCTACTTCCATGACGCTAACAACGGGGGCATACCCGATGGGTACCTCATCCAGTACGAACCAAAGCAAGTCTCCTGCCACAGGCAGACCGCCCTTTGGCTCTGAGGCAAGGGGGACAAAAGCGTCTCCGCCGACATCCCACTTGTAGAAGAAGAACCAACTCTCCGTATCCCCACCAGCGGCAGGTGCGGGGTCCTTACCGTTCATTGCATAGACGAAGTAGCGCATGGAACTCCTTGAAACTTGCCAGTCAAATAAAAGCACGAAGGCGTTCGAAGTCAATAGGATTGTAGCAACTACAACAAAACGAGCCCTCATGCGGGGATAATAAGCCTGAGGAACATGAATTACGAGGAAGCTCAAGCCATCATGGACCAGCACCGCGCAGCGGTGCAGAAGTGCGCAGGGGCAGTAAAAGCCAAGGCCAGCCCTATTCGCCGCCGTCTGGAGAATGAAACTACATTGAATGTTGTATCGGAGGTCTTTACCACAGGCTGCGCCCCCGAGTACGAACTGAGAATCTTCAACAACCCCATCATCATCTACCAAAAGGGCCACTTTTCCATCAACGACCACGGCTGGTATAGCCGAACAACACATATGCGGCTGAACCAATACATGCCGCAAGGCTTCAGCATACGTACTCGTAGGATCCCCCAGCTACCTGGCATCAAGTATGTGGGTTTGGTCAAAACCCCGTTTGGCACGTACCCCTACAATATGCCAATGTCATTTGGCTATGACGGCGCGTACATAGCCAGCTGGTACACACACGAGGCAGAAGCCGCCCTCGTGGCGATGCCGGGCTACATCGAGGAGTACCTCAAGCGGCTGCTCGATCATTCCCCGTGGGACAACGAGCGTAGCTACGACTACTCCTTACTCGACAAGAACCCCTTCGGGCATAGTTGCACATTGGCGCGTTGCATCATCGAGAACTTTCACCTCGATACCTTAGCCATGACCGCGCTAACCGCCATAGAGACCACGGCAGCTTCACCCGATGAGTTTCACGAAGGTCTTACTCTCTCCGAAATAATCGGGGTTCTTACCAAGGATGGAGCGGAGCCCTTCAAGACCCCTCGCACGGCAAGTCAACTTGCCTTTCGTGAGGAAAACGCAATCAAGTATCGACACAAGATCCCAAACATCCCAAAGGCTTGGATCCTGGCAAAGCTACGACCAGTCCTCTATGAGTACATCGTCAACTCTCTAGGATTTGCCCGGGCAGAATGGAATAGGCGCAACAATGGTTAGAGTTCTAGTTCAGCATTCAATATTCGTTGAAGTCCCCATGGAGCTACCCACGAGCTGCCCGCACTGCCACGCCTGGTTCGAGGACATAGACGAAAGCAACCTACTCATCTACCGCTCGGTCAGGGTGCAAGGAAGAACATCCCTAGTAATGGGGACTGGAGCGTTGGCAGAAGTCCTTGATGGCTACGATGAGGTCAATGGCGACCACGGGAAGATCGTGGGATTTGGTTGTCGTCGTTGCAAAAAACCAATTCTTTCTCCCCACTCCCGCACGTGGACTCTCAAAGACATGCTGCCATCAACGGCAGCTCAACTGAGGACCTTGCTGTACGACAGCAACGTTCGGGATCCATTCATTCGTCAGAAAGTATTTGGGTCCCACAAGGATTCGGGCTATCAAGGCGATTGCGAAGCGTGCAACATTGAGGCAAGGATAGGTACAAGAGATGTGCCGCATCCTATCGATGCACGACTTCATACCTGCAAACGCCAATGACATCCACAAACCGTAACCCCGCTGTTTATCATGAAAACTATGAAACACCCCGCTGGGTGGTACACCGTTTACTCGAGGAGGTTTGGCTGCCCCCAGGGCATTGGATTGAACCCTGTGCTGCCAACGGCAGGATCATCCAGGCTGTTTGTGAAGACCGCCCCGGATGCATCAGCTTCACTGCCGTGGAACTGAGAAAGGAATGTCTACCCAACCTGCTACTAGCGGGACCACAGCTACTGGAGGCTGGACGAAAAAAGAACGACCCACGTCTAATCCATTGCCCGCGGGACTTCATCAAGGGATTTAGCCCGAGTGAACATCGTCCACTCATCGAAGGGACTGGCAGCTACTTCGACGTAGCCATCACAAACCCGCCCTTCTCAAAGTCCTTTGAGATTCTATCGAAGTGCCTGGTCATTGCCGAGTATGTCGCCATGCTCCAACGCACTGACTGGCTCAGCGGTGGGTCAAACAACGGTAAGAACGAGTTCCTGCGAAGCTACCCGCCCAACGTGCATCCTCTTCCCGATCGCATCAAGTTCATGGTCAATGGGCAATTCCCTCGCTACCCCATGGACTTCGAGAAGGTAGAGCTTCGAGGCAAGACAATGCCCGGAGATTCTAGCGACTACTCTTGGTTCGTGTGGCCACCTAAAAATGAACGACGACGAGACTTTGGCCTAGTAAGAAACTTAGGGATCACTTCTTTGGAGGAACGTACACAGAATGAACTATCTGGATAAATTCTGGCGTAAGGTCAACAGAGAAGGCCCAATACATCCAAAACTAAAGACACGTTGTTGGCTTTGGCTAGCTGGAAAATTCCCTAGTGGGTACGGTTCTTATTACATAAATGGGCATGACCGAGGAGCGCACCGGGTAGCCTGGTATCTAGTGTACGGGAAATGGCCGGCACAATTCTGTTTGCACAAATGCGACAACCCTTCCTGCGTACGCCCAAGCCACTTGTTCAATGGCACGCCTAAGGACAACATGCGTGACAAAATTATGAAAGGCCGCGATACACGCGGGGAAAAGGTCTGCACCGCTAAGCTGAAGATCAAAGACATTAGGGCGATTAGAGCAAAGTACGCCAGTAGAAAATATTCACAGGCACAACTAGCGGCTATGTACAAGGTGGTACAACCGCATATCTCGCGTATAGTTCGTGCCGCTTCTTGGCGGCACGTCTAACTGCTGCTACCCTTGGTTGAATGACGCAGCTCGAACAACGCTATGGCCGCTGGGGACCCAAGTTGTTTCCTGAAGTGTGGGAGCTCCTCAAGATGTACACGGTTGTCATCAACGACCGTTTGAAATCTCAGGGGCTCCCTCCCGTCAGTCAAATCAAAGTCATGGGGGCAATCTGCTCCGACTTTTTATTAGCTATCCGTACGGGGATCATCAATGACTACCAAGAAGCGTCGCAACGAAAAAAGCTCAACTACCCAGCAGACTACATCGCAGCCAGGGTTGACGAGCTTGCCCGAAGTGCCGCCCCTCGAGGCCCCGCAGTTTCCTACCTTCCAGGAGCTCGTAGACCTGGAAGCAACGACTACGAGGGAGACGGGGAGCCGTCGTCTTTCGGACCTCTTCGATGGAACTCTAGGGGACCAGACCCGACTGGTCGAAGACTTCCAGAGGAACCCAGAAAAGTACGGCGAAGAGTGCCACGGCCTACTGCGACGCCTGGAGTCTGGGAGCTCATCAGTCGATCACTTGAGCCCCGAAGACAGACGTTTGCTGAATCTGGCTACGTTCGATTTCCACCAAACGGCGCCGCCCAAAAAGCCAGCAACGACACCCAAGAAGTCCCCCGTGAGTATGCAGGCGAAACCCCGTCAACGGACGGGGCGCTTCAACAAGGTCCGGGTAGAAACACAGAAGCCCCGCCCCGGTATTGATGTCCCGGTGACGGAGCTTCCCGTGTACTGGTGGCTGTCTTAGACAGTCACATCCTGATCGCTGGTCGCATCGTACTCATAGTAGATGGCGTAATCCGTAGCACCGTCAGGAGGCGTATTCGGAGAGTACGTGCCGTAGGGCTTTGCCGTCGAAGCTGCTACCACCGATCCATTTGTGACGACTGAGCCGGCCGCAATCTCCTTCAACAGGCCAAGGTAGCCCGCGCGCGACTTGATGGGCTTGCGCAGACCAATAGCCGCGGCAAACGTGATGGCAATCGTTGCCCCTGTGCCGTCGCCAGCAGCGTAGGCAATCGATGTAACCTTGGCATACGAGTACACCGTGGTCACCGTCGTGGCCGTCTGCGGCAGGGTCACTGTCTCGCTGATGGGGAGGCCGTTGATGTCCTTGCCAGTGACCACGCAGCTAGCGGGGGCATGGGCAGGGGTCGTGCCGGCAACCGTGAACACCAGAGCGCGGGGGTAATTGGCCAGATCAGTCTGAACGAGGTCAGCCGCGTGCAGCGTAACCGCGGTAGTGACCGTGGCCGTAGCTGCCTTCACGACTGCAGCGCCGATGCCTATGGACACGGTAGCCCCCGTGCCGTCCGCGGCAGGGTAGTCGACCTTGGTTACCGAGCTCCACAGCTTCGTTCCATTCGCGATAGTCGCCGTCTGCGCGAGGTTCACAGTCTCCGTCTGCGCCGCCCCATTCTGATCGAGACCAGTAATTGTCGCGGTGGCGGGGGCATCGGCAGGAGTTGTACCAGCCGTGGTGAACGATAGCGGGCGAGGCCACAGCACCAACTGGGACAAGCCGGCTGCCTTCATTGCAGCGGCGAGCACAGTTGTGGGGGCCACGACGGTGGCGGCTGCATCCAATAGGGCTGCTGCGCCAGGTGCCGCGGTACCTGCGGCATTCGTGAACTCTTCCACGGCTAGTGCCGCAAGAGAGCCAAGAGTCGCCGCGATATCCTTGCGAAGGTTGAAGAACTCCGCTTGAAAGCCACTACCGGGCTTCACCAAGTGGGTCAAACGCGCCTTCATTGAGCCAAACAAACCTGAACCGATTGTCATGATTTCCTCCGATACATTGCCCGGAACTTGCGGGCCAGAGCGGCCCAGATTTCGAACTATCTTACCTCAACCCATGGTCGGAACTCCGAATTGACTTACGCCAGTGGGTAGAGCCGCGTTGTGACCTCCCCACTCTTGCACGCCGGAGGGGGCCTGCATGAAGTTGTTCGCCGCACGAAGGCCCTTTGTAGCCAAATAGCCAGCGCCCAGGGCACCCGCGCCCACTAAAGCCTTCGTTTTCCAGCCTGGTTTGATGGCATTCCCTAGGGCTTTGACTCCGCCCATCACCGCCCCACCAATACCAGCCTGCTTGGCAAGGATTCTTCCAGCGGCTACACCGGCTACCGATGCCCCTTTGTCGAACATCGACATGTCACCCACAGCGTTACTGTCGGCGCGCTCGTTGTTGTAAATTGAACTGCCCACAGGGCTAAGCGGAGCGCCTCCACGTAAAGACGCATCGGTGCCGGCAAAACGATTTGACTCAAAGGCGCGGTTGGCCTCCTCACGAGCTGCCGTTGTGGCTGCATCGCGCTTGGCTCCGCGGTGCATTCCGCTGTAAAGCAAAGCGCCTCCCACAAGGGCCGCCAATGGAACACCGCCAGACAGGGGCTTCCACTCAGTCTTCGCGGCCAGTTTATCTGTGCCAAATGCTGTAGCAATTGCTTGATTCATGCGGGTACCCACCTACCTTCTTTTATGTAGCCATGATTGCCACACGTTCGGCAAAGCAAAGACTCTACGAGAGTCAACGGCGCCATGGATTGCACCTTCCAAACGGGGGTGTCCTCACAGCGGGCTTCTGTTGGAACGTCGAAGAACACAAACCCTTGGCACTCTCGTGTAGGGTTACGTTTATCGGGGTGCCATTCATGGAGGCCAACAACAACCCCATTGTAGTCGGCCAGCTTGATATAAAAACCCGGGCCAATGGAGATTCTGTTCGCTGTGATGTCAGGCACAATGAGCTTTATCCTACGCCAGGCGCCTTCAGAAAGACAACTTACTGCGGCTTTGGGGCTGGTACCAACGTGTGCGTTACAACGGGGGTTTGCCGCTTGGCTCCGCGGGGCAATGGATCTGCCTGAATCGCTACAGGTATCGCACCAATCTCAGCACCAGGGACTTTTACGCCGGCATTAGGTAACGCTGCTGCCACGTACCCAGAGAGTTTTGCCACTACTTCCCGTAGGTCATTGTTGGAACGAGAAACATCCGAGATGCGCTGCTCCAAACTATCCGTACGTTTTTGCATCTCGGCGTACGTGTCCTTCATCGCCGTGTACTGGCGCTTCATCTCCTGCCAGTCGTTGATCAGGGCCCAGACCAACGGGATGGCCGCGGCTACAACGGAAATGGGGATGGCAATTTTCCACTGTTTCCCGCGCACCGTAATGTTCTGTGGAGACACAGAAAGAGGCTTCTCCGCAGGAGTAGCCTCAACTACTTGCGGCGGAAACGCCGGTTGCTGACGGAGCTGTTTTGCCGCCCGCAGCTCATTCAGCTCATTTTCTAGCTCCTCACTGCGCCTAGACTCTTCCTCAGCCATGCGCAAGGCTGCCTGCGCACGCGACTCGGCTGCATCCAAAAGGGACACGGCTTCCAAATCATCGCTGCTCTTGGAGCGAGGAGGTCTACGAGGAGGAATTGCAGCGGCCACGCTGCTATAGCTTATCAGCCAAGGAGGCGTACGCGAATCACTGCGTCGCCCGTTCTCTCGACACTCAGTGAAGTAAGGCCAGACACGGGCGCGGGGCTGGCAAAAAGCAACATGCCTCCCGGTGTGAGCTCCAAGTCGTCCGTCGACCCGTTGAGATGCAGCTGTACCGCCACAGCACCTTCAGCTGCCTCATACTCCAGCAAAAGGAGCTTTGCGTTGACCACCGTGCCGAAAGGTACGTTAGTCGTACCTGCGCCGGACATGACGAGCCGCGTGTCGGTCAACGCCGTAAAGGACCCTGAAAGCCCAAAAGGCAAGGGCTCCGGAGAGGATCCTTGCGCAGGTGGGTAGCTCAGGGTGCCCTGCAGCTGAAACGGGTTAGTAGAGGCGCTCATTACGACCCGGGAATCCCAAGGAAGGTAGCGTTCGCGTTAGCCCCACCCGCATTGGGGTTGGTCGCACTCGAGATGAGCGTAAGCGCTGAGATCGCCACAGGGACCGCACGCTCGAACTGCATCGCCACCGACTCTTGAATGAGCACGCCCTGAGCGTCCGTGGCCCAGGTGTGGTTCGGCAGGTAGCAGGCCTCGAAGTACACGGCGCCAAGAGCATCCTGGTTGATGTCCCGGACGTACATGAGCAGCCCCACCGGCTGCGTGAAAAGGTCTGAAGCCAGGTTGATGTAGATGTTCTCGTACCCTGGCGGGATGACCACGTTGTGCGGGTTCGACATGCTGGCCGCGCCTGCATTGAGGAACATGGCCGGCACCACCGTCGGCGGGAGTAGGTCCTGGTAGTACGCGTACAGCGTGCGAAGGAGCGACGCACCATGATAGTAAATGCGGCCAAGACCGAGCTGCCCCACGGTACGGCCCGTGATGAAGTAGCTTCGCTCTGAACCAATTTCAAAGATGCGGTTGAACTGGCGGGTGTGCGAGAGCTGAAAGTTCTGCACGATGCCGACAGGCAACACGATCTGGTTGGCGTTCTGCCCGGTGCCACTCACCGCTTGAGCAAACGCAGCCGCACCACCGATGTTGGCGATGCGAGGCGGGCCGGCGGCGAGCATAGTGAAACCCGCATTGGCATACGCGCCATCAACTAAACCGGCCTGCACATAATTCGAATAGGGAGACCAGTCACTGAAATTGCCAGCCATGTTGTATTGCTCCTTGTCTCAGTCTATCACGGTAAAAACTAGCGACCCACTTCCGTCACTCGGGCTCTAGGACAATCAAGAACTCGAGCCAAGGTCTTGGCTGGGCCCTTATCGAGAATCCGGTCCCACTCTTTGACGGAAACTCCATCCGGCGGCGGGGGTTCTGCTTGCTTGCACAACTCAGTCGCTGACTTGACGAACAGCACATAGTCGACTGGGTTGAGACCGCCCCGAGCCGAGGCAGCCTTCTCTTCGAAGAACTGCTCGGCCCGAATTCGCAGCACCGCCGAATGGAACGGATCACTCATGCTTGGAACTCCTGAGCTAAGAAAAAGGTGGGTGAACCCAATCCTTTTTCAGATGTTAGCCACGCTGGCCTTTGGTCAAACGTGCATACTCGTCGGGATGATTCGTCTTGAAGTACTCGAGCGCTCGTTGCGCCTCTACCAGAGTTACTCCATGACCTGGCGGGTGGCCTTCTCCATGCCCTTTGCGACCATCGAGAATCTGTAAGTTCTCGATGCGATTGTCGGAGCGAATCCCGTTGATGTGGTGAACAATCTCCCAGTCTTCCAGCAAGCGCCCTAGCTGTTGCTCCATTACAAGGCGATGTTCGAGTACTCTGCCATCCTTGGTGCGGCCAGTGTAGCCGTCGGGGGCTACTACAAGTATGTACCCATAACCATTTCTGATTGGTCCAGGGTAATGCTTCTTTCCGCCCTTGTAGGCATCTCGACGAGGTTCTCCATGCTCTGAGATACGACCACGGTCCCTCAGATGTGCGTGTCGTTGACACATACCCTTGCTGGTAGCTCTTTCGTTGCACCCGTACATCAGACAAGGTATCGCAGCTCTTACTGACCGTTCTCGCAACGGCCCTAACTCTCTTCCATGAGTTTGTGCCAACCAATGTGCCTGGCATAACCCCAACGCTTTGGGGCGCCTGCCACATCCTTGTACAGAGCAAAGAGCGCCATCCCCATAGCTTGCTATCCGTTGTGGCTCGCGTAGGCGTTTCCCTGTTTGCAGGTCGAACTCGCCTCTCCGTGCAGCAACATAATGCGAATGACAAAAGCCGTGTGCTCCGCCTTTCGTTGTGCTGCCGCACTGCTGAATTTTGCAAGCTGGCCATTCTACCTGTGGTGGTCTTCCTGGTTTACGTTCTGTCATGGCTAAGAGCCCCTTTAGAAGCTCTTATACCACATATTGTGTCTCTATTGATTATAGATAACACTCATATTACAAGGGTAATTCTGATGTAATTACAAGGGTAGGGCGGGTCGATGAGCACGTCGACCAGCACGGTGTCTGGGGCGCTCTCATCCTGGATGATGTTGTTGAGGTTGAAGCCGACGAGAACACCGACCTCCGTCAGGTAACCACCGAGGCCGCCTGTCACCGTGCCGAGCTGATCGAGGAAGGCCTGCGTGATGTTGAACCGGCCGATGAAGTTCTTCAGGCCACGCCGTAGGAACTTCGCCGTGAAGTCCACCACCTTGGTGATGGAATCCGTCCGGGTCTCAACCGACGTCATGTCCGTCGTCAGAGCCATGCGCGCGATGAGCGGTGCGCTCGGCGCGTCCTGCACGATGATGTAGGTACCTCCCGCCGCCATGACGTTCATCTGGCGCTCGGAGAAGTAGTTGGTCGACCCGATGACTCGAGAGTACCCGGCCATTGGGAAGTTGGTGAAGGACTGCTGCGGAGGCTGCTGACCAATCATGCCGACGATGCCGGCGTTCATGTAGAAGCCCTCGAGCACCTGCTCGACACCACCGATGGTTGCCGCGCACTGATCGGGCATCGTGTGCCAGAAGCGACGGTTCCCATAGGCCTGGCTCATCCCAGCGTAGGCTGAGGCGATGGCATTCTTGTCGGGGCTACCATCGACCGTTACCAGCGCAGCGCCGCGGATACGCACCGCGAAGGCCTCCTGAATGAGCTGCGTCGGCAGCGGAGGCACGTTGAGCGCAGTGGTCGAGTAAAACCCATCATCGTTCGTGCCGGCCGTGAACGTCGTTCGGATGGTGACGATCGACCCATTGACCGCCGAGATGGAATAGTTCTTGGCGTCGCTGGCGATGTCGAGGAACACCCCGGCTGCAATGGCGATAGTCCCAACCGGGTTCACGCCCTTGTTGAGCAGCAAGGCTGCCAAGTTCGGGATGCCAGTGTCGAAGCTCAGGCCAGTGGTACCTGCACTGTTGCCGTTGCCGCCTGATCCGACAAGCGTGTCGAGGGCGTGCGTCGGCTGCATCGAGTTGAACAGCACAATGCGCTCGCCCTTCTCGGTCGGCTCGGACATGAAGTTGACGTGAGTGTTGAACAGCTGACCAACTTCGGCGGAGTGCGTCAACGGCGCCAAGGCATAAACCTCGAACGCCTCGAGGAACTCAGCGGCCTTGTTGTAAGCCTCGACGGTGCCGTAAGGCTCGTCAGCGCTCACCGCGTCAACGCCGAGGCCCGTAATCTGCACACCCGGGGCATTCACCAGGGCAAAGAACATCCCCAGGCCTAGCGGGTTCACCGTGCTAATCGGGGGAATGGCGGACTCGAGCTGCGTCTGGTTGTCGAACCGTAGAAGGCTGGCATTCCTAGCCGAGGGCGACACATCCTTACGAATGGCCGTGTACGACAGGTACACCGGGGCGCGCGCCGCGGTCGGCGTAATCGCATTGCCGTTGGTGTCCCGAAGGATGCTGTTCTTCAGCGTGGTCGTGCTGTTGGCATCCACCACTAGGTTCGGCGTCGGACGGCCCACACCACCCGGAAGGTTCTTGGCGATGATGTACCAGTGGTTGCCGTAGTTGCTCGTCAGCGCCTTCTGGTTGTTCAGCTTGAGCATGTCGGTGTGGCCGCCGGGGGCAACCGTCACGATGGTCCCCGCCGAGATTCCATCGACAAATAGCTCGTCACCGACAGCCACCTGGCCCAGTGCTCCATGAACCTGTGTGTCCGCGGTCAAGCCGAGCGTTGCCAAGGCCGTACCGCCCTGCACCCAGATGAACGCGTCAGCACCCGTGTTGGTACTCGTGAGCACCAAGTAATTCGTGCCACCGGCCAAAGTAGCTAGCAGTCGACCACCGGCGGCCGCTCCCATCACACTGTTGATGTAGGCGATGAGATCTGCGGCACTAGCCATAGACGTCGAAGGAATCTCGAGCGTCTGCAGCTGCTGGCCATCACTGATGATGATGGTCTTGCCCTGTACCCCGGTGGGATACGACAGCCCTGTAAGATCCACGGTGCCCGTCACCACAGCGGCGGTGCTCGCAGCATTGAAGTTCACGCCCGTGAACTGCATCAAGGGGGAGAAGTTGTCCCCATTGCCGTCATCAATAACCGCGATGGAAGCGCCTGACGCCGTCTCACTCGTTGTAAAACCGAGCGTGGTGTTGGCCGTGCCGGCCCCGATAGTGAGCGAGGACGAAGCGCTCGTCGAATCCGCGGTGAGCACCAAGTAGTGCGTTGTGGCAGCTTCGGAGGCGACAAGGCCTGTTGTTGACGAATTGATCTTCGCCAGCAGCAGAGCAATTGAAGTCTCTGACGAGGTGAAGTTTACCGTCTGGTTGGCAGTGCCATCTACGGAGATAATGAGCGTCTTGCCTGCTACATCCGCGCCCAGCGTCAAATTCAACGTGGTCAGGTCAATCGTGCCGGTCAGCACCGCTGAGGTATCGACCGAGCCATTGCGCAGGAAGGCTTCCGTGCGAAGGACCTCGATGAAGTTCGAACTCGAGAACGCCAAAAAGGCCCGGATGCTGGCTGGCTCGATCACGAGCTCATCGAGATTCCCTCGAGGATCAGGCAGGTTCACCGCGGGGATAGCCTCTTCCAACTGATTGTAGTTGTCGACGCCATCATAGGACTTACCCGGCCCAACGCCAAACGCTGTGCACACAGCGGGCGACGTCGTTTCATCTACGCGAATGCTTTGATACTGCCCCGTGGCAAGCGTGCGCAGGCGGAACTTCGTTGTACCAATGAGCTCAGCCACCGCCGAAGTAACACCGGCAGCGGTCAATGCCGCATTGATAGCTGTAATCACTGCGGTCGGCGTCAGCCCTACCGCGGGAGAGTCAGTGAACAGTACATCAACATTGACCCCGTTATTCACGGAGAAAATGAGGTGCAGCCCATTGAGGCCACTGTAAACCGGGGGCGTCCCGGTGGCGGCGTTTGCCAGGAAAAACGCAGGCAAACTAATGAGCGCGTCCCCGTTCAGCGTCTTGCTGCCACTGCCATCATCAACCAACAGATCGACAACTTGTCGGGCAACGCCGACAACGCAAGGAACGAGCGTAGGAGTAACCACCGAGGGGGTAGTTGTTCGAATGACTTGGACTACTTCAACGCCTGGGCGGGGTAACTCTGCGGCCATAAACAGGCTCCTTCCTTATACTTTCAGCTTGATAGGCGGTGTCGAGTCCGATTCTTCCACGCAGCTCTGAGCTATGGGAATAGCGCGCCCACCCATTGACGGAGGTCGCAGACCCGGACGAAATGGATGGATGGTCCTCACTACGACCGTTCTCGACGGATCGAGCGGATGCGCCGCGTAACGAGGGGGAGGTGGAAGTCTTCCACCCGGGTCCGGAGTTCTCCCATATGCGTCAGACGCCGCTGGGAAAAAGGCCGGTGGCCCTTGCTCACAGGTGCTAATCCCAAAGTCAGCGCTGTTCGGGCTCGTCGTTGGTCCACCAGAATTGAGCGCCCGTAGCTGCATCAGCTGTGTTCTGATCTGCAGCTCGATACCTTGTACTATCTGGCGGTTCAACGGGGTAACTTGTGACGTCCTTGGGAACTGGAAAGGGGAAGTGACCGTGGTGCAGTACCACTCGTCCCCGGCATCCATCACCACAACACCTTCGGCAGGAGTTGGTGGAGAGATTTGAGCTTGCCGCCCAATCTCAAAGAACAGGTCGAGCCCCATCAGCCGTTCACGCAGCATCCAAAGATGCTCGGCAATAATCCAAGCGATACGCTCGCTCTCAATGTCAACACGGGAACTACAATTGATACTCATCGTACCGGGGATGAGTACACCCTTTGTCTTTCGGCCAGACTCGAACTTGTAGTCGAGCATGTCGTCATTACCGAGCGAATAGAACTGCACGGCAGAGCGCGTAAAGCTCACCGCGGGACGCTTACCAATCACGGCAGATTTCACGGGATGCTCGTCGCTAATGTAGATCTCCGAGCCTTCACCTTGGCACCAGTGATACGAACCCCGAGGCGCTGCGCTAAACAACCCTTTGACAAAGGCGTTGTACAGCGTCCGCAGCTGCATCAAAGGTTCGTCTTTGAAGCTGCTAAGCGGGTACTCGCCTCTCGGATTGACTATTGTGGGCTTCGAGGGCATCGTGCAACTCCTTGTTCTCGCGGGACTTGTATTGCTGCATCGCTAAACCAAACGCACCGCCTAGAACGGGGACTGCAACTCGCTTCCAAGTGGGAACGTCCGCTGGACCCATTTTCAAAAGCTTCTCTGCACCACGTTGACCCATGTAGCCCGCAGCTGTCCCTACGCCAAAGGCGGCGGCAGGAAGCGCCACAGCTTTCAATGCATGTAGGATTGGATGCTTGATCTCCTGCTTAGGAGTAGCAACAGGGTGACGAACTTCCTCTTGAGGCGCTTCACCAAAATCAGGCGGTGGCTCAGGGAGCTCTGCTAGCTTCAAGAGTTCCCGCGCCATGGGTAGGTGTTGCAGACTTACTCGAGAAATCATGGTCGCCTTCGCTTAGACAATTCTATGCTACAAGAAAAATGCCCCCATGCCAATGCCACTCGGCTGGGGACCCGCCCAAAGGATACAGCCGATGGACCATAAACTAATTGCACGATTTTGGAGCAAAGTCGATAAGAACGGCCCCTTACATCCAATACTCAAAACACATTGAATCAAACTCGACGAGCAGGTTGATACAGGTCAAAAATCCCGGGTATCTCGTTGGCCTCAAAATTGGAGAGGTTCGCAGGATTCGTGTAGTTTCTCGCAGGAGTAAAGAACAAATTCTTCAAGGCTGTGGAGAAGTGCACAGGAATCGCATACTCGATGTCCAGCTCGGGAACACGATGTATTTTCACTTCCTGATGAACCGCCGCTCGAGAGTGCTCCGTTTGCGTCTGCTCTTCGACACGCCAACGAATGTTCTCCGCCTCAATGATCAAGTCGTGCGGCTTGACACTGGGGTAATACCCCATGCGCATCGTTGTATTGTCCTGCTGAGTCTCACCAGGATTGTTATGCTGCTGAGACTTAGTACTTGGATCAACCTGGATCCATGCCTCAATAGGGTGCATGTACCCGCGGTTGAAGCCCGTGTCGTAGCAAGTCAGACACCCGCTCTTGGTCCTTTTCTCAAGTACCGGATGCCAGCAATCAGGGCAACGCTGACCAAAAGTACGAACAGGAAGGACGATACATCGTCTCCCTGCGAACTCCTGGAAGAGTACTCGGAGGTGTCGTCGTAGTTCAATGGCGACAATGTCTGGTTCTGGTTCATGGGAAACTGGCCCAAAGTCTTTGGTATCACCCGTTGTCTTTTCACGAATACGAACGATGTAGTGGTACGTCCGCCAACGGTGGAGTACCTGCAGGATGTTATCTACGAAAGAATAACGATCTTCGAAGGGCCCCGCCAATGATTCGTAGGGCCCTTCCTCCGCTTCAGAACGAAGCACCTCGAACTGAAAGTCCAAGATATCAACTGAATTAGAGGCCACAGTCCAGGACACCTCATGGAAATCGATGTCCAATGAGGTGACCTTGAGATCGCGTAGTTCGATAGGTACAGGCATTACAGATAGGGGTTCGTTGCTTCCGCTAGACTTCGTAACTTGCTCTTGGCTCCTTCGTACTTCTTCGACAGGCTGAACAGCGCGTCCATGCCTTTGTCTTCGAAGGTGCCAATGACCTCTGGCACGCCGCCTCGTCCATAAGCGTCGTGCGCCAGAGCCTTTACTCTAAAGGGAGTTGGCGAGCTCCTTCCGCTACGCCACGAAGGCTGAGCGAGGCCACCTTAGGCTGTGGGCGGCTCATCATCCTGCCGGCGAGAAGACCTCCACCAGCGGCAATTCCAGCCGTTGCTAGCGGGTGCGCTTTGGCAAGCCCACCAGCCACATTTCCAAAGGACTTCGCCACTTGACCCATACCGCCGCTCTTGAGTGCGCTGGTTGCTAAATTCTTGCCTGCGCTCAGTACATCACCGATGCCAGCGGTTTTCGCCTTGGGGGCAAGACTTGGGTGCTTGGCAACGATGGCCTTGTGCAAGGCTGCACGTTCATCCTGAGTGCTGGCTTTCTTCTCTTTGGCAGGTATCCCACGCGTCTGCATGTACTTCTCGATCTCGTTGGCGTCATTGTGAAACTCAGCGCCACTTGGGCGAGGCAACATTGAAAGCGCCCCAACACCAGCTCCACCGACTAGAGCTCCTAGGGCAGGATGCCCTCCAGCTCCACCCAACAATGCACCGCCTAAACCACCAGCTGCTGCGCCCAACAACCCTCTGTGCAATCGAACTTTATCTGGGTTGTTATCGATGTAATTCCCAGTCTCGCGATTGTCAGCGATATCCGCCTGCAAGGTATCGGGATGAAGTTGGCCTAAAAACTCATTGGACAATTCGCGATCTTCAGCACCCGGCGTTTTCAATGCACCTTTGAGTGCGCCGATGCCACCGCCGATACCTGCCCCCAATAGCCCACCGGCAACTGGTGCCTGCGGGTATTTTCTTCTAACGAGCGCACCAAGCAGCATCCCACCATAGGCGCCAGCGCCAGCGCCCCGTAAGCCACTGCCCATGGCGGTCCCAATGCGCGAGCGTACGGGGTGTTTCTCCTTGTCCGTCGCTCTACGATCATGGTGCCTCTGCTGAAGCTCTGTGTTCAATAACTCATCGTAGGCAGTTGCGCCTGCAGCGGCAGTCTTATCCACCTGAATGTTGCCAGTAACTGTCTCTGACGGCTCAGGGGTGTAGTTCCCTGCGCCCGCGCCTTGTGCATGATCTCCAGCGGGTGCTCGCCCCAAGCTGCGCGTCTCTGGGATTAGTGTATTGAGGACGCTGCCGACTTTCACTTCGGCCTTGGGCGGCGCTGCTGCCTCTTGCTGCTGCGCCTGCCTGAACTGATTCAACGCAGCGGTCTCTGCCTGCTCATGCGGCTCGTTGCCTTTACCTTCTGCAGTCTCTTGAGCTTGTGCCTGCTCAATCAGCTGCGCCCCTTGCTCTTCCTTAGCCTCAGGGTTGGCGCCTGTTTCTTGTGATGTGGCAAGCTCGAGGTCAAGCAAGCGCTGCTTCAACTTGAGCGCATCACGCATCTCATAGAAATCGGTACGGGGGGCTTCCTCCTGCTCGGCGGCGCGGCGCGCGGCGCGCTCTTCGTTTTCTTGCATATCGATCTGCAAAAGCCCCTTCTCGAGCTCAACGGCCTGCTCAAACAGGGGAGTGCCTTTGTACTTGTCGATCCACTGCTTGTCGTCAGGGCCATCCGCAGAAGCCAGCTTCGAACTCGGATCACCCGATGCCGCCTTGAGGAGTTCCTCGAGCGGCAGTTGCTTCATCCGGTCAATAAGCTCGCGAGAAGCCGTCTTTTGCTGATCACGCTTGTATGCAACCGCTACCCATTGGTCAAACATGGTGTTCTCCTGAACTGGCCAACTAGCCTTTGTGAAATGAAGAGGCTTCTCGCCAAAGACTGGACACCTCTCCCGGTAAAGTCGCACCCGTTGCCGCTCCAAGCGCACCAAGCGCCAAGGTAGAAGCCACGGGATGGGCCTGGACCGCTTCACCGAGCGTCAACATGGCTCGGTCCTGCACCAGATCCATGGAGCGTGCGAAGTTGCGCAGCCCCGGTTGCTTCATCTTCTCGTCCTTCGCAGCAATGCGGTCACGCAGCTTATCTAAAGAAGGACCGTGACCAGAGGCCTCGAGCGCTGTAGCGCCGCCCGCAAGCAAACCCCCAGCGACGCCGCCGAGGACGCGCGGGTCGCGCAGGTACTGGCCAATGCCGGCAGACTTTATCTGCCCGCCGCTAAAGGGAGCCGCTGCTCACCCTCCAGGCGATCCAGCAGCGCGATGAGGCTGGGATTGCCAAAGGAACCCACCTTGATGGAAACCTGCCCTTGGCGCTTTGCCGTCGGGTCTTGCTCGGGCTGCGACGGTTGACCGTCGGTGTTGGACTGCGGACCCGTGCCAGAACCAGCACCTGCTCCACCGGAAGTATCCCCCGGGGGTTGGGGTTGCGTGCCGGGTGCGGCGGCACCGGCCGCCTCCGTAGAAGCTTCCTGCCCCGGCATGCCTTCAGCGTTCGCTGGTTGACCTTGCTGGTTCAATCCACCCGCGCCTGGACCAGCGGCAGCAGTCGCCTCCTGCCCTTCGGTCCCTTCTGCACCCTCGGCGCCTGGCGGGGCACCTGGAGCGGCAGCCGCTGGAGGGGTTGGATTCAACCCTTCGGCGGCATTGCCTTCGGCACCGAGCTCGGGTTCCGTCCCCGGCAGGCCCTGCGCTGCCAGATCGAGGAGCTGACTGCGCAGCTGCTGCTGCTGAATCTTGGCCGAGGTCTCGGTCGTCTTGGCCTGCAGCGCGCGGTTCTCTGCGTCCACAGCCTGTTGCATAGCTGTGGATGCCGCCATGTTGGCGCTCTGCACCTGCTGCATCGCCGCTTGCTGGGCGATCTGACCTTCCTGCTGAACGGCTGAAAGCTGGCTGTCATGCTCAGCCTGCGCTGCCTCGAGCTGCTGCGTGCGCTCCTCGGCCTCCTGTGCCGCTTGCTGCGCCTGCGCCGTCTCACCCCGGAGTTGCTCGAGCAACTGCTGGTAGTACTCCACTGCCGCTGTATTCTCGGCTTCCAGGCCTTGTGCCTCGTTCGCCAAGTACTCGGACTGCTCAGGGACTCGAGCCGGTGTTGGCGAAGACATAGACGCCCCTTCTTGAATAGGCTCTTCCTGCTCAGCGGCAATCTTACGAAAGCGCTCGAGCGGAGATGCCAGGGCGCTCTCCGCCGCCTGCTTGGCCATCGACAGCTGCTCAGCAGAAGGACGCTGCCACGTCTTCATCCCCACAAAGAAGGAAGCTGCCTTCTCCAGAGGGATCGCTCGGCTCAAACCACGTTGAAATGCGTCCATTAGTCCACCTCGACAGTAATGTAGATAGCGCCGTACTCGGAAACGAAGCCTAGGTACTTGGGGTTAGGTCCTGCTGGAGCGTTCAAGAACTGCCCAGCAAGCACCGCGTTATTGGCAAACCCCAAAATGATCCGGGCGGGTTCATTCAAGGCAGCCAAGCTGATGTTTTCACCGTGGGTCCTTCGATAAAAGACCAACTTGTTGTCGAGCGTTGCCACTACAACATCAGCCAGCGCCGGCACCGCTTCAATTTGGGACTTCACGTCAGAAAAACGAAGCTGACCCATAGCGGTTGTCGCCGGCTGAGTGAACGTGCACGCGCCCGCTGGGTCTGAAAAAGTAATGGTGAGTCCCACTAGGTTCTCAAACCGTTGATTCACCTTGGTGCCGCCAATGATGCCGCCTCGAATCTTGACGTTGGCTTCATCCTTTGTGGCGTACTTATTGATCACAATCATGGCGTTTCCTCGGTAACTTCCAAGACGCTAAAATAAAGTGCCAATGAAGGGTCCGCTGGGCACTTTATCCTGCAAATCATAACGATGGATCTTTCAATTCTTCAGAAACCACATTGTACGATCCGCAATCACGGCAGCGGAAGACAGATCCCCTACCGTGGTTGCCCACGCAGAGTTGCAGATTACTCAAATCATTGTTGGATGGATCTCCGTCCTTGTGATGAACGGTCTCATCCCGTGTAAGACAGCGCCCTAGGTGCTTGGCCATTACAAGACGATGCTCTAATACATACTTGGCATCATCTACTTTTGTTTGTGCCATGGAGTAATAGGGATCATCCGGATGAATTCGTACAAGGACGTAACCCTGCTTATGCGCGATACGGCCCCCTTGCCATCCGTGATGATCTTCCCCAAATTGAAAACCTGGCCTTCGTAACTTCACACTAGCGGAAGTCATCCTGTAGGCAATTGTTCCTGCTGAGACTCCGTACTCTTTTGCTAATTCTTCAGTGCTAGCGCCGGCATCATACTTTGCTATCAGCAATTCCAAAGCTGCGTCATCCAATACCAACTTTCTATATCCAGCCCGCCCACGCAATGGGATCCCTGCCCGCCTCAACGCATAACGCACAGTTTTCTCATTCACGCCTAATTTACGCGAGATACTAATGAGGCTACTGTTCGCTTGATACATCTGAATGACTTTTTCTTCTTGCGATTTACTAAGTTTGTAGTCAGGACCTGTTCTACTTTTCATCGGTAAAGAACCCTTCCGGAATTCTTATACCTGATAATACTACCGTATTCTACTAGAACTGGGCGTATGTGCTGTTGGTCGCCCAGTATTCACTAAACACCCCGCTGTTGGTCGGACCCAGAATGCCCTCGATGTTGAGGGCAACCTTGACCTGTTGCTTGCGCTGATCCGTGAATGCCCTGAAGTACTGGAGCCAGTTCATCAGGAGCGGTGTCTTGTCGTTGATGCCGACGTTGATGCCGCCGGTCGAATAGTTGATGTGGTTCCTGGTCTGGAGCAGGCCGACTTGTTCGATGAGCGAGATTACCGTCATGCGGAGCAGCAAGTACTGCAGGTTGCGACCCAGCATGTCGTCCAAGGACATCGTGGTGAAGTGAGGAGTGCCGTTGAAGTCGGACACTGCATCCAAAACGGACCAGGCAATCTGCCGATCCGTGGACTCCTCACCTGCCAGCAATCGATTCAGCTCTGGGAAATCTCGCGTGTACAACCGCACAGCCTGCACGAATGCCCGGAAAGTCGGTGTGACCCCGGGCAGTCCTTGCAATGTGTCACGGTTCACGTTGGTCATGACCGGTCTTTTCTTCTACCCTTCAACACCACAGGGCGTTCGGTAGTAGGAGCCACAGTGCCCTTAGGTTCACCCACCACCTGCGTCTCTTGAACGTCAATGTGCCGAACAGGGAGGCTGCCAAAGGTACCCGATTGAGGTGCCAGTAGCTGCTTTGCTCGAAGGTAAGCCGGGGGTAATTGGTCAATCGACACCGCACCGACCGTAAGCACATGTGATAGCCGTGCCCGCATCGTGGGAGTGTCCTCGACCTCCACAAACTGGCCGGGCTCGATGACGCGACGGTGCGCCACAATCTGCTGGTTGAGCAGGCTGTAGCGCTCAAGAACCGGCGTTGAAACGTCCGTAAGGTTGTAGACGCGCATTAGCGCCTCCGCTTCTTGCCGTGCGTCGTTGACCGACTCAGGGCAGGATCACTAGACGCCGAGGGTGCTGAAGGCGGTGGCGGAGGTTCCTCCGTTGCCGCTTCAGTGGATTCCACCGCTGAATTCGAGACCTCGATTTTCTCCTCAACCGCCGGACTTTCCTCAGTAAGTTCGGGTTCATCCACAGCGGGGGTCTCTTCAGTAGCCCCTTGGCGAATAGCTTCCGTCTGCTTTTCAGCAGTGATGCGCTCAAGCGCACGCTGCGCGGCAGGGTCTCCCGGGTACGTCCCGTCGATGTAGGTCGGCAAAGGATTGCCAGCGGGCGTGTCGTACGCGAGCGAATCCAAGCGACGATTGTACTGGGCCGGAACTGGCGGGGCTGCCGCAATGACAGGGATGCCCGCCTTCAACTGCACCAAGTCCAGCCGTCGACCGTCCTTCGTGTGCACGGACAATCTCCCAACCGCTTCATGCTCAATGAAGCTGTCCACGTTTTGAACAAGGTCACGTGCCGTAACCACCACAGGCCGACGACGGGTCAACCGCTTGTGGGGATCACCCAAAAGGTACTGCTTGAATCGATGCCGCGTGGGGTGCTGCGTGCGCACCGTACGTGTTGCCACCTTGCGCACTTGGCTATGGACGACGAGAATCTCCGGCAGCCCTAGCTCCTGAATCACCTCGTCAAGTGCGTCTGGCTTCCTCGGCGCCCTTGTCTCAGCGGGCTTGACCCACTTGGGATTGCTCCAGGCTGGGCCCCAATCTTCGCCAAAGTAGTTCTCGTAGAGCTCGGGTGCGTACCCGGCAGCCACAAACTCTTCGAGGCAGGGCCGCTTCAACTTACCGTCAGCCTCACGCGGCTGATTGGGATACTGCTCTCTCTCGTCCATCGTAACCTCCACGTCGAGCATACAACCTTCTCAGAACTAAGAAAGGGCGCCGGGCCCACGGCACCGACGCCCTTCCGCGTTCCTGCTTACTGCTGCAGGTTAGAACTGAGAGACTTGCGGGAACTTCAGCCCATCGCCCACGCGATTGTTGACCGCGCCGAGTGCGTCTTCCGACCTCGGGATGAAGTTAGAAATCAGGCTGTCCGCATCGGTAGTCGGGTTCGCGTCGCCCGAGTACAGCTCGAGCTTTCGAACTGAAGCGATGTTGATAACCGACATGCCGATGTCTTCCCAGGCCTGGAACGTGATCGTGTTGGCGATCTTGTCGATGTAGAACTTCGTGTTGTTCAGAACGTAGAACTTCCCGAAGAACTCAGGCTTGGTGAAGATGTAGACGTTGCCAGGACGAAGAATGTCGGTCTTGATGGTACGAATGTACGAACGACCCAGCAGGGTGTTGTACTTGTACCCGTCGACCGTAGTCTCGGACTGCACGCGGTCACCAAAGTCTTCCACCGTCCATTGCAGGACGTCGTCCCAATCGACCTCAGTCATGAGCATACGCTCTGACCGCAGTCGGTTCCCGTCCAACATCTTGAAGAGGTTGACGAGATCGGGGCGCTGAATGGGGAGAACTTCAGCACTGTTGGCCAAGGCATTACGTGCGAGCTCGCCCTTGCGGACGGAGAACTCGACCGTGCTGCCGATGGTGCCAACGTGCAGGGCTGCCGCCGTGCCACCGTTGGCTTCAGTTTGCAGTGCTTGCACCGCAGCTTCGATGTGGATCGTGAACTCACGGTCCTCGATTTCCTGGATGTCCTTCACCGAGTTCTCTTCGATGACCTTGGTGATGGGCATTTCGTACGCCAAGAGTTCCTGCTCCGTCTTTTGGAACATCTCAGAACTGATGGTGTAGAAAGCAACCTCAGCCTTGTCGCCACGGATGAAGCGGGCTTGAGGTGATCCACGGAATGTGATCGCCATGGCGCGAGACTGCGGCTCGATGTCCACAATCTTGACCAAGGTGTCGTGGTTGACCGAGCGCTGACAGTCTGCACGCGTGACCTGCTCCGGCGGTATGACTTTGCGGGCAAAGCTCACCTCACGGAGGCGGTCACGGATGTAGGAACCACCATACTCGGCGATCTTTTCTTTGCCCTCACTCGTACCGAGTTTGGAAGCAAAGAGCTCGTTCATAACACTCGCCGGAACTGCCATTGGGGTATCTCCTTGTAGTATCCCTTGTGTTTTTGCCTACGGGTATTCCAGCGGTTAGCTGCGGTATCCCGAGATGAATCTGAGCTTACCACCGTTGCTGGCAGGAAGCCGAGTGACGTAACCCACTACGGGTGATGCATCTGACGAACCGCCGTGGCCAACAAGGCCAACGTAGTTGCGGCTGCCAACGGTGATGGTTGCAACCTTGAGGGGCTGCAGCACGGTTGTGATCGCGGCGCCTGAGCCGAGGGCGACAGAAGCATCGAATACGCGGGTGTCGGCCTCGTACTCACCACGGAACAAGCCCGTAGTCTTCTTGTCTGCCATGCCCATACGGTCCGAACGACCGCGCTCGCTGAAGCAAATGAAGCTTCTCACGGTGGCAAGGGTGCCGGGGGTGGCTACTGCCGCGGCACGAACCCACTTGTAGTTCGTGTCAATCGTCAGCCATTCGCCATCCACGAGGGCAACGGCGTTTGTAGGATCAGCCAGCGACGCATCTGCGAGCGGGAGGTCTTTCCTCCAGACGGGCAGAATATCGCTGACGGGCTCAAAATTGACCTTCTGAATCGTCGACATTGTATTACTTTCCTCCTGTCAGCCTCTGTCAGCCAAGCAAAAACCGCTCAAGGTCGCTGGACCCTGCGGAACCCGAGAGCTCGTCGGACACGGCGGCATGCTTTCCCATGTCCGTTCCTACGAGCTGCACAGCTTGTTCGATGGCATCGATGTTGACGGAGCCGGTAGATGCCGACTTCTCCAATTCGTTTGCCACGGTCTGAACATCACCATCACGAATCCCTTTTTCGATCATCGTGCTGGCAATCTTCTCAATTCGGTTTCGGGATTGTCCCGCCAGGTACGCGTCTCGATAAAAGTCGCGTTCCTGTGCGAGTTTGAGCAATGTACCGGGAACTTCCGCCAGAACTGCTCTCTGATCTTCTGCACTTAGCTTGTTCATCTTAGGGGTTCTCCAATTACATTGCCGAGCTGGCCGCGCCGCCAACCTGGGGAGCCTGGAAAGCACCCATGCCGGCGCTTACCTTTTTCTTGGACTTACCATCGGGGCAGGCTTCTGCAGCCAGCTTCTCGAGGACAGCCCGCGCGGCCATGGCGCGAACTGAGGAGGCGATCTTGACGCCGGCTTTGCCGGTGTTGTCGAACGCTTGCTCCAGCGTGCGGTCATGCGCCGCCGATAGAGCAGGCTCGGTCAGAACATGTGCCAGCTGTGCCTTCACTGGGGCTTTCGCCTCACGCTTCTGGTAGTTGATGGCCGCTTCATTCGAACCGACGAGGCCTCGAGGGCCTTCCGGCATGCCACCGGCAGGAGCTCCACCAGACTCGCCCGCCATTGAAGTCTCAGGGGGCACAGCTGCGCCCGCTGAAATCTTGGCAGGATTGATGGCGTCTTCCGCGGCTTTGACCATGGACACGAAGTAGTCTACCAAGCGGGCGTCAACAGCCGAAGCTTCTTTCTCGCCTTCACCGCCGCCCGCCTTACGCTCTTTGGCTTCGAGCTTCTTCTCAGCAGCTTGTTCTGCCGCAGGTTCGCGTGTCTTGTCGTCCTTGTTTTCACCCTTACCAATGGGGAACTGAGCGACCTTACGGAGAAGCGCAACGTGGCTGAGCTTCACCGGTTGCTCTTTGTGCATCATCGAGGCGTTATCCTCGAGAGCATTGGCGGGGCCCTTCGGGGTCTCGGCCGGCTTGTGCTCGCCGGGATTCTTGGGGGGTACATGTGCGGGCGTCGCCGTCCCACTGTGGCCCGCTTCAATCTCGTTGTTGGACGAAGTTGCCTCCAACACTTGAAGCGCGTTAGGGCCAGTTCCGGCACCTTCCTCGGCGACCTTCATGGTGTCCGCGACATAAGCCACGGCCGCCGCAAGCTTTTCGACGTAGTTAGTGGGAATGGACTCGATGCCAGAAGCTTGTGCCGCTTTGGCAGAAGCCACCTTCTCGCCAGCGTTGGCGAGTTGCCGATTACCTTCGAGAGCAACCGACGCATGATCAGAGACGCTTTGCGTAGCCGCCTTGATCATATCCTGAATTGTGAAACGTTGGGTCATCGCAGACATAGGAACCTCATGGTGAGCTACCTTGGGTGGAAGAAATCCTTGTGGATCTGTAGGAAGCCCCTTTTGAGTTGAGGCACCCAAATCCGCGGGAGGAGGAGAACCGGAATTGACGCGTGAGTAGTTGGTGCGTGGGGCCAAGCCTTTCGGACCCGAGAGCCCTGGTGCTGGCTTGTTCCCCACCGCCAACTCGGGCAGGGGAGCCGTCGCAGCTGCGCCTACTGCCGGATCGGCAAGAGGCACGGAAGGGGCGCCTGCCACCTTCCTGAACTGCGATAAAAGCTCCCATGCTTGCATCTTTCGACCATTCCAGAGGGTTCAACTCGCTCTTACTGTACTTGGCTCCAATCCACCTGGAAGCCGGCTGCGTCACAGATCTCAAGAGCACGATACTCGAGAGCCTTGTTCTCATCAGCCGCCGACGCCATCTTCACGCTCTCAGGGAGGCCGAGGACGTACGCGGCATTGACGCGCTCGAAGGCAACCTTCGCATCAACGTTGGCTTGCTTCAGCATGTTGATGGCGTGCCACGCGGCAATCTCATCGAAGTTCGGCGTGCTGGTTGAGCCCGGAACGCTTGCAGTCTTCGCCTGCTCAAAAGCAGCGATGATCGCATTGGCGCGTGCGACGGAAGCTTCCTTCTCACCGCCCTCGTCCTTCTTGCCTTCTTCCTTCTTTTCCTTGCCCTCTTCCTTACACTCTTTGCCTTCTTCCTTCTTGGCAAAGGGGAAACCGCCCATGGCGGCCGAGACTTTGGCCATCTCGTCAACAAACGAATGCGCCATGATGCGGCCCATCGCTTCGGCTTCGGCACACTTCACGGCAGCCGCACGCTTCTCTTGGTACTCAGCGCGCGCAGCAGCTTCCTTTTCCTTGAGAGCTTTCTCCTCGATCTTCTCTTCAGCCTTGGTTTCTTTGGCTTCGTGCTCGGGCTTGCCCTCGCCAGCGGACTTGATTTGCATGGCAACCTTGAAGAGGTCAGCGACCTTCTCATCGGTAAGCTGCGAGACGTCGATATTCTCCTTGCGGCAAAGTGCGCCGAAGAATTCGTAGTCAGCCTGCTTCACCAAGTCTTCTTCGGTGTGCGCGGCGGCCGTCTTTGTGTTGAACACGTCTGCGAGTAGAGAGCTCATGGATTGCGACATATTGATCGACTCCTAACTGGAATGCTGTCTTGTTCCTAATCGCGTGGTCTCCAAGGGGAGTGCCCTCTGCACGCTGGCCGTAGCCGGGTAGCTTGATATCTTTACCACCCCCTGCCCTGAAGCCCCAACAGGTACTTCATCGAGGAAGGCACCTGACAGGTATTGAAATGACAGAGGAGTAAAGAGCTGTTCTGCAGAAGCGCCAGCAAGCTTACGCAAAGCGACGTCACTTTGTGACATCGAAGACTCCATCAAGTCTTGAGCGTGCGGTACAAACTGCATGAGGTTTTCTCGATAGCCGTTGTAGGCTGCCCCAATCTTACGGAGTAGTTCCGAGGAATGGGAAGTACTTGGCTTTGAGGTCTTGGACGAAGAACCGTCGATAATCACCACGCGATGCTCAATTATTGGCCCGAATGCAGAACGATCTGCCATCAACGGCGCCAGAATCTGCGCTAACGCGGGGCTAAAAGAAGCGGTGTCCATCGGTGTATCGGTTTTCTCGTCTGTCCTCGGGAATACCTGACCCATGGATTCTAACTGATCGGCTAAATCTCCCTTGCCGAGACTGATCAACGTCACCCGTTGAAACTCCCGGGGACGCAGCACCATGCCTAGGCCTGCCGTCGTCGATAACGCCTGCGAAAGGCCAGAAGATCCAAGAAGACTTTGAATCTCCTCAGGCAAATCGGGCTCATGCTCAGTGAGAAGGGGGACGGCTTTACCAGCAAGCTGGTTTGGCACCACCTCCTTGTTCATGGCCTCCTTAGGCGCTGCCACCATCTCGGCCAAAGCCCGCACTCCCCTTTCGGTAAGCAGAGCTGCCGTCTTTTCCTGCACATAGTTAGGAACCCAGAGGCCTGTGTACTCCGAAAGCTTTTCGGCAAGCTCGGCTGAGCCAATACTGTAGACGCGGCCGTTGTCGGCAATCTTCAGCATGGCCTTGGCGATCTTGTCGGCGCCGATGAACACAAAGCTGATGTCGAAGAAGCCCGGAAAGTCGTTATCCACCCAGACTTTGCGCCCGTCGGGGAGGATGTGGTTCATCATCGTGCGCGCATACGTTGAATAGTCGTTGCGCGTAATGCTCAGCCCACGGATGCCAACGCCGTCCTTCTCTTTGAGCTTCTTGTGAAACTCGAGGATGGCTTCGCCCGGGCTCTTGTGCTTCCTTGGATCGTAGGTCCCCCACGCCTTCAAGTACAACTCACGGTCTAGCGTGATGGAGCATGTGTCGAAAGGGACCTTAGTGCCCATGCTCACGTCGGGAAAATCCCCCGCCTTGAGCTTGTCCCAAATGCCTTCGCCCCCGTACTTGCGGCACAGCTGCTGGTCAAGACGCGTCACCAGCTCCACCCGCTTCATGTGGCTGTTCCACGCAGCTAGCTCAACAAAACCTAACGCCCGGGTGGCGTCCTTGTTTCTATGGTGGGGAAATACATGAGCACGATAGAACGTCGGAAAGCCGTAGGCCCACTTGGCCCCAAGGACCTTATCCACAGCAGGTATCCCCGTCCAGTTTGCCGGCTTATGTACTAACGCCGCCTCAGAGAAACGATCTCCATTGATGTTTGAACCGTAGTACTCGCCGGCGCCCATCGCATTGACGAGTACATATTGTGAGTCATTCCGAGGTTGAAGCTGAGCAATGTAGCTTGCTACCTCCGGCAGCAAATTTACCGAAGCAGTCTTCTCGAAATACGAGTCGGCGGCTCCAAACAGTGGAACCGCCGCAGGACCATACTCCTCGCTACCTTGGAATAAGCTGACCTTGATCACAGTAATACAATACCATCTAGGCGATTACCCATAAGTATTGTCCGTCATCTCAGTGTTCTTCCAACCTTCTGTTTGCGGATCGAACTGATGCTTCACTTGACGCACCAAGTTCTTCTTGCCCTCAGACGGTTTCAACCCAGAGCCAAGAACTTGGCCAAATGCACTTTGAGCGGCGTCTGCGCCGGGGCCCTTGCGCGGTTGCTTGAGGTCACCCATGGCACGCACGCCCACCATGCCGCGACTCTCCTCGGGAGTCTCCATGGCATTGCGCATGTAAGCACCAGCCACCATTGGCTCCCGCGTAAAGTCGGGAGCAAAGGTGCGAAGTGAAGTAAACATACGATTGAACCCAGCCGGATCAGCCTGTTGGTGTGCCCGCAGGTCCGGGTTGGCTTCTAGCATTTGACGAAAGTCATGCGCCTTAGTGGCCGCCAAGTACATCTTCTCCGTAGCGCCTACTGCACCAGCAAAGCCTGCGGCACCAATGCCCGCACCCACGGCGGCAACCGCGGCACCACCAACACGTCTTGCCGTAGGTGATGTCAGCGCTGACCGCATCCCTCCGAGATTGAGCCCCAACGCCTGCTTCGTGAGAAAAAACTCTTCAACGGGATTTGCCATAGTTACTGCCCTGTCATGTTACGGTATCGACGATTTTGATACTCTGCGGTACCCGGCACGATTGACTTGACCGCCTGCAGGCTACCCTGCACTGCAGGGCGGTCGGTAACGTTCTGCAGGGCTGCGTTCCCCGCCAAACCGGCACCGGCCAAACCTAGGATCTTGGTTCCTTTCGCGAGCGCGGGAGCCACACGCTCAGCATCTTTGGCGCCAACCAAGACATGCGCCACAGGCTTTGCCGCCGCATCGATGCCGCGGCTAACCAACGAGAGGCCCTTTCTTGCTGCCCCAACAACACCCCCGGCCCCTTGCTTCAGCAGGGACTCCGTTGTGGAAGCGCCTTCCTCGAGCTCAGTCTGCAACGCCCGGATCGAAGCTAGCTTATTCAACGTCTCAACGAACTCGGCGTAGGTCTCTACAAGCGGGTGCTCAGTATTCACCTGACCACGCGAAGCGCGCTTTTCGAGCGACGCACCGATGGCATCTAACGACTCAAACAGTCGATCACGCTGAAAACGTGGAGCGAACACATCGAAGGCTACCTTCACGTACACAGGCTCGGTGGTGACCTCCGACCATGCATTCACGATGTCGCCTAGGCTGGTCCCGTCAAGCGACGCTTGCTTCACCTGGCCATAAAGCCGATTGCAGACCTCAGCGTAATCGACCTCGAGACTATCGATCTCGGCGCTGAGCGCATCGCGCGCGCCCGCCAACTTGTGCCGCAGATCCATGAGAGGACGCATCGGCTCGGCATAAGCCATGCCAACCTCGCGACCCCCGCCCAACATCTCCCACAAGTGCTCTTCATACCTTGACGCGGTCTTGGGCGCTTCAACAGAGGCTGTCTTCTCCAATGAAGTTGTGCCACGCTCTGCACAAGCCCGCTTGGCCATCGATGGCGGCATTGAGTAGTCGAGCGTGCCACGGTCCCACAGGGAGCCGCCGCCTCCATCATTCAAGTCTTGAAGCACCTGCGAGGGAGACGCCGGTCCGCAATCAAAATGAATGACCTTGTGTCCGCTGGACTCTTTCCTAAATTCCTTCAGGTAGGCATCGCCGTTGGTGAACTCGACCACGCGGCACACCTGCTCGGGGGAAAGCTGCTCGCCACGGATGGTATTCACGACCGCATCATTCAGCGAAGCGTACTTCCCCAGCGTCCAATCTTCGGCGGCCTTCTTCCCAAGAACCTCGAGGTGTTCACCGGAAACGGGTCGCGCGTCTCGTTGCTGAAGAACGGTCTGCAGGGGGGCGTCATTCATGGCACTTGCCTTTCTCCATTGCAACAATACATCGTCCCCTAGAAGTAACACGCCGGCCGGATCCATGGGAAGGCAAGACACCAACCTCAGTCACACCAAAACGGCAGAGATACTGGGCATATCTCGTCGACACCTATGGAGATTGGTGAACCAAGGGTACATCTTCCCAGCGGAGACTTCATTCTATCGAAAGGAACCTCGCTACAACGAGGCTGAGGTTTACGCCTTGCTCGAGCTACGCATGCGACGGCTCGATATGCCATCGGTGGCGGCCATGGCGCTTCGAGCACAAGCGGCTAGCCGTACCGCCGGGGATCGGCTCGCCCAGATCTGTAACCTCCTAGGCATCAACGACACCAAGCTTGGCACCGATGAAGAGTCCATCTTCGACCTATACGTGAGGGTACGGGCGGCAACACGAGAGGACCATGGCACTTGGGAGACCGGCGCTGTCATGGAATGGGCTGCCACCCTGAACACCATCGACGAGGCCTACCTCGAACTGCTCGCCCATCACACGATGGGGGATAGCCCCTGGGAGTATTTCCTTCTGCTTGCCAACAAGGTCATGTTGCACCGTGGAACTGCCACTGATGCCAACCTAGACTTTGCTTTCTCCTGCATGGACGCAGCCCGCCGCAACCTTCGCTGTGTCGCTTACTTTTATGTGCTGCGTCGGCACGGGCATCGCATAGCAAACAAGACCTTTTCCAAGGATGAAGCGACCAACGCAGTCATCGCCCAACTGTATCCTCAGGCAATTGCCTAGTCTGTAAATGGGCCCAGCGCTTACCGCCGCAAATACGACTTACCTGCATGGTCCCTACGCCAAATTTCACCGACAGTTGCTCTAACGTCCAGCCCTTGCCGCGTAACTTCAGTATTTGAAGTACATTCTTCTCAGTAAGCTTAGATCTGCCGTGAGCAGATCCTCTGGCCTTATTCGCACGACCCTTGCGCAGCATACCCTGCATGTTGTCTCGCTGTGTACCCAGGAACAGGTGCCTGACACAACTTCGAACATCACACCTATGGAGCACCTGCATGCCCGTCGGCACCTCCCCATGCTTCATTTCCCAGGCTGCCCTGTGTACTGACACCTGGTTTCTTGAGTCCTGACGTTTCACCCTGGCATATCCATTACTTTCCAACTTCCCGGTCCACAGCCAACAGCAAGTCTTCATACCAGGGGCTATTGGTCCGTTCTTATTGACTCGTGCCCAGAATCTACTGGCAAAGTCTCCACGAAACTCCCTGGCGCAATCTCTAGAGCAGCACACGTTAGAAAGACTGGTTGGGCTGAACCTCACCCGGCAATTGGCACAAGCTCGCATAACCTCATTCTAACGAGTATTACTTTGGTGTCAACCACTAAGGTTAGCCCTGGTAGGTTGGGCCCGAGTACGAGGACCAGACACTACCCACAGCGTTGGCATCCTTGCTCGGAGCAATGACGTCAGGACGTGGCTTCGTTATCATGGAAGCTAGGAAACAATAGAGGATCGAATGGAAGGCATCATCAGTCTTGCCTGCCGTATGCCCGTATTGAATCATGCGAATCTTCTCGTTGTACTCACTGAAGATGTTCAGCATGTCCTGCCCGTAGGGGGCCTTGAATTCCTTCCAGCGAGGGAACTCGAGAACGGTGCCACGCTTGATGGAATTGAAGATGGCGCTCATCACTTCTGTGCGGTGGGTTATCCAGCGCTGTAGCTTGTTCTCCCAGCGGACCTTGGCTGACAGTCGAGCTGCGTACTGATAACGCATCACACGCTCACGCCCAAAGCGGCGAACCAAAAAATCGTTTGGGTAATGGCCACCACCATAGTCGGCGCCAATAATACGGACGTTGTACGCGCGCAGCACTTCTTCGATCTTCTGCAGCTGTCGCTCAGGCTCAGTGTCCTCACCGACAAAACGGTGAATGTAGAAAATCCGAAACTTACTCCCGATGTACGTGCCAAGACTCAGCACCGTGTAGCTATGCTCGCCCGTATTCCCTTGATAAGAAATGCAACCATTGCGCTCAGTAACAATATACCCAGTAGGTACGGCACAACAGTAAACTCTGCCCTTGTACGGGACATGCGCGATCGAATTGGATGGGGTATTGAACGAGTAATCCCCCGCCATAGACCACATAACTCTCCACCGTGGTTTTCTATTACCCTCAGCGGGCTTGTGCAAACGAACTACAGCGCGCAGCCCAATACGAATACAAAGCTCCTGGAAATCTTCGCAAAGACCCTTTGAGGTTGAGTAGAAAGCCCCTCCAGTGCAGCCTTCACGGGGATCGTCATAGCCATCCCCATCTACCAGAGCCCGAAACAATACCCAAAGCTGCTCTGGCGCTAATTCCAAGAACTCCCGGGGTATACGCTTACTATCACAAGAAACTCCGATACTGTCTGCGTACCACTGCCAATACTGCTTTCCGTAAATTGTCCAATTCACATCACCAGTACTCGCGTTTGGGAACGTGCTGAACTGCACGCCCATCCGCTCCATGCAGCTTTGCATCTTCAGGTATGTCTCATAGTTGACAGTTTCGCGCTGAGACATTTTCAGACAGGATGGGCGCCCCTTGTCAAAGCACAGACCGCCCTCAGTAATCAAATACCCGAGTAGTTCAAGCCAGTCATTCATTTTGAATGTAACGGCGTCAGAGCCCGAATACCCGGAGCTGACAGGTAAGCCTGGCAATACGAAATTTTCCCTAAACTCACCAACCCAATTCAGAGCACCTACGAACTTTACGTTTCCGCCTCGATCTGCGAGTTGCCCAGCTGACTCAGTAACCCACTTCTCACCTTGTGAAGTCCCAACGCGCATGCGGTGAGTATGCGTCACCATCAAGTCCATCCCGCCCTTAGTTTTGAAATGCAGTAGAGGCTGGTCCCACTCTCGAACAGTCCTAGCCTTGGGTAGTACGAAGGTCATCTCTCGGCTGTCAGGATCCCACTGAGCTACCTTATCCGCATCCGTCAGATCCCTAAAATACTTGAAGCCAGTCCCTGTAAGTATCCTCGTCTCTTCGTCATGGCAGCCCCAGTCGATCCCAGCAAAGATCTCCTGACCAAAGCCAAGCGCCTGGTACTTGTGGGCGTCGGCCATGAACACATTCTCGTTGCAACACGCACGAATCTGAGCATTCGTCAGCGGGCGCAGCCCCGTGTCGTAGGAAATCCCAAGGACTTCGTTGTAGAACTTGTTTCGACCGTAGTGCTCGAAGTTGTAGAGAAGTTCATCCCAGTCGAGCCACGGCACCATGAGCTGAGGGATGCGGAACCCCTCAAAGGGCGTGTGCACTGGGTCGTACTCAACGGAGCATGCCCACTGGGCATCGTCCGTCATCGGGAAGATCTGTTTGCCGCACTTCTCACAGATGAGGTGGTGCAGCCCAATGTTCTTCTCGCCAAGAATGTTCCAGAACCTGCCTGCCTCACCGATGGTGCAGTCGCAAGGGACAACCCACTGGTTCTGCGTGGAGCGATTTGCCCAGTAGTCTTCAATAACGTTGTCCAGCGTTAGCGGCGTGCCTGAGTAAACGTATCGCTTCAACTCCTCAGGCGAGTGGGATAGGCACTGCTCGATGACGGGGATGTTATCGGCAAGGATGTTCTGAATCTCGTCGATATCCAGCATGTGCGCGGGGACGCCGCGGGCACGGTCTGCATTCAAGAAGGCATTACGGAGGGTAATCTTCGACCGATTGACGAACTGCTTTTCGAAGATGTTCTGCGAGAGCATGTGCGTTGTGAACGCGCGCAGCACCGGGCTTGTCTCGATGGGCTCCTTGATACGGTCATTCGAAAAGGTCTTCGTCTGCGTCGCCGACGGACTGACGTAAAGAACTTTGTAAGAAGGGATGAGGCAGCAGTAGCTCAACGAGCGGTTACCAAGCAGCGTGGACTTCTCCACCTGGCGACCACACATAAGAAGGATTCTTCGAATCGGCGTGTCGTAGATTTGACGGAGGTGCCGACGGCCTTCGAACGAGAAGTTCTCATACCCATCCGGCGTGGGCATGCGAAAGGCATACTCGGTAAACGCCGAGGGAAGTATCTGAGGCATGACGTCGTTTTCGACGTAAGGATCAAACTCATCCTCAAAGCAGTCCTGGTATTCCTCTGCCTCGGGAACCCAGTAACCCCCAAATTGTATTTTCTGTAGCTCCTCATCTGAAAGCGGTGTACCCTCAGCACCAGTATCGTCTGGATGCTCAGAGATGTCTGACGGGTAAACCTCAACGGCGGCCATGTTTCCTCCAGAACCTACAAAGAACCCCCAAGTGCTGACTCAAAACATGTGGGGATCTCTCAAGCGAGCAGCAGATGGGCATTGGGGGGATGAAGCAACCGTAAACCCAGAGGGCCAAGGGTTCAAGATTACATTACGACTCTCGCAAAAGATTGAACCCTCAATTTGGAAGATTGCCTCCAAATACATCCAAAGATACTCTCGAGCATCCCACTGGAAAGTATCGAGGCTGTCGCATCGACGTGGCTATATCGAGCTGTACGCGGAGTATTCGCCACCCAAACCTAAGAAGAAGTGGGATGGGCGTAAGCGGCGTCGATTGCCTGGTCCAGTTGAGCAAAAAACTTCAGAACAAAAGACTCCGGGTCCAGCTGCCGGGCAAACCCGCCAGCCTTGAAGTACCAACTGGTCATCTCCACGATGTACTGGGCCATGATGACAGGGAGCGTGGCCTTGAAGTAATGCTCTGCCACGGGGCTTAGTACTTGCGGGAATGCCCGCTGCCAACGCAGCAGATGCTCTTCAATCATCTTGAAACCATCCCCCACTTGCACGTACTGCTCCCGCGGCGGGAAGAAATGAATGATGATGTCGCCGTCTACGAAGGCGTACTCTGCAAGAAATGTGGTGTACTCCTCAACCTTGGTGAACTTCACCGTGGCATCCAGCACATTGGCAACGGCCACAGGTATTCCACCTAGTTCTTCTTTAGTCACGGTCTGCATCGGCTGGATCCATCCCTTCGAATTCTGAGGCATCCACACCCTCAATCACATCTTCCTCATCAAGGTCATCCAAGATGTCTTCTTCGGGCTTGGGCTCAGGCTGTACGTTGATAGTATGGTTACCAGCAGTGAGCTGGCGCAAGGTAGGAACCACATTAGGCGTTGTAGCCACCGTGATTCGTTTCAGGTCTTCCCTCAAATTGGTCTCGGGATTGACCACGGCTTCCTTCAAACGGGACATCGTCTCGGCGACAGCGCCATATCCTTGAGAAATCTGTGCGCCGTTCTGACCGCCCATGATCGTGCCCTCTAGCGTCTTGAGCGTTGAGGTAATCATCGTGGCCTGGACGACGTTCTCCAGGTTGAGCCGCTTTGGCATCACGCCAAGGCCAAGCTGTGCGATGACAGAAGAGATGGGGGAAGCTGGCAGGCGAGCGGCGATTACCCGGGGGTCGTTGTGACGATTCTTGGATAGCGCAGGGAACTGCGTCATGTACTCGCTGCCCTCGGACCCATGATGAAAACCCCCGGTGTAGCGGAGTTCCAACAGCGAACGCAGCTGTGTGCTGTCGAGCAGGTCAATATTCCAATAGAAGAAACGATAGAGACGGATGGTGTCAGCATCCGCAACAAATCGATGGCGCACGCGAAGCGCATGCACCACTGCCTCGAAGGGGGCCTGTGCGATCAGAAGCGTCTCTACGAGTTCCCGCCAACGTGGTCGACTAAGAATCCTGTTGGCCTTCTGCATTGACTTACCCGGGAGAAAGGCCTGCACCAAGTTCTCACGCAGCAGGTACTGGTACGACTTGATGTGTGACTGATCCTCTGGGTAGAAAGGCACCGGGGGACGCATCCGGTGCCTCAACCATTGGATGTACCAGTCTCCAAGGTAATCGAGGCCAAGCTCCATGGCCACATCTTGGATGTGACCATCGGTGTAGCACTCGGGGTGAATGATCAGATACTTGAAGTAGTTCTCTGCGGGAGAGTGTCGGATCATCCCTGGAAAGCTATCACCTTCAGGCCCTCGATGACATCCTCGAGCGCACGAATAGCGCGTTCGATGGAGCCCTCCGGTACTTCACGTAGCCCAATCCTTGAACCAATCAGAAGCTCACAGAGGCGTCGTTGCGCCTCATCGAGCGTCGGAAGGTAGCCAACATACGTCGCCAAGTTCTCAGGATTGATGAAGCCGAGGGAGAGCACGGTGTCAACGGCAACCGGGTCCGTAATGGCTGCCGCTTCTTTCCACAGGCGGTGCCTAAATACCGGCGTTGACTCAAGAAATGCCTGAGCCGCCGTGTAACTCTCTCCACGCAGTTCAGACGCCAGCTTCAACTGATGCCCCACCCGCACGGTCTCCACACGGCTTGCGCCGGCGCAGGCCGAGGCGAGCTTCTGCTGGGCATAGCTGGGGTTGGCCCCAAGACCTACCAAAACAAATAGCGCACGGTCCTGGGTCAAGAACTCACGATCATCCGAAGCCAACTTCTCCACAGGAAAGCCGCGCAACGAGAAACAGTCGGCGCCGCCCGAGCGAACTTCCACCGAGGCAAGCTGACGCTGCACGGACGCCGTCTTACCCACATCCGCAGGGGACTCCGCCAATGAAATCTCAGCAGCCTGGTCCAAAGGGATCCAGCACCATCCGTCAGGGATGATCATCGTCCCATCAACGCCGACCACCGTCGCGACATAGGGCTGCACGCTCACCTGCACCTGCCGGCCATCAAAGGTCTCCGCCTGAAACCTGGGCTGATCATCCGTGCCTGGGCTCTGCATCGTGGCGCCAAGGGTCAACGGGAGCGTTGCGCACGGAACGCCACCGGCATCCGTGAAGAACACTCCGTGACCACTAGCCTGCCCGGCCGGCACTGAACCGGGAGGAGTGAACTCACCCACGGGCACGCCGGAGATATCCGACTGCACCGCGGCATGCACACCATCGGTAAAGAGCGCGATCGGCAATGAGCTGCCATCAGTGTCGAGGAGATTAGGCAGCACCATGCCCGTCAGCATCTCACCGTCGACGGCCTGCACCTGGTACATCCCCGGGGCCGAAATGGGACCAGCACCGGTGCCAAGAGGCGCACCCATGCCCGCTTCCGACACCCCTTCGCCGTCTGCCATCGTCACAGCGCCGGACATATCTGCGGCAAGCGCCACTTTGCCCCCGTAGCGTCGAACCACTTCACCACGATCTACGGTTTCAGACGTGGGCTCCCACGCATGATGACTCGCCGTCTTGACGGAGTAACCTTCAGCGAGCTTGACGACCTGCGTCACGCTAGGACGAATGTGGCTTTGTAGCGCTGAGGCTCGCTTCTCAATCGTGGTTGGAGTCGCAGAGCCAATACGCAAAATGGATCCGTGCGCGGCAACGTTCTCGGCAAAGGCCAACTTGATGTTGTGGTCACGAAGGCTCTCTTTGAACGCCTGCAAGTCAGTCACATTTGCCGTAGGCAGCACGGCATCCAGGATGGACGCAGTCTTGGTGGGCGACTTAGCCACCGCGGCATCTAGCGCAGCCAAGCGCATTCCGTGCAGCTGCTTTGATGAAGTGGCGGCTGCCGTCTTCTCAGACGAGCACTCACTTTCTAGCCATTGCTCGAGCGAAGCCGTCTTTGACGCGGTCTTTCCACCCATACCGGCACCAGCGGCAACACCGCCTCCGCCGAAGCCATAGTTCTGGCGGTAAGGCGGGTACAACTGCCCAATCATGGACTGGTCGCCGGGGGTCTTACTGGTGACGTCAAAGTTCTGCGGGCGGAACATCGCTTGGCGCAAGCGCCCTTCCGTCAACGGCAGTGCCCGCGCATCATCCGTGAGAACTACATCAAACGGAGAGAGTTTTCCGTCCTTGATGATGACAGGAATACGCGCCGTGCGAATCCCCGCTGCCTTGAGCTGCTCTGGAGGAGATGTCATTGGAGCCTCTGTCTTGTTCGTCACTTCAACGTGACCAAGGCCATACCCGCGCTCCCCATCAACCGTCTCCATGTTCACGTGCATGTCGAAGTCGGCCAAGTAGGGGACCTGCTTATATAGCTCCTGCAGCACAGCATCAATCCACTGATTGGGATCTTCCGGCAGCGCGGTCTCCGCAGCTGTCTTTTCAAATACAAGTTGCGGAACGGTGTAGAGTGCCTGAGTCATTCGCTAGCTCCTAACTGATCTTGATAATACCGCCCATAGCAGCAAAAACGGCAGGGTCTTCAGTCACGAGGATAACCCCACTGACTATTCTGCTCGGGGGAATGGGGTCGTCCGGACCAAGTCCCACCGCAAAAGCCGCTGCGATCTCATTTCCGGTCAAACCCAATGGGTCTCCTGTAAAGGACAGAAGATGTACTGGGCCTGCCGATAGCGCTGCCGTAATCTGGGCTACAAAACGCAACGCTGGAATCTTCACGGCAACTCCCGCAGCTAAAAGGGCACTGATGCCACCGAGCTTTAGGGCAAGACTTGCTTGTAGCGCTGCCATCGCTGAGATCTGTGCGCTGACTTGAAGCGACACCATGGGCAACCCCAAGGACAGGGCAAGCGCCAAAGATGCCTGCAGATTGGCAAGCGCCATGATAGTGGCTTGTATTGCCAGCGCCGGAGAAGACAAGCTGAGTGACAGCTGAAGTTGTGCTGATATCGCCGCGGAGAACTGCGCCTGAAGGTCCGCCATAAACGGACCAAGGCCAAACTGCCCTGTAAGAAACAAGTCGAGTTGTAGCAACAATGGGTTTAGCAAACCGATGCCGGCAAGGAGACCAATATTGATCTCACCCAAGGTAAAACTACCAACGCTCGTCAATGCCACGGCTAGCCACCATTCCCTAACAGCGTCGCATCACCAGATGTGACTGAACCAGCAATCTGTAGCATCATAGGTACTCCGCCAATCGGGGCAAAGCCTGGAGGCCCCGGTACCGCCATGAGCAAGTTTGGTGGAAGGGTACAGGTAACGGTGGACCCAAGCGTGGCAATGGGGGTCTTACCTCCATTGAACTTGATGACCTTGCCCGTCAGCTCAAACGTACCGCCTACGGTGACCTTGGCGTCGTTCTTCACGCTCATGTTGAAGGTGTTGTCAGCAAAAATCTCCATCTCCTGCTTTACGCGAAGCCGCAACTTCTTTGTGCAAAGGAGCCCCACGTTGCCATTGAACTTGAGAAAGGCATTACCCGCTCTATCAAAAGAAAACTTCAGCTTCACAAGAGATCCGGTGTTTGGCAACAGCGAGCTGTCTTCCCCGTTGAACCCGCCACGGGCCAGTGTCAGCTCGTACACGATGGGCTCGGTCTTGCCGAGCTCTGCAACCTGTTGATCAACGAGGGCATCCTCATCGACCTCAGGCACAGGATCATGCACACGCCCCGCCGCGATACGGATATCGGCGTACTTGTCGTTCGCGTACACACGCAGCGCCTGCTTATACTCCGTTGGCAGGTTTGTAATGCCTTCCCCCTCCTGAATGCCCCATCGAATGGAACCCCCAGCCGTATGCATCGCATAGTTCTCAGCAAAGTCCATCACCATGTTGTTGAGTGGCACGTAGATGCGCTGCGACAGCTCATTGGCACCTATCTGCAGCACACCTCCACGATGAAGCACGATGAAGTTCCCATCGCGCCCCCGCACGAACATATCGCCGGGCTTTGCCGTAGGACGCCCGCCAGCAAAGCTTGCGTTCGTCGCAGACTGGTTGTCGCTCCCGTGGCTTGTAGTCCCATCGGGGGCGTCCGGGCTCGTTGCCATAGGGATCGTCTCGTGCGGCATCACAAACGCCAGCACGAAAGGAGGAGAGCTATCCCCTGGCCAACACACAGCACACTTGGCGCCGACCTCGGGCATGACGCTAAAGCCATCCCCACGATTCGCATGCAAGTAAGGCGAGCCAACAGGGATCTGAAAGCAGCGCTGCTGGTCGAACTGGCTAAAAACGTCTACGGTGTAGTTCACCAGATCGACGTTCACCACGCGACCGAGGAAGATATCCGTTCTGCCCAGGCCCTCGGGGGACGTCATGGAAGAGCGGAACTCTGTCCGCGGCATCCGTGCCCCACGGGCTGCACTAAGTCCTTGCCTGGGCATTAGTAGGCGTGCCTCGGTACATTGTGCAGGTGCGACAAAGCCAATCGTCCTTTAGCGTGCTCAGCGTTCAATCCAAACTCGCTGCCCACAGCCATGCCTGGGATCGGGTGCAAGCCATGCAGGTTCGACCTAGCACCAACATTGGCGGCATCAAGCAGCGTGTCCGTTAGTCGCTCGTGCTGAAGCTTAGCCATCCAATCTTCCTGCAGCGACAACGGCATCATCTCCACGCCCTTCAAAACGGGCTCATGCTCGATTAGCCGCTTGCCGCTTCTGGCCAAATCCCGATTGACCGCACTAATGACTGAGGTGGGATGAAACTCACCCCGAAGTATACCCTCACCGTCACCAGGGTCCCGAATCTTGGTGAGGTTACTCATGGCCTTGACGACGGTCTCGATGTGACCCCGCTTGATGCCTTCGTCCTTGTACAGGCGATGAATCTCATCGGCCATATAGTTCTGGACGGACTCAATGCTGCCCGTGGCCTTGTAGAGATCGTGTGGATTCACGATAGTACGGCGCGGATCGCTCAACAGCTGACCACGCTCCACATGCATCCCCACATGCGGCGGGGCCCAGCCTGCCACGGGTTCATCAGACGCCGGTCGCCACAGCGGCGTACCGCCAACGTCTTTGCCCACATGGTGCTTCTTGCCGCCGACGAAGACGTTCACACCCGTAGAGTCCTTCTCGACTCGCTCGATAGTGCCTGACTTCATGGCAACCGCGGCCACCGTCGGATCACCAGGCTTTGGCTTCGGTAGCGTCATCAGCTGATTGAACCGGTCAAATCCGCCAAGCACTTTTGAACCGCCACCTGTGTCGACGGAGCCACCCGTATGGAAAACGCGCAGCGTCAGCTGCATAGCGCGCTCGCCTAACGACTGGGCCGCTACAACGCCAATATTCTCACCGATGTCGTGCATGTGACCGTTCGCTGAAATGCCCATACACTTTTGGCAAACGCCCTTGGCATGCTCGCACTTCAAGGGGCTACGTACCTCAATCTTAGCGGTCTTGTCCGCTGCCCGCATCTTCGAAACAACATCAGAGGTAAGCAGCGTGCCGGCAGGTACATGCATGCCCTTGGCGCTGAAGTCCTTCTGCAAGAACCGATCGTGGACATCATTGTCAACAACCGGAAGCACAATCCCTCGAGCCGTCCCACAGTCGTGCCCTGACACCACCATGTCCATGGTGTTAGCCATCATCAACTTCGATAGGTAACCAGGCTCGCGCACCTCTTGTACTTTCATCACGGCACCGTGCCGGGCTCCGTGCATCTGCGTCCAATACTCCCCGGTATCCAAGCCCTCCGCATAGCTCTTAGTAATCGGCGTTGGAATGACCCTGCCCGACGCATCCTTCACGAGCATAGGTGCTAACGTGAGCTGCTTGTATTGGTTCCAATCCGGCTTTACCCCAGCAAGGTGCATGGTCATCAGGTTACTCGGGCCGCCCGCATGCCGCAGCAAATGCTCGTGCTGCATCTTATCGGTGGCTTCCTTCCAGATGCGAACGAGCTCTCTGTCCCCCTTGGCGCCCTGCATGTGCTGATTGTTGGTGACCGCGTCTGCCTCTTTCCTAGCAGCCGAAAGCACGCGCTCTCGCGTTGCAATGTCAGGCGCTAAATCCGCAAGGCTCAAGGTGTGCACCCCAATCGGGATGTACATACGCTTTGACGGGTCAAGTCGATCAGCACCTACGTAGCCATCGTGCTCAACCGTAATGACGCCGCTTGCCGCACCGTTACCAATATCTTTCAGCTTGTCAGCCACAGCACCGTAGTCGCTGCTGTGCTCTTTGCCCACTTGCGTGAGTACCTTGTCCAACCCCTTCTTGTTCAAACGAAGGCTGAGATCGGTCAAGAACTTCCCCTGCATGGGTTCTGGCAGCGCCGCCGCCATGAGGATTCTGCCGGGGGTTGTTGTCTGCGACCCGATACGTATCTTGTCATTCACGGACAACTTACCCTTTTGGACGGCAATCAGCGCGTCTGCTGGGTGAGCCATGTCGTGAACCTTCGACTCCTCATTTACTCTCGAGAGCTTGTAAAGGCCTAGCGCCGCCTCTAGCGTTGGCTGGTACATGGCCCTTCCGGAGGCCTCACTGAAGAGGTTATGCGAAGGGAACATCTTACGGGCCTCGGCCACAGCCTCGTCACTGACTGGTACAAACACGCTCATCGTATCGCCATCGAAGTCCGCGTTGTACCCACCAGTAACTAGCGGATGAATCTTGACAGCATTACCTTCCACGACGCGCGGCTTGAACGCCTGCACGCTGTACTTATGAAGCGCCGGATCTCGCTTCAAAAGAACAGGCCGCTCCTCGAGTACGGTCCGAAGTGCCCTCTGCGCCGCAGGCGTGTTCTTGGTAACCATGCGCTGCGCATCTAGCACCGTAGCGGCCATGCCAGACTTCTTCAACTGCCCTACGACAAACGGGGCAAACAACTTCATGGCGTGCTCAGCAGGCAGCCCCACCTCGTCCAAAGACAAGGAAGGCTCGGGCACGATGGTTGAGCGCATGCTCAAGTCTTGCTTACGGCTAATCAGCGTGCTCTGGAAGTACCCGGTCTTTGGCTGCGCGCCTTTGATCTGGTGCAGTAGCCCTTTATGCTTTGCATCCGCGTACGGGATACCAACCCCCGTCAGCGCCTTGACGCCGTCATAGAGACCGGCCCGGAGCGAGGACTTAGCCTCTTCCGTGAGGTTGCCGACCAGGGTGGGATCCTTCAGCTGCATATTCAACTGGGCAAACTGTGAATAGAGCTCGTTGATGTCCGAGACCTTGAAGTTCCCATCCGGCAAAACAGGGATTGGGCGCATTGCGGGGGGAAGCACAGGAATGCTGTGCAGCACATAGGCCTCCGCTGGAGAGAGACCCGCCTGCTGCAATGCCTGCAGACGCTTCACCTTCTTCAAGATGGAGTCCACCTTAGAGGTAGGCGCCGAGTCCAACTGGCGCTTTGCCGACTTCAACTCGCTGTCCACATTTACGCCAGACAGTAGATGGTAGATAGCCGAGCCACCCGTAAAGCCTTTGCCCAAGGCAACCGGTTTACCCGCCGCATCGATGGCCTTTCTGCCCTCAACTAACCCGGTGTAGTCCTCTGCACTCAATCCCGTGATGGCTCGGATAGAACTCTCAAAGACTGGGTTCGGCACTGGCTCTGCTAGCTCGATGCGGCTCCACTTCTTGCCGCCGTGCCCACCCGTTAGCTTCTCGTCAAAAAGGCCCCCGGGCTTTGGCTTAGGCTCACCTGACTTTGGGTCAAGCTTTGCATAAAGCATCTCAGCGGGCTTCGGTAACACGCGATCTTCCGTCAACGCCTTGATGTGAGCGTCCGTCAACGGAGAGAGCACAAACTCATGCCCCTTCTTCTCAATGTTGATGCCAGCACCGATGAGCATGTCGGTGAACTTCTTGAAGGCAAACGTAGGCTTTGGTACCGGCAAGGGATCCCCATGCTGAATGGCGTCCCACACATCATGGTGCTGGCTCTGCCACTGCTTCTGGGGACTTGCCGACATGTCCGGGCCTTCGCTCTTCCAGGTCTGCATTTCCCGGATATTCGCGCGGGCGCCATGGGCGAGCATCGCGTAAAGGCCCAGAGGATCCATGGACTGACCACCGGCGTGCCCGCCGCCTGACGGCTGCAAGTTGATATCGTACTTCCCGGGCTCCTGCCCAGGCAGGTTCAACCCAGAACGCACCGAGACTTTCTTGTCCACCTGATGGTGCAACTTGATCATGTGCTGGTAACCAACCAGCGCTTGACCCAAATCTTGGCCCGTCGTGGGATCAACCAGATGCTCGGTGTCACTGATGCCGTGCTCTTTCAACTCACGCTGCACCTTGGCCAATTGGTTTTGTACACCGAAGTTGTTCACCACGTAGGGCTTACCAGTCTTCTTGGCAATCTTGCTTGCTGCCGTCTCGAGCACTTGTCCCACATTCATTCGACCTGGTACACCAGATGGATTGAGCGCCACCTCAATGTGCTTGCCGTCCTTGGTATGCGGCATCTCCTTGTCAGGAACTACCTTCGTAACGATGCCTTTGTTGCCGTAGCGGCCCGCTATCTTGTCGCCCACCTGCATGGGCTCAATAGCCTTGATGTGAACAATGACCTCGCCACCTTTACGAAAAGCCCCAACAACTTCACCGGGACCTTCCCCGTGCCACACCAAAGAATGGTCAGCGTACTGATCCCCGAGGCTCTTACGAATCGCAGACAAGCCCGTTCGATCTTGCGTACTCGTCTTCTTCATCGCTAGGATCAGCGGGTCACCGGGTGACACACGAGACCCAACTCGAATGACGCCGTCGTCACCTATCGAGCTGACCTGGTCCCTGTTATAAATCCCGATATGCTGGGTCAAGTAGCGACCCTTGGCAAGCACAGTGTCGTCGTCCACCGCCAGGTTGTGCTTATGCAAATGGACACTGCTCAGCTTCTTGGCGGCGCTTTCACTAACAACGACGCCGTCTTCGAAGTTGTAACCCTTGTACGGGATATAGGCCACTCGCAGGTTTGTGCCGAGCGCAATCACACCCTGCCGTGAGAAGTTTGTATCAGCCACCACTTGGCCCTTACGGACGTGGTCACCAACCTTCACCAAGGGAGTTGAGTCGAGCACTGACTTGGCGTCATTCAGTGGGTAGTTACGATAGATCTGAACCTCATGGTCCCTACCGTCATGACCTGCGATAACAACTGAGTCGTTTCCTACCTTCTTCACGGTACCAGCGGCGGGGGCATGGTGCGAAGCCTGTGTCCCGATAACTTCTTCGAAGGTGCTTGCCCCTTCCCAGTCGCGGCCCGTCCCTACCCGCACGAGCGGTGCCTCTCGATGTTCGAGTGAAATGGCCTGTTCCATGTGGCGCGTCGCCATGGAGGCACGCCCGCCAGAGGTGTTGTTGATGAACGGAATGAGGTTACTTGTGACGTTGAAGAATTGAGACGGATGCCTCATCACATAGTCGGCATCCTTCAAGTGCCCCTCGGCAATCTCATTGCCAGGCGCTGACCACTTCACCGTAGAGGACTTCGGGGTTGGGTGGTCATCGTGCCACTCCACCTGGTCAGGAAGTACAACCTTGGACTTCAGGAACTTGGCCGGGCCCACGTACTCAATCTGTCCGGTCGACATATTGTAAAGAGGCACCTGCGGCTCGTTGCCGTGTTTTCGCACGCCTAGTGGCATGCGCAGCGTCACTCCCGTTTTACTTCCTTCCGGTGTGTGGATGGGATCCAGGAAGCACATGTGCGACGGGTTGACGAACTTGACCTCGTCCAAGATGGCATTCTCTGACTGAATACCGCCCGGGCCCATCACCGTGGTCTGTTGCGCGGCAGAGACCATCTCGACGGGATTCACCTGCTTTGCTACCTGCGCGGCCGAGTTCTTGTGAAAGGTCTCTCGGATGGGCTTATTGAATGCCTCAAGACGAACGACGTCCCTAGGATTACTTGCCTCGTTGATCTGTCGCATCATCTTGCGGCGGATTGCTGGGCCTTCCTGCATTAGCTTCTCGTAGGAAAAATCACCCACGCTACGCAGATCCTTGAACACCAAAGAGTCTCGATCATCGGAAGGGGCACCGCCGTGCACATCGAGCATCTTCTTAGTCGCCCGCAGCATTACATCGCTATCCACGTGATCCGCAGGCTTACCAAGGGTGAGGGCGGTGGCATCCGGACGCATATCGAACTCTTTGAAGTGCTGAGTCACATTGGCCACAGCCGCTGCGTGCGAAGGAGGGTCTACCCTGCGCGTTGTTCGATAGAAGCTGTCCACGGCGCCTGCCACATTGCGGGCACCTTTGTTGGCAGCCAAGATGTCCTTGCCCCAGGACTTCTCTAAATCGGCGTCGGAAACGCCAAGGGTCGTTAGCAGCGGATAAAGCGGGATGCGTGCCTTAGTGCCGAACTCGACACGGAACTCTTTCGAGTCGTCGTCGAAGGTCACCTTGAAGGAAGGCTTTTTGGAGGATTGAAACTGGGTCTCGATCTGCCCTGTCTGCCTGCGTCGTACATAAGCTCCGGGCTTGAGCTGCCACTGGTTGTCTACTTGGTACTCCTGCCCAGAGATAATCTGGCTGTGCCGGCAAGTGACCTTGGGTAGCTCCGCAATTCGCGTCTTCGCCCGAGTCTCTTTGCCGCTCACTTTGTCCCGAAGAACCAAGTGTGCAATCACAGGCACTCCCCAGGTCTGCCCGGTCACCTTGGCCTGGTGTTGGCTGCGGATGTCATCCGGGTCAAGGCTGTCCTGCACCTCGAGGTGCTCCAACTCCAGTACTTGATTTCGGCCGTCGACTGGAAACTGCTTCCTAATCGCTTCAAGCGAACGGTCACGGTAGTGGTCAAAGGCTTCGGTTGGGTCCAAGTACGACATGCGTTCTCCAGAGTATAGCCGCACAGGCTGGCCAAATGCTCATGGAATGTGCGCAAGGACAACGGAAACACCGAGATAAGAGCTTTGATGGAAAAACGCAACCGAGCTCCGGAAGACACCAGAGCTCAAAAGGCACAAGAAAAGCCCGAGCCCACCCAAAGCTCAGGCCTGCGCTACGAGAATCTAGTAGCCAGCTTGTTCTGCGGTAGGGACAAAAGCCAGCCGGTCTATGCGGACCCTGGTGCAACTACAACCGGCAAGAAGAGATAAGAAATACATGAGAGCTCTCATGATCTGGGCGTTCATCACCGGGCTGCTGAATGGAGTCCTGATGCGGCTACAAGACTTTTTCAGGGAGATGGAGGAGCTAGATGCTAGTGAACCCGTATGCCGCTAATAGCGGTGAACTAGCAGCAATACCAGGCACGAATATCCTAGTAGAATCGTGGGGGGTGGTTGGGACGACGTTCATCGACCCAGCCTACCCCGAGCGAGAGTGGACAGTCCAGGGGCTGTATCTCCCAGTGACAGGCAGAGCACTCGGGGGAATTCGGGCAAGAGTGATGGACCAAAAGGGGTTCATGAGCTTCTGCAACCAGCGGGATCTCGAAGTCCTCATTGAAGAGTCCACCCCTGGGACATTCTGCCGATGGCTAGGAGAGGAGTACCTGGAGCCAGGTGATCCTGGCTGGTGCGGTCTTTGTGTAGACAGTGAAGACCTCGTTGACGACCTGTTCGAGCGAGAGCTTGAAATGCGTGCGCAGTACCCCGAGGGGGCGCAATTGCCAAATGGCCTAACCATTGAGAGGCGAGTACACGACGGCAAGTACAACGACTACATAGAAACTCTGATGCTGCTGTGGGATTACAACACGGAAGAGAACTTCGGCCCAGACCCACGGCTGGAGACAGTGCAGCAGCGCTGGAGAAGCGTGGAGCGCACTAACGGAAGGGAACGAATGCACTTATGGAGCAGGCTGTAGACGACTACGAGGATGACCTCGAAGACGAAGAAGCAGTAGTGCTTGAAGAGCCAACCGGCTGCCAGTGCGTGCAATGCACAGACGAAATTGAGATGGTGGCTGAGGTATTCCTTCTGCGAATAGTTCAGCCATACTTCGTTGATGGGCAGCTACAACACATTGACGTTGCTGGTCCAGACGGCGGGTACGCCTATGACCCGGCGTTCTATTGTTTCGACTGCTGGGAGGAAGTACAAGAGCAGCTAACTGAGCAGATGGAAGATGCCCCGCCGCTGCAACACCCGGCTGGGCTTCTGCTGTGCGATATCTGCCAGAGCGATGTGCTCCAAGGCGAGATAGTCGGAATGGTGAGCTTCGGAGAAATACACTGGTCGGAGCGAGCCCCCAACCACGAACGAAGCCCCGTGTTCGTTGACATGGACAATGGCGAGCCAAAGCACATCTGCATTGGCTGCCTATACCACCTTGAAGAGAATAGAGATCACCCACTCTGGGTAAATGGGGTAGAGCCCATGCCCGGAGTCACTGCGCCAACCCTTGACGATTTGTTTGGACGAACCTGGAGAACACGCTAAATGGCCACTAGAAAAACTGCCGCAACCACAGCCGACGCACTCACCGCTGCCTCCCTGCGGAGCAGCGAGATTGACGAAGTTATCGAGGTATCAGTCTCAGCGCCCATGGATGGGTACCCCGGGCAACCTGACTGCAAGTGGGGGTTGCCGCTGCTCATTGAAGGGGACTCTGGCATCGCCAAGACTGCCCGAATCAAAGGGGTAGCTACATCGCTTCAAACGACGTTGTCCACCATCTACGCCGCGCCCCATCCGCCAGAAGACTTCGGTGGCGCACTCATCCCCGACGGCGAAGGCGATGCCAAGCAAATCGCACCGCTGCCACAGATCCGAAAGATGGTCAAAGAGAAGGCAGGCATCCTCTTCTTCGACGAGATCAACGGCGCCATGCCTGCTACGCAGGGCGCGCTCATGAGTCTCATCCACGAGCGGCACACAGGCGACGTAGATATACCTCCACGCGTACGCATCCTCGCCGCCATGAACCCAGAAGAGATTGCGGCTTGTGGCTTTCGGCTATCGCCACCCTTGGCGAATCGCTTCATCCACGTCACCGACCCTGGGCCAGATGCCCGCGAGTGGATCACCTGGCTGATGGGATCCTCTGCGACAAAGCTGCAAGGATCCCTTGATGCCATCGAGAAAATCGTCATTGAGGAATGGCCCAACCGGTACCCCGAAACACAGAGCCTGTTTGCCGGCTTCATCGAGAAGATGCCCTCGCTGCTGCATAAGCGGCCACCCATGTCTGACCCCCAAAGCGGTAAAGCTTGGCCCTCCCACCGTACGTGGGACTTTGCTACACGCGGCTGGACTACGGCCATCATCCTAGAAAAGAACGACTCCATTCGAGACGCCATGGTGGAAGCTGCCGTTGGGCCCGGTGCCGCTGAAGAGCTCATTCGCTACTTCAGGGAGGCAGACATCCCTAAGCCCTTGGACGTACTCAATGGTAAGTGGAAGATCAACATTGACCGGCTCGATGTTGTACTTGCAGCGTACACAGGCGCTGTTGCCTACGTTCGGCAACGGCCCAGCCGCGAGGAAAAAGAAGACCTAGCACCACTCGCCTGGCAGTCTATTGCAAAGCTGTTCAACGCGGGCCTTGCCGATATCGTCATCCCCGCCGTCGAAGGTCTCATCAAGGAAAGACTCGGGCACAACTCCGGGAATAAATCCATCAAGGAAGCAGCCAACCTTGTGCTGGTCCCTCTATCAAAGAGCAAACTCGCCAGTCACTTAGACGCAAGGGTATAACGCATGACTCTCACACCAACGAAGAAGGGTTGGGCGGCGCAAGACAAGACGTCCAACCTCACGTTGGCCCGTGCCTATGTGAAACAGTACGCCCCGTACATGAGCTCAACTCTGTACGGGCTTGTACCTTCACCGGTGCCCGGGCTAACCGCACTTGTGCACGGACCCATGGCTGTCTCGGAGCGACTGGTCCTGTACTACGACCCAGATTGGGTTGAAACAGTCAGCATGCTCATCGTGGCCACAGGGCTCATGCACGAATGCATGCACGCCCAGCTGCTCCACATCAAGCGAGGAAAGGCATTCGCAGACTCCAAACGGTTCAACCGCGCTGGTGACCTTTTCATCAACAGCTCCATGCGCCGCCAGCAAAAGCAGGTCAGGGTCACTAAGGGGACTACAAGCTCAAGCGGCGTCATTACCGAGGACATGTGGGAATTCCCTGACTGGGCACTCATGCCAGAGCGGTATGGGTTTCCAGAAGGGCTCACGGCTGACGAGTACTACGCGCTGCTCGAGCAATTCGAGAATAAAGCGAAAGGGCAAAGCCAAGAAAAAGGATCAGGGAAGGGCCAATCCAAAGACGGGCAAGACCCGTCCGAAGACGGCGAACCCAGCCCCGGCGAGGGCGACTCAGGGAAAGGAAAGATACTTGCGGGCTGCTGCGGCGGCATTGCGGGTAACCCCGTCAGCAAGGAACTAGAAAAAGCCCATGACGATGAGAAAGGACGATCTGAAGCCGACTGCAAAGGCATCGCCCTAGAAACCGCTCGGGCCATCAAGAAGCACATGGAATCGCAACAGGGGCGTGGAACTCTTCCAGGCTCCTGGGCAGAGCTCGTTGACATCAGCGAAGCTCAGTTCGAAGTACCTTGGCGCACCAAACTGGCAAACCTAGCAAGGCTTGCCATCGGGCGGGTAAGAACCGGCGGGCTCGACTACAGCATGCGCCGACCATCGAAACGCTCCTACCTGCGTGGAATCAACCTGCCTGGACTGATTGCCTATGACCCGAACCTCATGTTCATAGTGGACAGCTCAGGATCCATGGGCACCAGTCAACTGGCAGACGCCCTAAAAGTGATGTCCGACGTCATGGTGCAAACAGGCATTCAACGCGCGTGGTTTCTCGACGCGGACACCGAGGCAAAGCGAGCCCCTATCCTGGTAAGCCCACAAGACCTCAGGTCTCTTGAATTCCTTGGACGAGGTGGAACTGACTTTCGATCAGTCATCAACTACATCGACACGGACTTCATGCCTAGGCCAAACATGGTCATCTACCTCACGGATGGCGCAGGTACCGCACCAGAGCGCTGCCCGAATGGGATTCAGTTCATCTGGTGCATCGTGCCTACCCGGTTCAAAGCAAAGCCCGCGGACTGGGGTGAACTCATTGAGCTCGATGACTTGGTCGTTGATGAGGAGGCTCTTGAGTGAAAACTTCCACAAAAGTCCGGGATAAGAAAGGTAGAGGAGAAGTAGCCATCTTGGCTACGACAAGAAGAACATGTCAAAAACCTGGACAATCATTGTGTACTCGGCCGTTGGCCTCGTCTCGAGTGCTGCCATCTTCGTAGCTGGTCATGTCGTCGGCGCTCGCCGCGCACGCAAGCAGGACGAAGAGCAACAGCAACCGAAACGACAAACGTCCGAAGTCGCACAAGCGTAATCAGTATCGGAAAAGCTCCTCCACTCGAGTAGGAGCTTTTTCGTAGCTCCTCGTTAGACCGTACCAGCCGCGCGCCGTGGCGGCAGCTTATTGGGGAGCGGTCGCATATCCACTTGCGTTGCTGCAGCACCATTGGCGCCCAAGCCTGGCATGCCCCCCTGCGACTGCCCTGTCTGAGGCACTGCATTGCCCGGCATCGTCTGCAGGTATTGAAGCACCAAGTCAGCAAGTTCAGGCGACTGCGCGCGCAGCTTCTTGATGGCAAGGATCTGGCTAGCCGGATCTTGCTGTGCAAGCTGCATGGCTATCGTCTGCGCCATCGCTAGGATGTTCGAACCACCCAGCATGGCCTGACCCTCGGGGCCTGAACTTGTACCCATGCCCATGTTCTGCCCCAGTCCAAGCGGGCTTTGCATAGAAGACATTGGGTCGTTCGCCGCCTGCGACGCACCACCACCAAGAGGCATCGGCATTCCGCCCTGACCGCCGGGAGGTGCCGCGGCAGCTTCGGGACCACCAGGCTCGCCAGGCGCGGCAGGGGCAGCCAGCGCCGCCTGCGCGTCTTGCTGTGCCTTGGCCTGCATCTTCATCATGATGGCCTGCTGCTTGCCTTGAAGCTCGGCCATTGCCATCTGCTGCTTTTCCGTGGCCTTCATGCGAGCGGCCGTCTCCCGCTCCATGATCTGATCTTCCTTCTCCTGACTAAGGTCGGAATCTGCCAACAGCGTTGTGTCGCTGACCTTGTTCGCCTGGTTGAGCTGGAACAGGTAGGCCTTGCGCTGAATGTCGTCCGCCATCTTGAATGGCTTGAAACGAATCTGCGCCATAGGCCAGTCCATGAAGTCTGCCACTTGTCGCATCACCCAATTGGCCATGCGCTCATGCCGCGACAAGTACACAATGAACTGGTTCTCAAGCATGCGCATCGACACGTTAGTGCCGGCATAGCTGAGGCCACCCTTGATGAACTCAAGAGGGACCTGCATACCATTGATGAGCTGCTCGCTAAGCGTCTGCATCTCCTGCACCATGAGGAGAGCTCGACCATCGCCACCAATCGTTTGGTTCCCTACGGGCAACGGCAAGATCGGAATGTAGTTCGGGTCCATGCGCCAACGGGCAATCTCAGTTGCCACATGGTCACGCCAGTCCACGAGGTTGATGGTCGTGTTGTGTGTGGCTACACCGGCCACGCAAAACGATTTATCACCATGCATTTGAAACCCAATAACCTCGGGCACGTCATGCACGTCTTCAATCTCGGAGATGCGCAGAAGCACGTGGTCTCCACGAAAGAGACCACTCTTCTGAGTTCCGTACGCCTCTAAACCTCTGGCTGGCACCTCGCCAGCAAACAACGAGCGCAGATGGTTGGCGGCCTCCCCATTGAAGTTCAGATGGTACGCAACAGCCCTGTTGATACTGGCCTCTGTGGGTTCCTCACATAGCACCCCGCCAATCAGACCAAAGGATAGTAAAAGACGGCGTGCCTCCATGATCAGTGACGGGTTAGCCAACTTCAACGCTACTCGATTTGTGCTGGTCTGGAAATCGCAGCCATCGCCTGCGAATAGCGCGCGTAACGCGCACAGCACAACCTGCACGCTGCCCTCAGAAACCTCCGCTGGCATTCGTTTCTCCGCAAACCCCTCACCGCACAAGGAGAATAGCAGGTCGGACAACAGCACGTCCTCAATAGTCACACTGCGTCCATTCTGTTCTGATCGCTCATGTACAGATACACCACGGAACCCTAGACCCTTGACAGCCGCCTCTATCGCCGTTTCAATGTCGACTTCATTCAAGTGCAATGAGAACGACGCCAAGCCGCCCTTACTACTTCCCTCGGCCAAATAATACCCAATCAACTCGGCCAATCCAAGACTCATGGGCAGGTAGCGACTAACGCGGTCAATCCCATTACCAGCCCGGTGCATGCTGTATGCCGTGGCGTAGTCATCTTCGGACCAACCCATAGAGAGCAACAGATCTTTACGCTCACCATGACCGTGCCTTACAGCTGGATGCTGCTCCAGCCATTCGTACGCTTCCGCTGCCCCTTGACTCAGCCTGCGGTATACCCAGTGCTCGGTGGCGGCTCTCGACGTGTGCTCAGACAAGTCCAATAGCTCGCTCGGACGTACAATACGCGTTATCGGGTACGCAACGTAGTCGCCTTTCCTTAGCTGTGCCGCTGGTATAAAGGCTGGGTCTACAAGTCCTTCTCTAGGTTTCTTCCTACCACCCGCCCTTGGTACTGCCAAAATAGGGTGGTCCTCTGACACTACAAACGGAAAGGCTGGCAACGACGCTACCTTGAACCGGTACACTTTCTCTGCAGGTGCAATACGCCCAGGGATAGTACATGCTGGGTTTACCCCCCTCCGCTTGACCGCCTCTACTCGGCGCCAAGCACCGGTATGACTTCTAAGGTAATCACCCGTACTAACTTCTGCTGCTCGAACCAACCCGCCTATGGTTTCTACTAACGTGTCAGGAGACACGCAGTATGGATCAGACGTGCCAGAGCCCGCCTGCGGAAATAGAACACGCAACGGAAGAATATGCTCAAGGAGAATCGACTCCTGCGCCTTCTTCATGATCTGCAGATAAAACGTATCTTTCAAACAGGGCAGCAGCAGGGGCAACCCCCAGCCTCGATCTTGGTCGGCAAGCGTAGGCCGGCGCAGATGAAAGAACATGTCCTGATTGAAGACCACACCCTTTTGCTGACGAAGCGCCTGGATGAAAACCTCGGGGACCTGCTCAACAGCGTCCTTCTTACCAATGATGACGTCGTTACGAATGGTCGGTGGGATGTTGTAGAAGTAGGTGTAGTTCCCCGTGAGGTCCGAGTGTGTGACCTCAACATCCTCCGGGTTCCAGCGCATGACGCGCACGCCCGACTCATTCTTGAAGTAGATGTCCTTCGCGCGGGCAGTTCCTAAATGGCCACAACGCGGGCAGCTCAGCCTGAACTCGAAGTTCGTAAACACCCAGTGTGGGCGTATCCGCTTGGCCTCCGCCTGGTGCCCGCACCCCGCACAGGTCAAGTACTTCTTGAACGGGAAGCTCAAACTCGATAGGCAGTTGCCGTACGTATGGTAGTCAAGACCGCACTCAATCTGGTACGCGCGATAGTTCAAGTGATCTTCGAAGTACTCCTTCCATTTGGAGGCAACCCTGCTGTCCTCATGGTCAATGAGAATCTCGGTGATGGGGTACTCGGAAAGCTTGAAGACCGTCGCGTTGATGATCGGGTTGGTGAGGAAGTAGTACCTGCACCACCGAAACATGTTCTTGACCGTAACGGGCAAGTACGTGTGCGCGATGTCGAAGAATGGGCTTGGGTAGTTGACACCCTGATTGAAGCCATTGTTGATGCGCCCACGTGTGGCAGCAAAACGCAGGCCTCCACCCGCGCCCACGCCACCCATACTCATCGCGCCAGGGATACTCATGGGCTATTCCAAACCTCCGCTACCACCACTATAACCTGAGCCAAACACCCGTTCGGTGGCGACTTGCCCCGTGTCCCCTGGCTCAGTTGCAGGGGGACGTGCTGGTTCGTGCGGCACATGCGAAGGAACCGGCTGCTGCCCACCGCGTCGCATGCGGTCGACACCCTTTCCGATCGCACCGCCTCCTCGCTCGAGCGCACTGCTCAAAGCGAGACTACCTGCCAACGACAAGGGGGCCGCCATGGTGCCCAAGGTGCCACCTGCCAAACGACCAATGCGCTCACCCTTGCCCATGCCCTGACCGTTCTCTCCACCCGGGGCACGCAGCGCCTGCACGGCTTGCATCGCGGGGAGACCCACCATCAAGGCCTTCATCCGTGGACTCGCGCCAGCCCAGCCCGCGTGCAGTCCTGCCTTAGCCGTCGGCAATAATCCTTCTCGGCCAATGGATTTGGCAATGCCCGGGAGACTAGTAAGGCCCATCTCCTGCGCCTTTTCCGTAGCCCCTAACGTGGCTTTTGCTCGAGCAACCTCAACGGGATTGCCCGCCTCCATGGCCTTTGCCAACGCCGCACGCGGACCTGCTGCGCCGGCGCCAATGCTCTCGACGGACTTTGCCGTGCCGCCTGGAGCCCACCCCGTCAAACTGTGCACTTGCCGCTGACCGAACCGAGAGAACGATCCGGCAGTGTTGTTCTTGGCCGCCAAGCCCTTGGTCAAATCCTGCACGGCTTGAGGACGCATGCCGCCCGCGGCCGCACCAAGTGCCCCACCCGCCAATGAACCAACCATGGCGCCCCGCGCCGCACCACCAAGACCACGCTGCAACCCATGCACAGCAGAAGCGCCAATGCCCTGGCCCTGCCCGCGTGCTTCCCGGTACCCTTTGACCAATCCATGGGCGCCACCGACGGCGAGCCCCGCACCAAGGCCAAGTCCGAGCCCACTGCCGAGCCCGGCCTGAATGGCATTGCCTGCAAGCGCTTCCTTGCTGAGCTGCTCAACAAAGCCGCGCATGACGGGTTCAGTAAGAGTCGGTTCATACATGACGAAGCACCTGCAGCTGCAGCTCAAGGCGTTGACGAGACGCCTCTAAGTATACGTTGGACACAAACATCCGCCGAAGCTGCTCATCCTCAATGCTGTCCCCTCGAGGGGGCCTACCGGCGGCCTTCACTAAGGGCCACTTCGACTGCACGTATGCGGCATCCACAGGATAGTCAGAAACGTCCACGGTCACAAAATCCATCGGGGCTGTGGGAAAGAGCTCACCCCGATAGCGATACACCTGCTGCAGGTAAGTCTTGACCTCGAGACTCCACTGCATGTCGTCGCGAATGCGGTTGGCGATGTCAACGGCAACCATACACTCGGCAATCTCGGGCACCTGCGCACTGTGAAAATCGGCAAAAGAGCCGTTGAACGCCGCACAGCAATGCAGGAAAATCTCCCACTGCAGCCAAAACGTATCAACCAAATGGAGCGTTTTGCAGGCCTGCACCTTCTCCAGATTGACCTCAGAGACGGTGGGCGTTCGAAAGTCCTGCTGCACGTGCGCAACCAACGTCTCGAGCTCCCAACCAAGCCAGTCAGCCCCATACCGATTCAACAGGGCCAAATCCAGCGTGAGCGGGTGTGTGTCGGGGTTCCGAAACAGGTTATCCAGCGCCACGCTGGACACCTTCGACTTTGGGTAAAGCGACGCTACAGTCGTAGGATTTACCCGCTCGTCACCCTGCGTGGTCTCAACCACGATGGTCGGTTCCTCTTCAATCAGCTGGGCGGGGTCACGAACTTTGGAGAGGACTTGCTCGTAGATGCCGTTACTGGACGTCATGGAGACCCGTGGCGCTGTTGTCCGAAGCCGCTCGAGCCATTCTTCGCTGCTGATCGAGCGGCAGCGACATGAAGATGCCCCAAGGGTCCTTCTTGAATTCCTTCTTGAAGTCAGGTCCGTAATCGTCCGCCAAGGTAATGCCGGCAGTCACTGAATAGTTGGCAATTTGACGCTTGGTGACGTAATCGTTGCCGCTCAGCCAACTGTCCCCGTCGTCGGCTGCAGTCTTTTCCACGCCAAACGTCGAGGCATAGGGGTCTAGCACTGCCTTATCGTAAAGGTGGTCAATCTCCGCGAGCTTATCGAACTCACCGAGCGTCTCACAAAATAGGTCTGGGCCGAGCTCCTCACGGTGCGCGTAGAGCACCTCAAGCACTGCGGCCTGCTTTTCCAGCAGGTGGGGCAAGCGCATGTCGTAGGCCATTTGACTCTGCTCTTCGGGGGCAAACGTTGACGACGCATACGCCGCGGCTGTCTTACTGAACTCGATACCAAGCTCCGCTGCCCGGGGCACCAGGTTGACCGCGAACTCGCGGCGCATGGCCGGCTCCATCTGGTTCGAATGCGTATCGAAGTAGGCCGAAGCCATCTTGACTTGGTCATAGCTGTCCAAGGGGAATACACCCCCGACGGCGTAGCGTGACGCAGCCTTTTCCTTGATCAGCTTGGGCGGCTCCTTATTGAGCACGCCGATGTGGGGACGAAGTGCTGCAACAGGGGCCTGCGGCGCCTTATCGTACTGCTCTCCAGCTGTGCCCCGCGTGGTCTCGAGCTCGGGCGGCACATCACCGCGGTGCCCGTCTACCAAGTGCCCCACAGCGGCCGACTTCATCACGCTCGTATTGCTGCTACCAGGCTTGCCGCGGGCACCCGCCGCTGCCAAATCCCCAGGAGGCTGGCTAGGCATGAGGCTTGTCCCTGTGAGCTCCGCACCCTTCAGCATGCCACCGAGCGCGCGCTGATTCTGGGGAGTAAGTACCTGACCACCAGCGGCGCTGTTCGCAGCAAGGTTCTGGCTGAGCGCGCCCGCAGCCCCTTTGATTTGAGACGGAGCCGTGAGCGCTGTGAGCACTGTGTTGACGCCAAGCGCAACCTTCTCAAGCGCTTCAGGAACTTCAATCCCGTACCAGGCGCACGCGACCTTGAGGTTCTCTGCAGCAAGCTTTTGGGCCTCGGGGGGCAACTTGTGCCCGTGCTTGAAGAAGTACGCCACGTTGAGCTCGGTGTTACCGGCATCGACACACGCATACTTTCGAAGACGATCATCCCCGTTCATCAACACCAGGGCAAATACATCATCGGGCAACGCGTCTCGCACATCGGAGGTCAACACCTGCGCGGTCTTCACCGTCTCAGGCACTACATCCAACGAGGGGAAGATGCTCTTGAGATCGCTCGGGTTGTCGTACAGGTCCAAAACAAGGCCGGTAGTTTGCATTGAGGCTTCTCCAATAGCGCAATCAGACAGTTATACCATTGAAAGGATACGAGAACATCAGGGAAAAGAGAACTGAGGCAAAGGACAGATAGCTAGCGTTAGGAGAACTATGCTGAAAACCAACTACACCACAGAGGAAAAACCAAATTGCTTCGGGAAAATGTACGCAGCCTCAGCGCCAGAATGTGTCGGAGGACATGACCCAGCATACCTCAATGAGGAGAACGGAACGCGGGTAAGAGATCGTTGCAACTTCGCGTCATCCTGCGCGGTACAAATGCAAGCCTACAGAAATGCAGGCTCGCCAGTACATGTGCCGGTTACAAACTTGACAAGACCGGTGACTTCGTTCACTCCAACAAGTCCAGTAGCCCGCCCGCCATGGACTCCACAGCCGCCACAAGCCCCGATGCAGCCTCAGCAGTGGCAACACGGCGCCCAGCAAATGATGCCCATCAACCACTACATGCCGCAGTACCTGACCGCACGACAGCCCGTCGTCCCCGGTCAAAGCATGGCCAAGCGCCTACTCATCGAGGCAGGACGCTCTATCGGCAAATCCCTCGGGCATACGATAGCCCACTTCTTCGATGTGGAGATCTTTGGTGCCGGAGGTAATAAGCCGAACGGGGGATAAGGAATCGAATGAAGCTCATCAAGCGTGATCCAAACCTCGCCTACCTAGACAACACGCTCTGGATACCCAAGAGCCAGATCAATGTGGAAGGCGTAAAGCACGCGCTCGAGTTTGAGCTTCCAGAACGCAACATGATCAAGGTGCTTCAGCTTTGGGAGGAAGCTGAGCACCACCTGATCGTCCCCCGCGCATTCTGGAAGCCAGAAGACTTGAGCTTCCCGTGCATCGACTGCCGCCCCGAGTACTTCCCGAGAGCGGACATCCGCAGCAACATCTGCCTCGACATGAAGCCAGGCCCTGGTGGGCTACTACAACAGACGGGCAGCGACCTGCAAAAGAGAGCCATTGAAGCACTCCTCAAAGCCACAGGAGGGACGCTTCAACTGGCTTGCGGCAAGGGCAAGACAGTGGTTGCTCTTCACTTAGCCTCCCTTCTCAAAGTACCCGTCATCATTGCCGTGGACAACACGCACTTGCTACGGCAATGGCAAGAGGAAATAGCCAAGCACTTGGTTGTGCCGGGCGGGGTTGGGCTAATACAAGGGCAGGTCAAGGACTGGAAGAAAGACATCGTGATGGCCACCTACCAGACGTTGGCACGGTGGGCGGACACGATGCCGGAACACATACGCCGTCGCTTTGGCCTTGTCATCTGGGACGAGGGGCACCACGTCAATGCCCCTACCTTCTCGAAGTCAGCGCCTCTTTTTTACGGTTATCGTTTGGCGCTGACGGCAACGCCCGACAGATTGGATGGCTCGCACGTCATCTGCCAGCACCACGTGGGCGACATCATCTTCAAGGACGTCATCCAGGACTGCCCGCCCAGCATCACATTCAAATGGACCGGGTACCGCCTCGACCTCGAAAGTGATGAAGTCAAAAAAGAGGTCTGCGACAAGAACAGCGAAATCCACCTCGGCAAAATCGCCAGCCACTTCGGAGGCAACCGCGACCGCCTCGTCAACATCGTGCTTCCCGAGGTAGCCCGCCTAGTTGCCATGAAGCACAAGGTACTTGTCCTCTCGTACTCGGTCGATGAGGTCATCAACCTCATGACCCTGTGGACCCGGCAAGACCCAAACACTCTGCTGTATTCGGAGATACCCTACCCAACTCCGAATGAAGTCGGGGAGACGCTAACCCCCGTCGAGCTAAAGCCAGTGGCGGCAAAGCGACTGGAGGATACCGCAGCCGAAATTCGCCGAAACCTCAATCGCCAGAATCTCCCAGCGGCTAAACGCACCGCGTTCACCGAGCGCCTAAAAAACTACACGACGCTCCTCAAGCAGTTCGAGGTCTGGAAAAAGACCGAGAAGGTCTATCGCCAAAGACAACGCCAGTTCATTCAGGCATTGCTCACCGCCCCAAGCGACTCTGGCCTATTCACAGAAGCAGTCAAACCAGAGGACAGGTTTCAGATGCTGCGCGAGCGACAGGTCATCTTCGCCATCATGAAGTATGGCAAGGAAGGCCTCGACGACAAAAAGCTCTCAGCCATTGTCGTCAGCGAGCCTATGTCCGACAGAAACACCCTGCAGCAGATCATGGGGCGTCCGCGGAACAAGAGTAACTCAGAGCTCGTGTTCCTCGAAGACGACATCGCACCGCTAATTGGGCAGTGCCGCAAATTGAGAAGACACCTCCGAGAATGGCCTGTCGAAGAAGGCGGGCCTTTTAGATACAACCTAGTTGGACACCCAGCGACATTGAGACGGCAAGGAGCCACTACATGGAATCAATTGAGTCAGCAAACAACGGATCGGTGGGATCCGCAGAGCAAGAGGCAACCTGGGTTGCGATCACCTGTGGCCCCAACCGGTACATTGCACTCGCGATAGGCACCAGGAAGGACATAGACGTCATTCACACCTGTGGGGGCGTTCTTCGCTGCACCGAAGCCTTTGAGTTCGGTAACCCTGTGCAGACGCACCAAGGGCCGCAAGGGATAGAAATCGGCAAGATCCACTACTCGACGAGGCTCGACTCCACCCTCTTCAAATGCCCAGTCCAGTTCAACCTGGCCGGATCTACGCTCTACTACATCGAGGACCTCGACAAAAGAGGCGGAGACTACGACCAATACATGCGGTTCATCCGAAGCGCTAAGATGTCGGCAGAGCAAGCGTACAAGGACCGGGTTAGTCGTTCATCAGGGATCATAGCCGCTACAAGCGGGGCGGTAAGTCGTGGAGGAGCTAATGGGCCAGGAAACCGCGGGTACTGATCCCAAGCCAGGGGTCGTGGTCAAGCCAGACTTCAGCAAGCCTCTGCATGAGCTAGAGCAGGAATGGAACAACTGCTCCAAGTGTGATCTCGGCAAGTACCGACAGGCTAACGGCGGCGATGTGGTCTTTGGGGAAGGAAAGCCCCGAGGCATTCTATTCGTTGGCAGAAGCCCATCGTCCGTTGATGAAAGACATGGCCGCCCGTATATCGACGACCACGGGGGCAGGCTTCTGCGTAAGTGCCTGGCCCATTACCGCATTCGCACCTACTACATCACCAACGTCACTGCTTGTAGAGCCTGCGCGCCAGTGCTGGACAACGATGGCCAGCCTCGGATGTATCCCGAGCGCAACGGAAGACCTGGCGGGATCATCTACCAGGATCAGGCACCTACGACGACGCAGCTCACCACCTGCTCCCCACGCCTGTACCAAGAAATCTACAGCATCGACCCCATTGTCATTGTGGCTATGGGGCAATCTGCCGCTTCATTTCTGGCACGGGGCAACGTCAACATCAAAAAGCTTCGAGGCACTCCCATGGAAATAGAAGTTCCAGGGGCAGGCCACCGAGCGGTGTTGACCTCCAAGAAGAGGGAATGGATACACTCCGTCAAAGGAGTGACAGTACTTCCTACGGAGCAAAACCAAGTCAGGTACCTCATGGTGCCGACCTACGACGTAGCGACCGTCTATGACAAACGCCACGATGCAGCAGAGGGGAGTCTATTTCAAGACTTCGCTGGTGATGTATTTCTGGCAAAGGTCATCTACGATCGATACTACGAAGAAACCGAAGGTATGATCCCAGAGGCTTATACGGAAGACGTACCGACGGACATTCTCGACGAGATGGAATTGGAGGACAGCGAAAATGGCTAACAAGAAAAGAACACCATCGACCGGCGGAGTTGCCAACGTGACCAAAGCTCCACGGCTCCCAATAGCGGAGATACCACAAGTACAAAAGGTGGTTGACCTAAAGCAGGAGATAGACGCGCTCAAAGCCGAACACCCCGGCATCTTCATGAAGCTTGCCGACCTAGTTGACCAGTACAACACAGCCCTTGAAGAAGCCACCAATGAGGTGCGGTCCCGCGGGGTAACCTGTGGGCCCTTCGAAAACTTCTTCGTGAGCACCAAGTACGATGCAACGAAGATGTACGAAGAGATTGGAGAAGAGCTGTTCCTGCAGTGTGGCGGGACCAAGGCCAAAGTCCAACAGCTCAAAGTGGATCCCAACTTGGTCGAGGCTGCCATCGCATCGGGCAAGATTCCAAAAGAGTGCGTGGACCACTTCCGCACGATCTCCCGCGGCTACCACAAACCTGACCCCATCAACATCACATGAGCGGAAACAACTTCACGCGTGTCCGAGAATCTTCCACAGGCAGGCATTCAGAGGCTGGGCAAGTCGTAGGGGACAACTACTCAAAGCTGCTCTCTAAGACCACGAAGGACCCAGCTAAAGTCGCCATCAGCCTATCTGAGAGCTTGGACTTTGGCGCCATGAAGGTGTCGGCCACCGTAAGCTTGGCTTGCGACCAAAACGAACCCACCATCAACAAGGCTGGAGAGCTAGCCTTCAGCAAAGCGCTCGAGCTCTTGCGAGATAGCTGGGCTGAATTCAACAAAGGCGGAGGCTAACCATGCCAGTAAAAGGGATACCTGACTTCGACGGGATAGCGCTACTACAAATCGACCCCATCGACTTCAGCTCTACCGACGTGCGACTAGTGGCACACGGCGCTTTCATCAACTTGACCAACGGCAACACGTACGGAGAAACGACGCTCTCACGCTGGTCAAAAAATACGTTGAACCTGTTGGCACTCCTGCGGGAAAGTATGGAGCAAGACATGGCTGACGTAGTATTTGTTGCAGACACCATTGGCCAAGATGCCGGGCGGGGAGGATCGCTAGTAAATAAGCCTCCCACCGGCATCGGAGAGCATGCCGCTTCTACACCAGAAGCCGGATCCATCTGACACGCCAGTTCTTGGTGCCATACGTGACCGTATGCACAACATGTTGTGGTGCATTGCGATTGGGTTGACTTATGCGCGACCCAATCGCAGTATCATTCCCCCCTTTTGCCAGATGGAGATCATTTGAGTGGCCAACACGGAGCATGCTTTACTGAGCCACATCATTCGAAAGAGAGAGCTAGAGAAGGCGTTGGAGTGGGGCATAGAATCAGAGGATTTCAAGACAAACGAGGGGGCCGCCATTTTCAAGATGATGATGGGCATGTACCGCGATCCGCGAAACATGGGAGGCCTGCTCGGTGAGTACGCTGTAAAAGAGCAATTCCCTGAATTCATCTTCTGCAACGACGAAGGGACAAATCTAGACACCTACTGCATGCTGGTGCGCCGCCAGCGGCACCTGCGTAGCAATGCCTCGATAGCTCAGGCGCTGGTAGACACGCAAGACGACCCCATAAAGACCGCATCCTCCTGTGCCCATCTGATACAGCAAAAAGTACTTTCGATTGGGTACGGGTCAAGGGACGACGTCAGCTTCGCAGATGCCCTAGGAAGAGCCATCACCGACCATGACCTCAGGCAGTCCGGTGTCGATCTATCGGTATGCCGCTGGCCTTGGGATCCCTTCAATGAGTCCTCAGGCGGCGTCGAGAAGGACGACTACATCGTTTTCTACGGCAGACCAAAGAGCAAGAAGTCTTGGGTACTCGCTGAGTTCATCGCCAGCGTGTTCAACCAGAACAAGGTGCCGCTGATCTACACAAAGGAGATGACCGCTGACAACATCTTCAAACGCGTCGGCGCCTGCCTGCAAAGACTCCCTTACCAAGAATTCAGACTAGGTCGCCTCTCAGAAGCTGAACGTGCACGGCTAGCCCAGCTACTAGACTTGGCGCAAGACATCCGACGCTACGCCAAGGACATGGTCTGCCTCGATGGCAAGGACACGGACAATGGCGACACCATCGAGTGGCTCACCTCCAAGGTGAAACGGTACAAGCCGGATGTAGTGTTCATCGACGGGCTCTACCTCATGAGCGATAACCGTGGCTCACGCGGACAGAAGGACAACTTCCGAGTACAGAACATCTCACGAGCTGCTCGTCAGATGGTGCTAGAGACAGGAGTCCCCCTCGTTGCCACCATGCAGGCTACGCGCTCCGCTGCAGCACACAAAGGAGCAAACCTAGACGAGATTGCCTATTCAGACGCCATCGCCCAGGACGTCACAGCAGCAATCCGCGTCATCAACGAAGACCCCAAGGAGGACGACCCCGACCGTCGCCCCAAAATCACCATGGTAATGGGCGGCGCACGCGAGTTCCATTTCGCAGGGTGCCAAATCTCTGGAATCCCAGCCACGGACTTCAGCTTCATCCGCAACCTATCCGCCAAGGAGGTCAATAACGCCAAGCAGCGGGATGATCGCCAAGATGAAAAGGCCAGCGGCCAAGCACCTGCGAAAGGACCGAGCAAGAAAGAACTGAACTCCATGGCAACTAAGGGCGAAAAGCTCAACTACGCCAAGAGCCCATCACTAAGGGGGCACATCAAATGAGCAACGATACGTCATCCACGGCCCACATAAAGGACACCGTCTACAAGCACCTATCCAAAGTGCGTCCGGCAGGTCCAGACAACTTGGTGGCAGTCTGCCCATTTCATGATGACTCAAACCCCTCCTTTGCCATCGATATCCACACAGGACTCTGGCTTTGCTACGCCTGCGGAGAAAAGGGTAACTTCAGGAGCTTTCTAAGTAAGCTCGGGATGAGCCGTGACGAGATCCGGTTTCATTACGGCAAAACGTTAGAAGAGCTCAAGCAGAATGCGCCTCCACCTCCAGACCCCGGCAGGCCCGGCGTCGTCATGGAATCAAACCGTCGTATACCGGAGGAATTGCTCGGCATCTTTCACAGGTGCCCGCGATCTCTTTTAGCTGATGGTTATTCACGAAAGACTCTGAAGAGCTTTGGGGTGGGGGTAGACCTGCTGCACAAGCGGATCACCTACCCCCTGCGTGACCTCATGGGCCATCTCGTGGGGATCAGCGGCAGGTCCATCAACAATGCATCCCCGATGCGGTACAAGGTCTACAAGGAAGAATACAAAGCGTGGGACCTACCTCCCTACGAGACCGACAAGAAGTGCCTCCTCTGGAACGCGCATAGGGTGCTGCCGGCAGTAATGAACCAAGAGCTTCCGGAAATCGTCATTGTTGAAGGGTTCAAGGCTTGCATGTGGCTAACACAAGCTGGTATCCCTAACGTCGTGGCACTGATGACCAAGACCATGAGCTGGGAGCAGCAGTGGATTTTGGAAAAGCTAAGCAGCAGCTATGTCCTCATGTTGGACAATGACGAGGCGGGAATGGATGGCTACGTGACCATCAGCAGAGAACTGGCAAAATGCTCACCGCTAGTGAAGATCGTAGAGTACGACAAGCCACAACCAACAGATGTTCCTTTAGAAGAACTTCCTCAACTCATAGCATCGGCAGTCAATTACAACGAAATCATGGTTACCTAAGTGAGGCCCTGAGCGGCCACAGAAAGTGAAACGCAATGGCATTCGGTAAGAACAACGCAAATCTCCAAGGCATGAGCCTTCGTCAAAAGATGAAGCAAGGCGCCCGGAAAGCTCCGAAGGGCGGGGGTGGAAGAAGCACACCCTATTTCGTCAATCGGTATGAGCCGCCCACAACGGGACCGGCCGACATCATCCGTCTAATCCCGGGGGAGTATGAGGCACCCGTTGTCGACTACGACAACAAGGACTTTGCCTTCGACGAGAATGGTCAGCCCATCACGGCGGTCTACCCGTTCTACCGCTACATCAACTACTTCCACGGGGGTAAAAAGCAGGGCTGCATTGGGTCAGAAGGGCCCCTAGGAGAGTTCAAAGGTAAAGGGCAACCCTGCGTTGCTGCTGACTGGTTCTGGTGGGAGTGGCGTGAGCGCCAACGCCACAGCGTCAACGGCAAGCCCGCAGCCAAACCCAAGGCAATGAGCCGCAGTGATAAGTGGGCCTTTACCGTTGTTGTAGAAGCTCCCTTCTACCAGGTCCCACAGATCGACAAAAACTCTGGGCAGATCCGCGTCAACCCCAACACGAAAGAGCCCTACTACGACTGGCGCAAAGGCTCCGTACGCGGAAACGACGAGTACGCCGCAGCTGGATACAAGAAGAAGGATGGTCACCGGCAGCACTGGTCTATGCCGTATGCTCACTTCAACGTGCTCACTGAGTACGGGGACAGCCTCGCCAAGCACTGCCGAAGCTGCGGTGGCAACAACACCATCGAGGAACTGGCCCTCGTCTGCCGCAGCTGTGGAGAGGCTATTGTCATCTTCGACGAAACAACGCTATCGGACGACGACATCCTCCGCATGCGTGATGAACCCGTGCAATGCCCCCACTGCAAGTACCACGGCTATCTGGACAACGTCATCCAGTGCACCAACTGCGATAAGCCAGAGGCGGCAACGCTCTTTGACTTTGACCTCGAGGTAAAGCGCATCCCCGGCTCGGACGACGCCAACAACAAGACAACAACGCTCTCAATCCTGCGAGCGATCGGACCACGCCCCTTGAACCCAAAGTTTGGGGAAGACCTGCGCAAACCGCTAGACCTACCCAAGATCTTTGCCCCCACACCGCTCGCACAGCAAGAAAAGATGTTTGGCACTCCACCAGACGACAGCGATGAGCCGTTGACAAGAACACCCGTCACCCGAACACCTGAGCCGCCCGCTGAAGAAGAGGAAGAGGCTCCGTTGGACGAGGGCGAGTACTCTGATTACAACAGCTAACTAACCAATGAAAGGAGAGGGCCTCTTTACTAGGGGCCCTCTTTCTACTTATGGGCTGGAATATTCAGTTACCGGATGCCGAGTACTACGATCTCCAAAGCCCTGGGCTAGATGGGATTGTTCGTGAAATCAGAGACCAAAAGAGTGTCGCCATCGACACTGAAACCGACGGCCTCTCCATTGTCCGTTGTCGTCCCTATTACTGGTCGTTGAGTTGGACGAGTAAGAACGGGCGTGACCGTAGGCTTTCCCTCAAGGCCGATGCCTTCCCCGCATTCAAAGAAGTCTTCAACGACTACAACCGCAGCTGGGTCTTTGTAAACGCCAAGTTCGACGCACACATGATGGCCAATGGCGGGTTCCCTTTGAAGGGAAAGCTCGTCGATGTCTCGGTCATGCATGCACTGCTGTACGAGGAAGATCCCCACGGGCTAAAGGACATGGCTCGCGTCCATCTCGGATGGAAGTGGACCGACTTCTCCGATACCTTCGGGAAAGTTCGAGCCAGGACGTGCATCTGCGGCGGCACGGAAGCCTCACACGGCCCCAACAGGAACTTCTGCAAAAAGACGGGCTGCATGCAGTTTCGCCAGGTCAACTCGCTCGACATGCTGGAGAGAGCCGAACGAGAGAACCCAGAGCTCCTGGTGGACTACACCGCCAACGACGCCTACGGCACCTGGAAGCTCAAGCAGCTGCTCGACAAAGAACTTGCAGAAGCACAAACGCACAGCCTCTACACAGACCAGTGGCCTTACATCCACACAATGTACGACTACTTCTACAAGACAGAGGTGCCCTTCACCAGAGTCCTGTGGGGCTGCGAGCGCAATGGCCTCAAAGTAGACCGGGGGTATCTCGAGCGCATCTCACCGACCATCCTCAGCGATTTAGAGAAGCTTCGCTTTGAGATCAATAGGCTCACCGGGCGCATCATGAAAACAGCCGGGCCCGACCTGGTGAAGTACTTCATCGATGAATGCCGACTTACCCCGCACAAGATGACCAAAGGCGGTAAGAGCGGCGTCAAGAAACCCTCCATCGACGCAAAGTACCTCGGTTGGGTAGCAGAGGAGTATTCCGACGAAACCGTAGGAAAGGTTGCCAAGCTCCTCATCGAGCACGGCGCCATCTCAAAGCAGTTCAGCACCTACATCGAGAAGATGCCAGGAAGGCTCGACCCTAACGACTGCGTTCACATGAAGCTGAACCAGGATGTGGCCCGCACGGGGCGCCTCTCCTCCAGTGATCCGAACATGCAGAACGTGACCACTGGCGAGAAGGATCGCTTCCATCTGCGAAACGCCTTCATCTGTGAGGCAGACGAAGACGTTGTAGTTGCCGACTACTCACAGCTGGAAATGCGGCTACTAGCCGCTGCTGCGCAAGAGCCGGCCATGATGGACATCTTCCACAAGAACTGGGACATCCACACGGGCAACGCTGTGCTCATGTACGACATCCCCTACGAGGAAATCGTAGAAGCAACGGCGATTGCTAAGCAGGTCAAGAAAGGCAAGCTCCCCGAAACAGCCCTTACGCCCCGCGTCTGGGAATGCCTCAACGCACGCAGCGATGTGAAGAACATCGGGTTTGGTCTCAACTACGGGATGAAGTCCAAAGCCATGGCCGCCCGCATGGGCTGCTCTGTCGCCGAAGCCGAAGCCAAGATCAAGCGGTACATGGAGACCTACCCTGCCGTTCGAGCTTACTTCGACCAGGCCATCGTCGAGGTTCGGGATTGTGGCTATGCCTTTACCCTCATGGGGCGCCGTCGTAGCCTCCCTGACATCTGGGCAAGGCGCGACTACCAACGCTTCAGGGCTGAACGTCAGGCATCCAACCTGCCCATTCAGGGCACGGCCGCCGAAGCGTGCAAGATGGCCATGACCAGCATCTTCGAGGACGGAGAACTCGAACGCAAGTACGGCTACAAGATGCGCCTGCAAGTCCATGATGAAATCCTCGGCACCTGCCCCAAGGAGCACACGGACATCGTGAAGTCCTACATCAAGGAATGGATGGAACACCCATTCCCGAGCGACATAGGAGTCCCACTAACCATCGACATTGGCTCAGGCCCCTCCTGGGGTGCCGCCAAGTGACATGAACAAGTTCGAGCTAGACCGCATGGTGGCCTTCGATATGGACATGGAAATTCAAGAAGTAGCCAGGGTAACCTCACTCTTCTTGGAGCTTGCCGTCAAAGACATAGCAAAAGGCCACCCGCTAAATCTACGTTGCTTTGGCAAGTTCAAGCTTGCTATCCAAGGTGGTGCACCTCCCCCACATCAACGCTACGGGGGAGGGAATAACAGCGAAGACGGACAACAACGGCGCTTTCGAGTACACTTCAGAAAGTCGGTCACCCTGGCTAAAGCAATCAGGGCCCAACAGGAGAAGAAGCATGGACAAGTACGCCGTTGATGAATCAGTCGATCAAAACGTGATGGAAAAAGCGGCAGCGCAAGGCTGCCCCGAGTGTGGTGCCAAATGCGAACGGCATGGCAACCTGCTCTTTTGCCCGGTCCATGGCAGTTCGCCGTTCGAGAAGCAAAGAGACGATGGCAGCCAAAAAGGTCAGTAAGAAAGTCCAAAAGAAGAAGCCGGTACACCGCCAGCCCAGCACAACCAAGGCTGCCCCGACGCGGGTAGTGACCGATGAAAGTAGACGGCCCGTAGTAGCTACGCGCGGCCGTCTACTGGGTCTCCCCACCGTCACCGCGGCGCAACGAGCTGCCAAGCTCCGCGCGACAATGAGTAAAATCAACGAAAAGCACAAGGGCAACGTTGTAGTACCCGCAGACAAAGCGAGCTCAAACTCATACCTCCGACGACCCTGCGGCGTCATGCAGATCGACATCGACACCGGAGGCGGCATGCCAGCGCAGTCCTTCGTGACCATCGGGGGACCTGATAACTCTGGCAAGTCTTCCTTGCTCTATTGCTACTTTGCGATGCACCAGCGCCTGTACGGCGATGACGCGTACATCGCTCTGGCCAACTCTGAGGGGAACATCGACTACCTACAGGCACGCCGCTGCGGCTGGATCGTCCCAGTCCCCATGGACTACATAAAAGCGCAGCAACAGGAGCGAGAGGCAAGGGGGGTACCACTCCTTACCCAAGAAGAAATCACAGAACTTCGCCGTAGCGTTGGCACCAACACCATCGTTGAGGCCACCACAATGGAGGACATCCTCGACATCACCGAGGAGCTGCTCGCGACAAACCTCTACGGCATCGTCGGCATTGACTCCTATGAAGGGCTGTCCCCCAAGGCTGAGCTTGCTTTAGACTCCCTCGATGATCATGCCCAGCAAGCGCTCAGAGCCAACAACATCACCCGCTTCTTTCAGCACTACGGCCCCATCAAACGGGACCCAGGCCACTTCACCACGCTGATGATGACCACCCAGGTGCGCAGCAATCGTAAGAAGGGTGAGCTGCCTGGGCCCATGGCAAAGTACGCCAAGGACTGGTCCGACGACACAAGCGCCTGGGCACTCAAGCACTGGCGGTCCATTCACCTAAAGGTCTATAGCGGCGGCAAAATCTACGAGGGGCCCAAGAGCAGCCAACACGTCGTTGGCAAAGACGTCAACTGGGACATCAGCAAGGGCAAAGACGGAACCCACGACGGCATCAAGGGCTCAACCCCGTACTACTACGACAGCCGGTGCTTTGACACCCTGCGGTCCGTCATCGTCGCAGGCTTTCGCTACGGCATTGTCGTAGAAAAAGAGGGCCTGCTCACCTTCATGAACAACGGCGAGCCCGACCAATACCTGTGCCGCATTGCGGGACCTGAGCAGTTCATCCAAGCCATGCAGGAAGAACCCAAGAGTGAATGGCAGCTGCGTGCGGCCATCTTGGCTGCCGCAGGCGTCTCTGGAATCTATCGATAATGAAACAGCTCTCCGCGAAGGCGACCCGCCGACGCTCCCAGAGGCAAGAACGAGAGCTCGCTGAGGACACGGGAGGCAAAGTCCAAAAAGGCTCAGGCTGCCTCCCGTGGGCCAAGAGCGACGTCACCAATGTCTTTGGGAGATTCAGGGCAGAGTGCAAGTTCACCCGCGCTCGCTCATTTACCATCACCCGTGAACTCATCTATAAGCTCCGTGGAGAGTGCGATTTTCACGAGATACCCGTCATCGACGTTTCATTCGTATCCGCCACAGGGAAGACAGACGAGCGCTGGATTTGCATGCCCTACGCCGAGTGGCTCAAGCAAAACGGCAAGGAGTAACTATGGGATTAGTCCACGTTTCGGACCTCTACACCCAGCCCAATGACGTGATCGCTAACTACATCCTCTGGGCTGGGGACTTAGGGTCTATCTACGAGAACTTCATCAAGGAGGACGACGAAGACGTATCCTTTATCGCCGGCTGGCATGGGTCAAAAGCTAGGTCCCGTGGGATCCATGCCTCCGAGATGTCCGGCGAATGCCGCCTACCTGTCTGGTACTCCCTCAAGGGCGTGCAGCGGGAGGACAAGCAAAGCGATGCCTCCTGGAAGAAGCGCTTTCGCGCCGGGCACATGTTCCACGCCATGCTCCAAGAGGACTGGCGGCGCATCTGCGAAAAAAGCGGCGGGCTGATGTCGTTTACCCGAGAGGTTCGCATCGATCCGTCGCTACAGGCCATTGCTGCCGAGTACGACATCCACTCGAGCTGCGACGGGGTCATCGAGTTTCGGGACGAGCCCTGGGGCGCTGCCGTCCTTCGGGTGGGGCTCGAGATAAAGAGTGAGTCCGCCAAGCAGTTCGAGAAAAGGACTGGACCCGAGGACACGCACAAGAGGCAAACCTGCGTGTACATGAAGTGCCTTGACGTGCCGCTGCTCTGGACGCAGTACATCAACAAAAGCAACTCAAACATCTCACCAAGCAAACCCCCCTACCTGTTTACGTTCGACCATGACCTCTGGAACGTCATCGAAGCCGAGACTCAGGAGGTTATCCATCTGGCGACCATCAACGAGCAGCCCCCTAAGAAAGAGGGCATCGTGTGCGAATTCTGCGGCTATGCCTGGAAGTGCAAACCAGACTACCTGGCTCGAAAGCACAGCAGAGACGCAGCCAGAGCCGATCGCGAAAACATGCGCAAGCGCCGCGCCAGGATAAACAATGGCATAGGGATGCGCGTACCGAGGAGTCAACCATGAACGACAGCACAATCCACGGCGGTCTTTACGTCCCGCCCGGCATGGATAGCGTAGGTGAGCAAGCCGAAGAGAACATCCACAAACGCTGGGAATACTCAGAGGAAGTATCGGACTACTTGGAAAACGAACTGGGCATCTCTCCCCCCTCAGAGCCTCAATTCGCCTGTCCCACGCTGTCCTCAGAAGATCTCACAAACCCAGACAGCACGGCGTACTCCACACGCTACGCAGAGTTCATGGCCTGGTACACCTACCTCACCGAGGTGCTGTCCCGCCACGAATCAAAGCTCCTCGAGTACGAATACGAAATGGAGGACATCGCATCGAACATCCGAGAGTCCCTGCGCAAGAACAGCACTCGGAAGACCAAGGACGGAGAAACCAAAGCCCCGTCTGCTGGGGAAATGGAAGACCGCATTCAGGTCAACCCCCGCTTCATCGAACTCAAGCAGAGAAAGCTCAGATCGACTGAGATCATAAAACGCCTGAGCGCCAAGACCGAGGGGTTGTACCGGCAAATACAACTACTATCCCGACAGGTTGAAATCCGCCGTCAGAATTTCGATGGCAACAACCGCGGAGGTACTGTACAAGGACGAGGCGGCTTGCCTTACGGGATGCGCACGCCGGCAAGGCCCACATGATCCACCTCACGCTTCCCTGGCTGCCACCTTCCGTCAACGACCTCTATAAGCCCGTGATCAAGGGCACTGGCTTCAAGAAGATAGCCATCCAGACACTCTCGGCAGCCGGAAGGAAGTTCAAAAAGGAGGCCATTGCCTACCTAGTCAAAAACTGCCAGCCCCAAATGCGTTGGTTCAAACCCAACGGGACCTACGTCATGTTCACCCTGTTCGGGGTACAAAATCTAGAGAACAAGGGCTGGCCAAAAACGGCCAAGGCTAGGTATAAGAAGGCCGACGTCACCAACCGAATGAAGGTCCTCGAAGACGTCATCGCTGAGGCCAGTGCCGTAGACGACTCCGCCTACCTACTGTCCATCTGCCAAAAACGGTCCAGCGATACGGCCGTCACTGACGTTTGGATCTGGAACCTAGACGAGGAGGGTTGCCCTTTCTATGCTGCCGCTAGCAGCCTTCGATAAGTACAACTTCTCAGAGCTGTACCAACTGTGCATTCGGGCAGAACTCCCAGTGCTACCAACAACCCCCAGGGAAAAGCTCATTGCGTACCTGACCGGGGATGAAGAACCGCCCGAACTCGAGGAAGACGACCATCCCATTCATTCTTGGAGAAACGCCATCATTGGCTTTCTGCTCGATCAGTGGAAGAAGATGGCAACTCAAATCACGTGCCCAGCCAAAGCACTCAAAGACCCCATCAACCCCAATCCAAGGCCGTGCTTCGGCTGCGTCGATACGCAAGTGATCACGTGCCTTGTCCAAAACCACAAAGCTGAAGCACTCATCTCACCCTATCGTTTACTAAGGAGACCCGTAACAAAATGACCACAGCGAAACTGAGCTTGGAAACCGCCCCCACCACCCTCGAAGACATGATGAAGATCGGTAGGTTCAACCTCCGACTTCTCGCGCAGGAGTTTGGCCTGTTCAACACCGAGGAATCAAAGGCAGCCTTCATGCAGCTATCAAACGAGGGTCAGGCAAAAGCCCTCCTCGATGCTGCTACAAAACTCCGCGGGGGCGGCAAAGGCAAAGCCACTGCTGCAACCGGGACCGGTGCCGCCCAGCGCACCCCCGCCACCGGAAAGGGTGCCGGCACCGGCAGAAAGCCAGCCACCAAAACGGAAGAACCCCCAGAGGAGACGCCCGCGGACCCGGCCGCAGCCAGGGCTCCGGCGACCGCAGCAGCCGCTGGCGCAGCCAACACCGTAAAGCTCATGCAAGGCATTGCCGCTGCTTGCGAAGGCATCAAGGGCGCCGTCGAGACCACGGACGGCTCCATCGTGGCCGTACAGAGCACGCTCGAAGCCATCAATATGGCCCTGTGGTTCAACACCGCCCTGACCGTGCTTCAGATCGAACAAACCATCCAGATTGACCGGGCCGAAATCATCGAGATGGCCATGCAGGAAATCCCGGGCCTCAAGGATGCCCTCAGCGCCGCCCAGCCCGCCAGTGGCGAAGAGGAGTACGCCGAAGAGGGAAACGCGTAAAGGTCGAGACTTGGCCCAGCTGCATCCGTGCCAGGATTCAAGACACGATTGAAATCGACGAAGGCTACCTACTGAGCCTCGACTACAATCAACTTCGAATCCTGGCCATGCAGCTCGGCGTGCTGGTCCAAGATGACCCGAGTCTCGACCTATTGCGACAGAGAATTCGCCAGTGCCAACTGGTGTAAGGCACTGCGAAATTGCACTCAAGTACGCAGTAAGGTCAACATGAGTGCATCGTGCAAAGGGGAACTGATCTGGCAGGGCATGCGATGGTGCTGCGTCAACTGCGGCTGCGAAAGCACGTATTGGGAGACTACCCATCAGCCCATCCAGTCCAAAGCAGATCACTTCCTAGGGTGTCTGCTCGTGCTGGCTGAAAGCTCGACGGCGCCAACTGCGACTACAAGCTCCTCAATGTAGTCGTGGGAAGTGGGAACCAGCGGAGGCTGACTTCCCACTTTTTAGCGTCTTACTACCAGCATCGAGCAGTGGATGGTCTGCCGGGTTTGGGTTGTCTGCGAGACGGCCATGGTGCACCCACTTCAGCGAACAATATCAGGATATCCCCAACTTAACCCCGGGCTCAGCGATGCATTCAGCGAGCGTGTCGCAGTGGATTGTCTGCCGCGACTGCGAGAATTTCGAGACCTCGGCGGAGGCGAGAGAGGCGACGAGTAGCGCGGATAATATGATGGCCTTGTTCATTGATATCCAAGTCATACAGGTGCCAATGCTTTGATTGCTGCGGCGACCAGTGGAGCCAGAATCGCGTGCAGGGCGCTCGTTGGGTGAGTACCATCAACAAAGTACGTTGCGTTCCCCGGCGTCTGTGCTTCTGTGACTTCGTCAAATCGCACAATTCCGGACGCGTGAATACTGTAGTCGGTCGGGGCTGCTTTCAGTGCTGTGTTTACGACTTGCCTGGCCGCCTCGCCACCGCCAGTTAGCGCTGAGCTTGACATGCATGTGTTGATGATCGGTATAACTCCGATGGTCTTGCATTTGTCGCAAAGTGATCTGACGTATCCGAGTACAGTGTTGGACGTTTCGCTGGCGCCAAGCGAATTTAGGATCTCATGAAACACAACAACATCGCCGCGGCGCAGGCGCGGAAGGGTTTCCGAGTCAAACCGCGCTAGCATTTCCCCCGTACGCTGCGCTGGTATGCATTGATTTTCTACCGAATACCGCGCGCCAAGTTGCTGCTCGACAAACCAAGGAAACGATCCGCTAGGCGGCCCTGTGATGATGTTTCCTAGAATCGAATTTCCAACGAACACTACCTTGCGCACTGTCCCGCGTCGCATGAACCGCTCAAATCTCTGCAGGTCCGCAAGCGTTGGTATGCCTTTGCCTACAATCACGCTGCGGATCGAACCAGTGAACCCGCTGCTCTGGCCTAGGCAATTGGAGCCTGACGTAAAGCTAGCGGGAGCCGCGGCGTACTTGACCAATCCGTCCAAGTACACGCCAACTTGTGTGCCTGAAAACAGCAACCCCTCAACGTGCGAATTCATGGCGCCCGGGTAGCGCACCTCGGCAGACATCGAATTAGCGACAATTCCGCGTCTGGTGATTGTCGCGGTATTTCCGCCGGTTCCAGTGACCGCATTCTCGACGTAGCAATACCCACGCTGGCCACCGGCTAAAATGCTACCAGCGCCTCCGCCAACATTTGCCCCAACATTTTGGTAAATGTAATTCGTCGCCGGTTGATGAGTGCGGCAATAAAACAACATAAACACGTTGCCAAACCCGGTCGCGGACGAAAGCGCGGTTCCGACAAGCGATGGCAAATTCATCCAGCTGCCTGAAAAATTGAGCCATTTTTGGTTGTTCCACAGCCCACATGTCGGGCGTGACCCCGACGTGATTTGCGTGCACCCACCATACGGGCCGCCGCTGTAACTTCGGTGGTCGTTCCAGTATTGCGTGAGACCTTCCTCCAAATCGTCCGCCTCAAGCCATAGGGAAATGTCGGAATCTCCAGCGCCCCAACTGAGCGGAGAGAAGCCGTCGTCACGAGGAGCTGATGGCAAGGTTACAAGTTCAAAATCCACTCCTGATCCAGGGCGAACTGTGGTACCCAGCGCGGCTGCTCCAGTTGGGACTGCGCGCCAATCGACGCGAGCGTCCAGCTGTCGGATGACTTTCCCAATCGCCGTCGATGCTGTTGCCAGTTCACCAACCACTGCTACCGATGGGCCTTTTTCGACAAATGCTGGGGTTGCGCTCCCCGTCGTCGCCGTCTGCTGGTACACCGGGCTCCCCGAACTCCGAACGCACCGCACGGTAACATCTTCGATGACCGAGAAATGCAGATCCTTGTCTGCTGCGGTGGGCGACGAGGCGACCCAAATCCACGCGTTCGACCCGCTCGGGCAAAGTATGCGATCGCCTTGCCGTAGCGTCGTGCAGCCGTCGAGGGCAGCTGCGGATGTCTCAGCGGGGTTCCAGGTTGAAGGCGATTTGACGACGTAAAGACAGGAAGGATATTCCTGCGTCAACGCGACAGGTGTGTACACCAAAGTCGCCAAAGAATCCCCAAACTGGGTGAAGCTATTTCCCCCAGGACCCGCGTGGCGCACAATTACAACACTAGAGAAAACTTGATCATCAGCGGCCAAGTCCGGAGCACGGGATAAGTCCCAGTTCGCCCCGTTACTTGCCAACACAAATATGCCTACGAAGCCACCTGGTGCGGCGGAAAGAACGCGCTTGCCAGCGGCAAGCACACCACTGCCCGGGATGAATGTAGAGGACGGAAGATTAGTCAGCGAAGAAAGAACACCTAACACCAAAAAATCTGCCGTGTAGTCGTTAGGCCCTTCATCATCGAGATCCCATGCCGGAGGGTCAAATCCAGTCATTCGCCAGACTTGCTGGCAATCGCTCAAAAGGGCTAACTTCTCGAGGTCATTTGCGTCAAAAGCTGTCTTGCCTGGAAACGCAGTAGCTGCTGAGAGGGCGGCATAACTTGCCACCGTCATCGCGATTGACCGCGGTATCCCGTCAGTTTCAGACCAATTGGCTAAAGGTTTGTTTGCCATGTGCTCTATGCCTCAGATTGACGCAGCGTGGGTTGTTCCATCGTTTGCTGTGGCCAAGCTGCCGTCTAGCGATGCAGCAAAGAGTTGAACATCTCCTGCTCCGATCTCGACAGACAGATATACAGCCCCGCATTCTGTGACGAATTCGATCAACCGAGGAACAGGATCAGGAGACGAATTCAAGTAGTAGCCGGATAGGTCCACATTGTTGGCAAAACCAAGCAGGGTCCTCGCGGGCTCATTCGCAGCAGGAAGCGCAACGGGCATACCGGTAGACGCTGCATGGAATGCGATCATGTTGTTGACCGTCGAAACCTCAAGGCGTGGAATCGCCATCTCAAGCTGACGCTTGATCTCGGCAAAATGGATCTGGCCTGACGGCTTTCCACTGGGCTGGGTAAACGTGCACGTTCCACTAGGGTTGCTGAACGTGAGCGTTAGACCAACCAGCCCCTCAAAAGGCGAAGAAGTGGCCTTCCCGCCAATGATACCTCCTTTGATCTTGTAGTTTTCTTCAGCTAGCGTGGCGTACTTCAGGATGACAATCATGGCGGCTCTCGATCGAGCCTATCGTACCATGCGAAATGAGCTAATCACTAGCCACGGCAAACTGGAAAGTAGCTCAAATACTCTCCAAATCCCTCATTTCATACCAGCCATTTCCCCAAAGGGCATACAAGCGGCGAAAGTACCGTTCATACATAGGGGCCACAGCTTCAAGAGAATACAACCCCAGCGCTCTATCTCGAAGCTTCTGACGATCGGCCTCGGTCAAACCCAAGGCGGCTGTGGCCGCCTCACAAAACTCTCTGTGTGATGCACAGCGCCACCGAGGCTCCACCGTTTCCATAAAAGCCCCATAGTCCGTCGTAATGCACGGGGTGCCGCAGATTTGGCTCTCAACAGCAACGCCCCCAAAGGGCTCTCGATAACGAGTCGGCGCGAAGCAAGCAATGGCATTTGCCATCAGCTTGGACCGCTCTTCGACCGTAGCGTGGCCCCAGTTCAATACGTGTGTCCATTCGCTCTTGAACGGCCCTTGCCCTGCCACAAGAAGCTTAGCCCCAATGGTTTCAGTGGCTTGAACTGCTGTCATCCACCCCTTACCGTCAATGAGCCGCCCCATGAACAAGTAGTACGGCTCGCTGAGTATCTGCTGCAGCTTTGGATCATCCGAAGTCTGCTTACCAAAGCAAAAGTCTGCGGGATCAAAGTAGTTCGGAATCACCGCGTCAAAGTAGTCAACGACCGTGTTGTCTAATCTGCCATGAACCCACTCCCGGTGCCCATGGCTCTCAAAAACTCGGTACTTGCTGAACGTCCCGTAGTAACCGATACCAAACTCAACCAGCATCACCTTGGTAGCAATGTCGCTGTAACTCCCTGGGAACATGTCACCAATCGGCTGATGACAGTTTCTGCCAGCGGGGGTCAAGATGAAATCGCGTTGCTGCGAACGAAGAATGATACCTGCCCCAGCACGTCGATTGAACAAGTCCCAGTAGGGCTCGGAGGCATCCCACTTCAAGTTGTAAAGCGCACCCCTAGAGTGAGGCCCAAACCACTGCTGGCGTTCCGCCTCCGTGAGAATCTGAACGAACTCAACCCCGGACGGGACGTAAGAGCCCTCGTTGGCATACAGAATAATCTCGTGGCCACGTGGGGCCATCATGTCCATAAACTTCAACACCTTCTGCGTATAGGCGCAAGCGTTGTACTCATGATTGACCACGGTATGTGGGAGCCCGAGCAGATGAAATCGAAACTTCATGCTCGAACAATTACATACTAATCGGGAAATACAAGGTCAGGCCGGGGTTGGAGGAGGAGAATCCACCTGCAGCAGGTGACAAACCCTGGCAGAAAAGACCGTAGTCCCAGCAGGAACCAAACCAGAATTGTTGGTGTTATCGATCTGAATGCCCCACCCAGTCAACGTTACCGGGGCGCCAAAGGCAGGGGCCCAGCCGGAGGCAGAGTGTATTCGTGTCCAATGCAGGCGATCATAAGAAACGTCAATGGTGTACGTGGCGCTCGGAGTTGAGGTGTACCCAAAACGTAAAAACCTCAACTTCGCAGCCTCCGTCAAAACCATATTGTTCGATGACGAAGAATAACCTGGGATTGCCGCATAGTAATGCGCACCTAAGGCAGGGAACCGGGTATCTGCCGTGAAATGAAACACGCTGAATCCAGTCGAAGTACTAGCAGGGACGCTCTGTGAGAAAAATAGGCCAAACGCGGCGTAGTATGTCAAGTACATGTTGCTCAAAGAGTCAATGCCCAGCTCAACGTAGTACTCACCATTGCCGTTCTTACTCATCGAGCCAACCAACCACGCACGCAGCACAGTACCCAGCGTCTCTGTGGTATTGAGCCGCCAGAACGGCCCTTCTTGCGTGAGCGTGGTCCCGGCGTTGCTGTTTATGGCAGCGAGCGTAGACGCATCCACAGGGGGCGGCTGAACAAGAATTCCTTGGCAGAAAGGCCGCCAGGCGGCACCATCCGAAATGAACGTACAGGAAGGAACATCAGAAACAATCTGCTGCGAGCCTGCCCCTGCAGTCGCTGCTGCCGGCAACGTCGCGTACGTATATGTGCCCGGGTAAGTTCCGCCGCCGCTGCCCGGAGCACCGGAGGCACCAGTAGCGCCGGGGGATCCCGATGCCCCTGTTGCTCCTGGTGGACCAGATGCCCCGGGTGTCCCAGAAACGCCCGTTGCACCGGGGGTACCAGCTGCTCCCGGCGTTCCCGAGGCACCGGGGAGGCCAGGTGTACCGCTGGCGCCAGGCGTGCCAGAAGCGCCCGTTGCTCCAGGGGGACCGGGCACACCAGGATCGCCAGGTGTACCTGGAGTGCCACTTGCTCCCGTTGCTCCACGCTGGCCAGAGGCACCGGGAGTTCCCGAAGCTCCGGGCGTGCCAGACGCCCCGGTGGGTCCGGGGGGACCACTTGCGCCCGTTGCACCAGTTGCTCCGACATCACCTGGCCCAGGCCCAGGCCCACCGCCGTATGGCAGCATTTTAGGACCGGTCGAAAACCAGACCAGAACTTCACCTGTCTCAGCCATGCTGGATCAACTCTATCACCAGATGGGGAACACAAGGGAATTCCACGGATGATCGAAGTAAACGCTCGAAATAGGACTTCCTGCAGTCCAGAGCTTTGTGCTTCGTGAATACGTCAATGGAGTAATCGTATTGCCACCGTAGTCTGAAACCAACGCCGTATCACCAATACCGTCGTTAGCAACAACGACCGCACTCACGTTAGTAAAGCCCGTCAACGTCTGCCCAGGCGTGAACGTCTTCGTTGCCGGATCATAATCGATGACGCGCACGTTATTGCCGAACCCACCAATCAAAGATCGTCCGTCGGGCCTCCAAGTGGCGCTGAGAAGCGTAACGGGAATGGATACACGATCCCAAGAAGAACCGTTCCAAGTGAGGCCGTCTGATTCAACGCCAGTTGTATTGCTGCCAATGAGGATGGCATTGCCATCAGGGGAAAAGCCTGCACCAAAAAAGCGCTCACCACCTGCGTTTATGGCAATCCCCGCAGCGGCAGACCAAAGCCCCGTACCAGGGTTTCGGAACAGCGGGAACGCGTAATCATCATACTTAGGGACAGCTATTGCGCGCAACCCATCCACAGACATCTGCACCGTATTGAAATGCGTCGACGAGAGGCTGATACTCGATCCCGCCACCCAGAGACCCGTTGCCGTGTTGTACTCGTAAGGTGTTACCGCCGTCGCAAAGTCCCCCGAAGAGAGTGCGTGCAGACCATCCCCTGACATCGTTACGGCCGCACAATTGCCACTCCCTTGTGAAACGGGAGTACCCGGAGTCCAAGTGCCGCCGGCGTAATCGAGTGGCACAACAGCGCCCGACACGTAGTTGGCATACAAGACCCGCGAACCCTGCGTATTAGCTGCCAATGAGGAAAGGTTGTTTGACGTCGGCCCTGCCGTAATGTTCTCAAACGGGGTCCACACGCCACCGGTGTAAAGCAAGTGCGTCACTTGGTTGGTAGAGTAGTTCTCAACCAAGGCGTGCATCGAATAGAGGAACTTACGCGGCATACCTAATCAACCTCACGGAAGACCCTGCCACAATAGGTAAGCGGTCACTGTCCCCGTTGTCGGACTGCCAGTCACTGCCACGTTGGCATAAGTGCTCTGCCCGGCTGGGTACATCGCCTCAAAGCCAGTGGCTTGAGACAAAGCTGCTCCCAAGGAGGTAAGAGCAAAACCTCCCACGATGGTCCCGGCCGCTACCGAGCTATCAATGACTTGATCAAGAATTATCTGCGTGCCACCCGAGGTCGAACCGATAGACAATTGAGCCGTCGGGGTTGTACCTCCCGACAGAGCAACCTTCACCCGAAGGTCAATAGAGACCAACTTCCAACGATTGTTCCCTGTGGGAGTCGCCGGACGGGTGTCAATGATGGGGTTCCCTGCTGTCGTCAGATCGATGTCATACGTCACTAGCTTCAAGGGACTTGCGCTGAGCTCGAGCCAAGAAAGGGGACCTACGCCAAGAAGAAACCAGACGGAGCTATTGTCCGTCTGGATAGCAATCTTCCCGATATCGGCAGCTACAAGCGAGCTGTCTCCAAGCCGCGCGGCGGCATTGGCGTACTCGAATGAACGCGTGGTGTGGATGCCTTCTTCTTTAGTGCAATGTCCGTGGTCCATTCGAATACGCCGTAGCCTCTCTCACATCACTAGAGCCAACGCCTTTTGCAGCTCGTCTAACTTGAATCCCTGTACCGACTGCCCCACCGTGTTGACCCAGTGATGACTGACGATCACAAAGCACTCTGGCATGTAGATATCAGCACCCTCGGGGGTGATTATGTAGGAAGGGTCTCCCCAGGACACCGCCGTAAGATTCAATGATGAATCGTAATCCGGGGAATACACACAATGCCCGCCCCAGGTGTTTGGACGCCAAATACCTGATTGGTTCGGGCCAGCTCCCCACGTCGTCGTATTCTGCCAAGCCATCGGCATGTACAGAATTACGTAGAGGCCACCAAAAAGGTTGTGCCCCCTGGCGATGCTTGCCGAGTCAAAAAGGTTGACGCGTGCATACGCAGCAATCTCCTTGATTCGAACAAAGTAATCCAAGGCCTCAACCGCGTTAGCACCATTGTCCGTGGACGGATCATCCTTACGGAAGCCCGTCACATCGCTGTACCAGCCAAGGACTTGGTCGGTGGTAACTACCTCTTGCGTACCCGTGGCATTAGCACTAGCACACTGCTTGTAGTGACCATAGCCGGCAAAGATACAGCAGCCGTAGTCGATGTTGCCGAGGTCACCCCAGGCGTCCTTCATACCGGCTGAGTAACGGCTCTGATCAGGAACCAATGGCAAAGCCGTCGGCTCAAGGTAGTCTTGGAGAAGAGGCACCTTCGCCAATACATGCGGAGGTGTCGGATTTGCACCTAACTTCATGGCGTCACCTGCAACTCGCTGGTCCGCACTTCTGGGCGTCCGTCGGTGTCTGCGCATTGAATCTACAACTGAGAAAACGCTGAGCGTCTTCTGGCGTCGGAGAGAACCTCGTGTCGGTAATGATGACTCCGCAGAGCCTAACGCACTGAGGTTGGTCTTGCCCGTCCGGGCAGGGGAGTACCGCAAGGTGGGCACACATCTGCTCGCACGTGACAGCTCCGGGGGGCACCGGAGTGGATCCCCCTGTACCCTGAACAGGGCCGGGGGTGGGCTGGGGAGGCGTAATGGGGGCGGTACACGCCCCCACGAACCCCAGCAGCAAAGCTAGGATTGCCCGATTCATTGCGCCAAAGATGCTTTCACCCGAGCTTGGTGCTCGAGAATGTCCGCTGCTGCTGCCTTGGCCTGTAGTTTAGCCACATCGTTGCCAATCGTTGTCACCAAGACCACGAAGGCCTCGACGGCTTCGACCACGGCCTGCGTCAGTTTGCCAATATCGATACCATTCCAACTATTGGCGGCAATGGCGGCTTGAAGCGCCCTGTCTTTGGCAGAGAGCGCCGCAGTTAGCTTACCCGATAAATCATCGAATTGTGCCTGGTAAGACTGGCGCTGATCGGGGGGCAGTGTAGCGATAGCGGCGTTGGCTGCTGCCGTCAGCTGCTGAACATAACCCTGCACCGAGTGCTCAAAAACCAGCACAGTGTCGAGCTGCTTTTGGATGCTGCCGCACCCCGTACTAAGCAGAGTCACGGTGAACAGCAAACCAAGTAACTTCAAAAACCTCATGATGCCTTTTGCTCCTCTGCCCCGCTGTCTTGTTGTACTAGTTGGCCCTTGCGGGACGCGGCGGCCAACTTCTTGAACTCTGCCGGGTGAACTTGATCAAAGACCGCACCGAAAATGACACGCGCCACGATGAAAAGCCAATTGCTCGGCACAATGTGGTACCGCGCCAAGTACGTAGTCAACATCAAGCCCAGCGCTGTCAGCTCCGCAGTTACCTCCTTAGGATGATTATCGAAGTAAACTTGAATGGCGGTGTTGATCGCAGTGAGAGTGTCCATAAGTAAACCTTTCAATGATCAGAACGAATGGCGTACCAACCAGTTGACGCCGGGGTTACTACGTACCTGAACTTGTAGTGCACGGTGATATACCCGGCACTAGGGCCACCAGGGACATACCCATCAGGAATTACATCGTCGTCTCCGCCGAATATGAAATCTCCAGGCCACGTCATGCTCAGTGTACCAAGGACGGTGCCTGCCGTAATAACGTAGTACAGGTCAAACTCGTCACCCGCCGCGGGGGCATAACCGGTAGAAGTATCAATGCTGAAGGTAACAGGCGACGAGGTGCTTAGAGCTGCGCTCGTGTAAATTTGAACATGGTTACCGTGCGTATACGGATTCCAGCTAACGGTGCGACCACCTTCCCCGACCGAGAAGTTGTGTGACTTGTGCCCATTCAAATTGAATGACTGCCGCCCACCGTTGCAAGTGATACCACCGTCGCCATCGAGGACACCGCCCACGCTCCAAGACGCGCCGGCAAAACCGCCCCACGCCATGGCGCTGTGTAGATTGCCCGATGCCAGCGCGGCCCGATCAGTAACCGCTGACAAGAAGATGGCACTCAAACTCGAGCGATTTGCCGAGAAAGGTGTCACCGCCGGAGAAGGCGCCAACACGGAGAAGTAAGGCAGGCCATTGGACGTATCAATCTCGCGATAGCGCCCACCGAGCTGCATCGTCGGCTGAAGCCAGCGCAGACGCACGGGGGATGCAACGCCAGAAATCCCGATCTCAGGAAAAACGCCCGTCACCGCACGCAAAATCATGCGGTTCGTCCCAACGGAGGTGTACATCCGATACGTGCCAAGAATCTGCCCGGTGGCGTTATCGGTCACCTCAATCAAGTCGGTGTTACGGATTGACTGATTCCCTAGGCCATCGACGACAAAGTCACCAGCGGCCACCTGCACTGTGCACAGTGCGGTTAACGACGTCCCCGCATCCGGGTTCAATGAGCCAACCGCCGTCGGAGTAATCTTGGTGGAAACCGAGCTACCACCAATGACTGAATCCCGTATCTCTCGAGGGGTGACGTCGAGCACCAGAGGTCCAGATACGAAGTCGTAGGCGCCTTCGTCAGGATCACTTGTACTACGCCAAGGAGACTCTTGGTACAGGCCAACGTCGCCGCCGTAATTCTGGTTGTAGGCGCCATCCACATTCAGCCGAAGCGGCATTATGCGGTAACAGGCCAAGATGGGATCGGGGTAATACGTGCCCGAGCCAATTTTCCCTAGCGTGTCCAAGTGTGAGGCAGGAATTTGCGCACGCAGCGCAAGCCCATCTCGAGTGTAAAAGCCGCCTGCCCCTGGGGTATTGTAAGGCAGCGCCGACTCCGTAACATCCAGGCGGTACGCCCCATTCAAACCACGCTGGGCCAATGCGGCAACAGAAGCCGGCCAAGCCGCATTCCATGCTAAACTAGCGCCGTGTAGGTACTTGAAGAGGTACTCGACTTCGGCCGATACCTCTTGCGCACCACGAATCTTGATCGTGGTGAAGGCATCCTGCGGAAGGTCAGCGAGGTTGCTGCGCTCACCGTAATAGACACGGTAAGTAACCCCAGCCGGGATTGGGACGTTGAAGTTGATCGTCGGCGTGTCGAAGAAGCCCGAGGCCTGCGTGCCAACCAGGTTCGTCGAACTGATGTTGTTGTTGACGATGGACGAGGCAACGATCTTCGTGCCAGAGGCATCCATCAGCTCGTTATCGTTGCTATCTAAAACGCTAATGAGCAGGTCACGATTGGCCTGTGTATTGGGGATGCCAAATGTCCCTACAAAGACCTGTCCCGTAATGACAACGCTCGAGACCGGACTTCCCGCCGTTACATCAGAGATCCTGGCGCTGATCGCCAAATCCTTCCGCAGGATGTCGTCGATAAGGTCAGTGTTCTCAGCGAGGGCTTTGATGCCGCGGTTGGCAAAGTTGCTGGTAGCATCCTCACCAAAGGCAACGGCGTACGTCCCGTCATTGGGGCCGCCTACCTTCTTGCCATCCATAAACGCGGGGGTACCAGTGCCTCCGCTGAGTGAAGGGGTGTTGAGGTAATCGAAGCCTGCAGGAAGGCCTCCAAAATACGTCGGTACGGACAAGCGGTGAAACATCTGGCTAAATCCTCACGCGGCTACAGCCGCCATCCTGTTGACAGTACGTAATCTATGGCAATTAGCACAAACCAAATCGCACTTTTGAATTTCCTGCAGTACAAAATCCCAAGAGTAACTCCAAAGGGATGCTATGCTTTTGAATTTTGTACCTCTTACGTGATCAAAATCCATTGCCACAGATTCGAAACACTCTCCACAATCTAGGCATGGCATGGATTTCAGCTCGTTGATCCTTGTCCTGAAGTCCAGCAATCTCTGATTGCTTGTAGATGCACGACGGGATTTTGTCCTAACACGATGACAGTTACAGCAAACGACCTCACAAAGAGCTATCTCAGCTGCAATTTTGTCAACGGAGTAATTTCTCATCTGTGAAATATTGGCCGATTTACCATTGTCCACATGATCGAATTCCATGCATGGCGCTGGAAACGAGTGATTACAATCGCTGCATGGGCACAGCTTCAATTCAGCCATTGACTCATTATGCCGCCGTTGCCTACTGGCATAATATTCAGGACTAAGAACTTGCGGCTTACGCCCCACCAACTTGTACCTAATACGTTTCCTTTTACGCACGCAGGCTCTGCACACTGCCTTACGACGTACAGGATGGTAGCGCCCATCAAGCTCGAATTCGGCTTCTTGCTTTAGAGCATTACAGCGAATACAGGTAAATTCAGCCATATTATCAAAATCGGATCGTCCATTCGCCTTCGAGCTCGAAAGCGCCAGTCTTTGATAGAGTATCGAAGGTATCGTAGGCGACTCCGGTGTTATTCGGAACACCAATAGGTATCGCCCTTGAGGTAAAGAGCATGATCTCGCTGAGCGGCACGGTGACAAAAGATGAATAGCTCACCTCAGTCTGCGAGAATACCCGCACAAAAGTCACCTCAGTCGGCGTGCTGTGGATCGGAGGAGCTTGAACCGTCCCTAGCCACACATCGCTCGGTGAGTACGGGTCGGTAGGTCCCGTTGTACTCCCTGAGATGCGCACAGGGCGCTCGAGCCGCTGTACGTCAGGATCGATGTCCGTCTGAAGATTCGACCCCGGATAGGCCACCGACATAGGAGCGACGTTGGCAACGCCGGGGGCAACCTGCCGGCTACCACCTATCCCTAAGCCCATGTACTTGATGCGATTGTCCTCCTGCGGAGCATCAGGGCCGTAGGAAGCAAGTGCGATCAGGTTCGCCAGATACTCCCTCCCTAAGTTCAGCCAAATGTTATGGCCCTCACGCCTGGCCATAATTTTCCCACGCTCGCGCACGGTGAGCTTGAGATTGCTCCGCACTTCGATGAGATCTACTAGCTTCATTGTACTTCCAGCAATTCTATCACGCGATCTAGGCTGTTCGTTCAAAGTAGTAGCCACCCTCGGCTATACCGTTGTCAAAAGTAAAGGCAAGTGCCGGTGTCTGCGCAAGAACAACCTTTATGTACGGCCAATCCACGGTGACGGCGGCTCCAGTGGTTCGGCGCAGGCGCAGCGTCAGCACATCCCCTGCAGTTATCGCTATCGAAGGTGCGGGAGATGCCTTCTCAACCGATCCATCGAGACCAATGATGACACCAATCGTATCGACGTCGGTGCCATTGAGCACAACAACGTACTCGTAGTCACTCACAGGGGTAGTCCCCTGAATCGTATGCTTCAGCATACTCAGGGTCCCAGACTCCTGCGCGGTGTAGCTCCCTGGCAGTGTATAGCCGCCGGGGCCGCTAGGAATTGACGTTACGCTGGTGTCCTCGAACAGGTAGCAGAGCCGATTGCTCGCATCAAAGGCAAACCCCTCGTCATACTGCACTACGCCACCCGGGTGGTTGATGATCCACCAAAATACAACGATATCCTCAGGGCATAGATACATCTTGTCAAAGCCCCACGTAATGTTCGTGTCTGGCGTGGGAAAGACAGGGGGCGCCGTAGACTGGTCACTATCAGCGTCAAACTGATTACGAACACCATAGGCAGCTGGGCTATAGTCGTCGAAGATCTGAGACGCCCCAAAGTTGGGGAAACACACGCCAGCATTCAACTTCAAAAAGCCTCTGGCAGTAAACGTGTCAACTACATTGACCTCCGCCACGTCCATGCTCTTTTGCACAACGAAGACGGGCCGTGTCCACGTGGGTTTGATGCGCAGAATGAAACTCATCACGAACATGAGCGAACTCAGGCTAAACACCGAGCTATTGACGCGCACCATGAACTTGTGAAACTTCTCTACCTCAAGGAAGTTCCCCTGTGACAAAAGACCCTGAAACCACCTGGGGTCCTTCACGTAGTCAAGCACCTCAGAACCCTCAACCATCGGGGATAGTTGCCGAACGATGTCACCCACAACATAGCGGGCCTTCGTCTCTGGATTGACCTCAAGCGAAAGCGCATTGGGATACGTATACGCACGCACGATAGCGGGATTAGCCACGTCCCGCAGCAGGAGCCTCCCCTGTACCGTAGAGAAGTCAGCACGTATCTCCTCGATAACCCCTTCCTCCTCGGCAAAAGGCAACCCCAACAAGATCTGTACCCCCGCTCGCATGTTGAACAGAGTGGGGCCATTCAAGTAGGCGTACCAAAGCCCCTGCACCGCCGACAAATAGTCCAAATCGGCATCGAGCTCTTTGAGCTGATCCAAGGTGAACTCCGCAGGGATACCAAAGTTAGCCTCAACCGTGGGACGGTTGTCGAGGTACGTCGTCTCGGCCCACATCCTATCGGGAGGAACACGCCCCTCCCAAACATCGCCGAGGTCTCCCGTGAGCGCGCCTACCGCAAAGCGAATGGTGTTCTGGCCCCTAAATGTCTCAATGAAATAGTCGACGTTACGTCGAAGAACAGCCCCGTCGTCTGGCTCCTTGATCTGCTCCTGAAGACAAGGCACATCCAAGACAAGAGGGCCCACCGGGATGTGCACCTTGCGCTTCACAAAGGCGAGCTGTGACGTCACCCCTGTCAATGACAGGTACTGATACACGTTAGTAAGGTCCACCGCCAACTTGTTGGCGTCCGCCGCGCAGGCACCAAGCACGGGGGCAGCCATCAAGGTCAGCCCGCCCGCTGCAGTGTTGATCACTTCCAGCGTGGCGATGTCACCCACGTCCAAAAGGCCCGCGTAGAAGTTCAGCAACTTACTCGTGACGTAGGAAGGTATGATCCAGTCCGATCCTGGCAGAAGGGGTAGGTCGGACTCCACAATCACCCGCTGATACGGAAGAACATCCGTCGCGTCATCCACCACACGCAGAATTCGATACGCCACGCCGCCGATTACCAACAAATCGTAGGGCTTGATATCCAACCCCTGCAACGACTGCTCCACTAGGTAAGTACGAGGGGTCAGACGAGTTCCGCTTGTTCCTGCCGCGGGCAGGTTCATGGCACCCACCGCAAGGTAAGGGAAAGTCGTGGCCGGCCCAACTTGAAATAAAAACGGAGCTGTGATGCGCACGGACGAGCCGCTGCCAAACACAATGACGTTGTACCTACTATCGACCCACTGCAGCTTTCTCTTCAGGATGCCCTGTAGAACCTCCGCGGTATACGGATTGGCTAAGGGAAATTCAACGGTAATCGGGTCATGCACAGGTGAACGTATCTGCAAGGAGGTCCCCTGCACCGCTGTGAAGGCGCCCTCAGCGTCAATACTCCCGTACATCTGGCGCACCGAGGTGAGATCAGGGGCAGGCTCTGGGAGCTTCAAGTCATAATGCAGCCAACGCCGCTGAAACGTTCGTTGAATGTCACGCAGACTCTTTGAGTAGTCTGCCTGCCAAAGTGTGAGCAACTCCGAGGCAACAACCTGGGCCATCCCCTCCCAGAACACTTGAATCCGCTCACGGTCATCAACGAGCTTCCAAAAGTCGCTCAAGTACTGCCACACAAACCCGAGGTCGGGCGTGCAACCCTTGGGGACTTGGCTTTCCAGCACGTTGGCAATCACATAGGCGGGGGCTCCCAAGTACTTTCCATTGAAAACAACAAGGTCGAACTTGTAGATACCAGGCACGTCTGGGAAGAAAGTGGGCTTAGCGGTTGTAGCCCCCGACAGGAACCTGTTGCGCAACAGCTTGAAGTGAACCGCGATCAGGTCGTCCTTCAACACGTTGTCGTTCAAACGAATGTAGTAGCCAAGGCCATCTATTCCGGTCTCGCGCACGCTCGCAGGCGCCAAGTATGTAACGGGGCTCGTTCCAGGGGCGCTCGTTTGCATGCGCAAAACCAGCACGTCCCCCGTAACAACAGGGTCTATCGCTGCCGCATCCCCTAGCTCGCTCGAGTAGAACTTATCCGTATACCCGTTGGGGATCGGGGCTGAGACCGTAAAGCCGTCAGAACCTTCAACGGCAAATGAGCTGCCTACGGGCGCATCGGTGAGACGCCAGCTGTATGCAATAGAGCCCCCTTCCGGGTCATAGCTGCCCGTCCCATCGAGCTGCCCCAGCGAGCACATCCTAAGCGCCTGGTCTTTGCCTGCGTCAGAGACAGGAGGCGGCACCTGCAAGATGATGTCTGAGGAAAGGCACAGCGTAGAGAAACACACAGCGGACGGGTGCTTCTGTGTCCCCACCACGCTAATTGTAGTTCCATCAGGCGCTATCCCGCCGTTAGGGGTACCTGGAAGAATCGCAACCAGCGTTAGCGGCGTCAGGTAGTCGGTGGTGGACAACGGCTCCGCCATGAAAATGTACGTAGTAGACGTGACGCCATCGACGACAATCTGAAAGCGATAGAGCTTATTCGTCTCGATAGACCCAGCGGTGCCGGGGATTATTTGAAACGAGCCACCAAGATGAAGCAGCCCACCCTCTAATGAGATCGAACCAGAGTAGGCTAGCCCAGCGGCAGAGACGAAAAGCCCAGCGGCAATGCCTGTCGAGTTCGTTGATCCAAAGTAGATGTGGGAGGCAACGACGTCCACAAAATCCGTTGGAAGCTCACCGAAGATGGCGTCCACCCTGAACGTCCAAGAAGGCGTAACTGCGTAATTGAGCCGCATGAAGGCGTTGGCATTCGTCGGCGCAACACCGTTACTGATGACGCACAGGTCATTCGATGGCGAGATGCTGAACTGATCTGGGTGGGTTACCTCAATTCTGGGGTCAACCAGAATGGTGTCCATCCTGCCCGGCTCGCAGTAGCAGTAGATGTCGTAGCCTTCTGGGCACAGCGCCGGAGATGGTGGTGCCTCGCTCGAAGGCAGCAAGAATCCACCCCAGGGCAGGCCTCCCCAGTTAGTACCCCAGCCGCCGCTCATGCTGCACCTTCCCTACTTGATTCAGACATCAGTTAGCTTCTCTTCGTAATGAAAAACTGAATCGTCGTGAGCCAGAATAAATCCAGCTCGGTTGGGGTGGAGCCTGACGGAACCCCCTGTAGGCCAATAAAATGGCCCGAGTGAGAACTGGCAATCACCTTGTGCGGAAACACCATGGGCCCCGCTCCATCCACGGGGGCAGGATCTGCTCCGCAGAACACAGACTCTCCCGTAGCTAGGTGGGTCAACACCCGCGCGCTATTCAAGCGAAACAAGCTCATCCTTTTGAGGTACCCGCAGTTGTTACCGTCGGCATTGTCAACAATCACGTCAAACTCTGCCCGGATGTAACACGGCGGGAGGTCTTCCACAGAGAACGTAGCAAGCCAAGTCGGCGTAGCCGTTGTAGTGTGCGTCTCAAACTGCCACAGCTTGCCCGTGTCGACGTTACGAATGAGCTGACCAAGAAAGCCATCGGTGTGCCCATCCCCTGCAAACCCAGTGAGCTGCCCACCGAAGTTGAACTCATTGGGCTTCGCCCCAGCTAGCCCCGTTCTGGGGTCTGGCAGAGGTAATGGAAAAACCTGTGAAGGAGGGACGATCATCCCGTTGAGCTCCTTCACGCAAAAGATTCGAATGTCCACATCAACCGGCGTACCTACGCGGTTAGGTACATCCCAAACTTTCAGAACCCACCGGTAACAGCCAGGGACGTCCGGCTCGAATGTCGTAGTGGGCGTCGTGTTGTTGTTGTTGAAGGCAAACTCGTCTTGCACTGAGTATGTGCTGTTGGCATCAACAGCCACTAGATCAATCTGCCAGGATTTGACGCCAGCGTTGTCGACGTTGAACAGCGTTACAACCTCGCCTGCAACTCCAATCAACGACTCCCCATCCCCACCAATAACTATTCCCTGCGAAAACTTGAGCAATGCGGTTGCAGACATAATCCGATTGTACCAGGCTACTGGAACACCGACCTAAAGGCCAGCGTTGCCGACTTGTACCAGGGCATTTACACTAGCAGTATGGCAAACCATGGCATACCTCTTACCTTTCAAACACTAGATCCAGAGGTGGCCCTAAAAGCGATTGAAGGCATCCCAGACGTGCTGTCGCCCAAGAGCGAGAAAGCCGAAGCCCTTTATCGACAGCACAGAATGTGCCCCAACGGCTGCGGCCCTACCATGGAAAAATCGTTTGGGGGTACGGCGTTTGCCTTCTCCGATCCGAACTGGCTCGTTCCACGCTGCATCATGAAGTGCTACAAGTGCGGCTGCTCCATCAACCCCTTCGATGGGATGCTAGTGGAAAAGGGAAATCCGGACATCGCACGCTACGGCGACATTCCCATCATCAACCCGAGCGGCGATTCACGTTGATGACGTCAACTAAGAAGGCGGCAAGCCTGCCTGTATTGAGTGCGTTCTGAGAGCGCTGCGCCCAAATCGTCCTATCGTAGTTGTAGACCAAAGCGACCAGGTCGATGGGACTCACCACGGATGTAGCTCCCCGCTGATAAGCCTTATTGACCAGGTCGCTCGACTCCAGGTAGTCCGCCGGGAACAGCCCCGTAACGTAGTTGGCAAAGTCATTCGACACAACATCGGAGCTTGACCCACCCACGTATTCGAAATCGAATCGAATAAAGTGCGGTATCAAGTGCCTAGCCAGTGGGTTCGAACAGACCACGCGCTCTGTCTCGGAATGCACGAAGTTCTGCACGTCGCTGGTCAGCGTAGACCTATCGTAGGAGATCTCTAGATTCTGCCCACTGAGCTGCGTTGCATTCGAAGGGCTGTCAGAAACTCCCACTTCCAAAATCGACCGAGAGACATGTAGTCGCGGCTTCTCCACGGTAGAGAACGCCAAGTTGGGATCATCCGTGGTCAAGTAATAGCCGTCACTGCGGTAGCCCTCAGCCCGAAGCTGCACACCACTATCGATGTTGTAGAGATCGCCCGTGCCTTCGCTGACGAGCTCCACGTCGAAGTAGTAAAGGCCCGCCGCAGCGGTGTTCCCATTCATCTGCGTGGAGCTACAACGCTGCGTTGATGGACGCCTCACCCGCCATTTGACCCTAGACTCCGTCACGCTAAACGGGGAGGACACAACCACCGAGCCACCGCCTAGCGTGTCGGCGTTCACCACCGAGATGGTGTACCCGTCAGAGTGCCTATTGGCTGAGTCATTCGTCAAATCAACAAGGCCTAGCCCAAGCGCAACGTTGGCCGTGCCTATACCTCGAATGATGACTGAGACATCCGCCACGAACTCCAAATGGTTGGTCGCCGACAGGCTAGCGATAACTCGACCGACCGCCGTGTTGATCTGGGAAGCTACCTCGCTACGAAGTACATCGGTCAAGTTCGGAGCCCCCGCATGGCCGAAGGTCACCAACTGATCTGCGCCACCATCAATCGACAAGAGCAGCGTCTTGCGCACCAAGTTGGCCAAGATGGTGGGCAGTACAAGGCTTCCTGTGATGGGCACATACAGAAGATCCAAGATGTCCCCGGGAATGATGGACTCCATAGAAAACTTGTAGCCGGCAGAGAACACAGCCCCCGCAGCCGTCACACTGCCATCGCTAGGGAGCGTCGTTGCCGGATACGCCGGAACTTTGACGTAGTCCAGCGTAGGGTCGGGGAAAAACCTAAGCAGAGCCCCACCCGGTAGCGTCACCGAGAACATGGAAGTCGGCCCAAACTCAACGCTCGTTGGCGACAAGAAGTAGCAACGGGCACCACCCAAGGAACGAGCCCCTACACGAACATGTCGATTGAGCTCGGGAGCAAACGCTGACCCCACTGCTATGAGCACCGTGTCTGCTAGTGGCACTTGCAAGCTACCGTAAAAGCCAGGCTGCACCCCATCAACCACCTGAACCACGTCAAGGTTGCCCGCGGTAATTGCCGGGGGCCAATCGGAGGCAGAGGGCACTCGGATGTCACCCACCGTGCATCGGAAGAAAGTCCCGAGAAGGACAAGCATGGCATCCCCGGTGTTGATCTCCATCAACGGATCTAACGGAACGAACCCAACGTAAGTGTGCCCTTGGTTCGTCAACGGGACTGCCAGTACTGTGTTGGGGCCAAGGGCTAGCACGGCAGCTGCATTGATCTCAGCAATGACCTGCACCGCCGTCATAGATGACCCGTAAAAACCAGTGGCGAAGTTCACCGTAATGGACGTGGGATACCCAGGGGGAGAACTCGGTAGCGAAACAACGAGGCTATGGTCCCCGATCAAGAAGCCACCAATGGGCTCTGCGACAGAAATAATCCCAAGTCGCGCCGCAGTGGTCTCATACTTCACGCCACGCCCTGGGTTCTCAAAGGCACGACTTTGTATGTCGACAATCTTGGCGTAAGGAACCACTGATCCGACGGGCTGCCCCGAGGAATCGAGCAACTCAATCTTACTCACGCGGACGAACGGCAACTGCAGGCCCCCTGCCGCATTAGCCCTAAATATAGTGTACGACAGGTCAATGTTGGTTGACGTCAGCGCTCGATCCAACTTCACGGAATCGAAGGCAGGTAGCGACTTCACCACGTAGTCGTTGGCATCGGGGCCCTCCAAGATGCGAAGGACATCATTCTCGCTAACGCCTAGCGACAGTAGATCCGTAGTCCCTGCAGTGGTCACCACATCGGAGTTCTGTATCGTCTGTAGGTCAGTACCAGAGACTCGAGTCTCCTTGGGCTCCAGCAGGTCAATATCAATGACGTCCACCAACCGCCAGCGTGAATCGGTCGCCGGGGGAACTGCGGGAGCTGGAGAAATCTGAAGCAATGGGTGCGAGCTCAGCACCTGGGTGACCTGCGTTACACGATAATCTCCAGCAGCTATTCCATCGAGAATCTGCAGTGTGTACCCGAACTGCTGCGCGTTGACGAGCGCGTTGTAGATGTCATCGCCCACCGAGTAGTTGTCACCAAAGGCGTTGCCTAGCGTCAAATCACCCAGCTGCACGGTATCGGCAGAAACAAAAGATAGATGAATACCCTCCGCCGCGGGCGTTGCATCCGTGATGCTGTCGAGCACGAGTGAACTACTATCAAAGGAACTTCCCCGCACGGACACATCGAAAAGACCACCGATATGAATCTCCCCATCGGGGATCGCCACGGTGCCATTGGCCGTATCTGGGAAGAGCAACCCGCCAGGGATACCGCTGAGAGTCAACTCCCTCTTTCGAAGCATCCACGGCCTATTCGTGTAAGCCGGCAAAAACACCTGGTCCACCACGTCTACCGTCTGCGCATCAACGGCTCGCAGGACCTGCAGGTCCCGAATCAATGGAGTGCTTGCAAACGCTTGAATCACCGTCAGGTAAAAGGACCCTGGGGTACTCGAGTCAATCAGCGCCGTAAAGTCTATCCCCACGTCATCCACGGCAAACCTGCGAGTCGTAGGCTTACCAATACCGTCGGAGATGGTTTTGCCATAGATGCCACCGGCAAGAGGACCCCCGAGCCCGCCCCCAGTCAGGACATCTCGCTGCATCTCCGGATCGCCAAATCCCACCACGGCAAGGCGAGACACATCTGGAAAAGCCTTTGGGACGCGTGCGCCAATGCCCCGCAACGTCACCATAGAGCGCTCAGTCAACTCCTGCTGCGTGCGACCCACAAAGTCCACTGCCGTCTCCGCGGTGTTGCCGCTAGAGAACCGCCTTAGGTTCACCACACGTGCAGTGCCCTCGAGGTTGGCGATGTTCGCGAGCTCGTTGGGGCCAATGTTGTAGGCAGTGCCCGGCTGCTCAGCGATGGTGTTGATGTCGAAGTAGTACAGGCTACCGTCGAGGTTGAGCAGCATCTCATCGACCGTGATGTCCTGCTTGCCATCAGGGAAGAAGTGCAGACCGCCCTTCGATGTGAAAAAGTTCGCAGGCGTCACTGACACATTGCGCGGCTGCGCAAAGTACACACGGCCAACACCGCGGGCATAGTCCCCAAGTTGGCGCGTACTAAAGAGGTTAGCTCCGAGCGCGTCCGCCTCCTCTGTCGTGAGAGTTGTAGGATCCTTGAAGCTCAAGCTGTTTCGAACCCTAAACACCTCACGCACGAACGGGTCAAACAACAGCACGCTGGGCTTTACCAAAAGGTCGATGAGCGCGTCACCCTCTTCCGTCGACATCTCCGGGAAGGCTTGCTTCAACCGTGTGCTGAGGAATGTTGCCAGATCGACCGTAAACGGGTCTGTCCCAAGCCTACGCAAGACGGGTTGGATGATTTGAACATCCGCAGGAGAGCCCGATGAGACGTCCATGTTCTCATCAAAAGCTCGCAATCGTTCTTGGAGAAATACCTGTAGGTCGAAAACAGCCATTGTGCTTACGCCTAGCATAGCACGCAAGAACACTGCAAATTCGGGAATAAGATAGATAGAAGGAGAAGACCATGACTACCAAGCTTTTATCGATTGCGTTCGCATTGATTGTTACAGCTTGCAGTGGACAAGCCTTCGAGAATTCAGCCGTGTCAGAGCCAGCTGCCGCAGGAACTTCAACCATTGAAAGTACAAGCGCGCCTATGGCTACCGGCGGATCCTCGAGCATTGCCACAACCACGCAGGCTACAGGGGGAAACACGTGGGCAACAACAACCTCAAGCACCGGTGGCGAATCGGCCACGGGTGGCACAACCAACCTCATTTCCGCAACCGGCGGGCGCTCAAGCGTCTCTACAACGGGCGCAACTGGCGGCGCTGGAACAACTGGAGGAATGAAGGCCACAGGCGGATCGCCGGCAACCGGCGGAACAACTGCCAAAGCCGCCACTGGCGGATCCAACGGATCAGGCGGAAGTACTTTCTCGGCAACCGGCGGGAAGAACTCCACGGGAGGCTCCTCTGCAACGGGCCACACCTGCAACCAGCTATACCCGGCTTGCTCGACGGTTTGCGACAAGTCTCAGATCACCAACTGCAAGTACATCAGCGCTGGCGCAACCGATCTCATCGACAGCGACTGCAATGCCTTCTGGGACGCCTTCTGCACCGGCTCGGCTGGCACAGGAGGAGCGGCTGGGACTGGCGGATCACCTTCGACGGGTGGCTCATCGGCAACCGGCGGATCATCTGCCACTGCTGGTGGAAACCTCTCAACCGGCGGGAACCAAGCCACGGGTGGTTCAGCACAGAGTACCACGCTGTCCTGCGAGGCCGCCTCCGCAGATGTCTGCCACAACACCTGCTATGCAGGGGGCATGGCCTGCGATGGTGATGGGGCTCGATACCAAGTCTGCGCCGACTGCCTAAAGAACTGCTGCATCCAAAACTGCGGCACACATGCAGGTTGTTGAGCGTAGGTAGAAGAACTAGCCCAAGGCTGGTTCTTCTTTAGCCACTTGAAAATACAGCCAATGTTCGGGCACAAGAACACTGGAGGTTTCTGCATGAAACTAGTTAGTTGGGAGTTCAAGGCACTATTGATCGCTATGGTCAAATTAGATAGCGGAGAACTGCTATGTACAACCCAGGCACTATTGAGCGCACTGGGACTAGACCGCAAGCAACTGGAGTGGGTAATGCAAAAGTACCGTGGCAGGTTCAACCCGCTTAGACCCGAGAAACTAGGGGCTAACGTGTTGGAGTTCCTTCAACTGAATAGGGACACGCTGGGTATAAGACGCGTCAGAAGTGACATGCTGCTGTGGCCCCTGAAAGACGCCCTGGCCGTAGCCTTCCATGTCCATACGGACTTGGCATGGGAATTCCATCAGGCAGCCATTGAGCTGGTAGAAAAGAACGCGGCAGAGCGCAGTGTATCTAGGGAAGAATATGACTCCATGCTCTCAAGAATAGCCCTTCTTGAGCAAACTGTACCCGCGCTGCAAAGCATGGCGTCGCTAGCTGGGTCGAACCTCAGAGCACAGCGAGACACCAAAGCGCTTAGGGCCATGAACTGATATCAACTGAAAAGACGGAAGTACGTACCCGTCTTTTCTTTAGCCCCTCGAAAGAACAACCTCTTTCACGGCATAAGAGCTACGAGTTGAAAGCATGTAACGCGTTCATCACTTGAAGAAGCGCCGCGTTGTCTCGAAAGAGAAAGTAGCCACTCAAGTGGAGGCACGCCGCAAGGCGTGCACCATTTCTTAGCGCCTCATCAAGCTTCGAAGCGCGCCACAGCGGACTTACCCGCTTGCGAGGTGAGCTCGATGGAAACCAAGATCGCCGTCTCATTCTTGTTGAATCCAGCGGACAGCACCTTGGCTGAAAGCAAACGCTCATCAGGAGGAATCGCCTGATTGCGGCCCTGCACCTGAACGATCTGACGTGCCGTTGCATCCACGCTCACGATGATGCCAGCAACCACATCTGAGCCTTCGTTGGTCCCTACGCTTTGCCCGAGATGAACCAAACCGCCTCCGCCTGACTTTGGTGCGAATATATCAGTCCCAGGCGTCGTCAGAAGGAGCTTCAAAAAGAGCTGCATCAACTTCAAGATGCCGCGAGTCTTACTCGGCGTACGGCCAATACTGAAACGAATGTAGCTCCTTGGGGAAACCAACAGTTTTCGACTGAGCACCGAAATCGAAGTGATAGTTGAATTCACCAAAGGCTTCGGAACTTCGGCGAGCAAACGGGTCTTACTGAGCACGACGAAGGAGGGCACAGACACTTGATTCATCAAGACGTCTTCGACCGCGCGAAAATCATCCCCGTAGATGTCGAGCGTTCTGACAGGCAGCCTCGGGACAGTCTTGACCTGACTGATCTTCACGAACTCTTGAGGAAATATACATTGAAAATCAACTGGCATTTGGTTACCCCAGATGCTTCCAACCAATATGCAAAGCATAGTACACTGAGGACAACGCCACGCCATACTTCTTAGCTAAATAAGACAGCGTGATTTTTCTCGGAATGTATTCGTCTCTAATTTTCTTCACCACAGCTTCGGTGAGTATAGCATTACCGTGCTGCTCACCATGCACATGAACAGTTCCACTCACGTGGCGCCCTTTGGCCACTTTGTCCCGCATATTGTCTAAAGGAGTGCCCTCAAATAGATGACCAGGATTGCAACACGAAGGACGATCGCAATGATGGAGTACTTGTAATTTCCCTAAGTATCCCTTCTCGCTCAGCCAGGCTACCCGATGCGCACGCATCGACTTGATCTTCGTACTTACACCGAAGACCCCATAGCCATCCTTGTCCACTGCCCCTTTCCAAAGCCAACAGCGGGTCTCTAGGATCGGATGTACTGGCCCATTCTTATCGACGTGCGACCAGAATCGAGCTAACGTTCTCTCGTCCATTTTGAAATTGCCTTTCATGGACCTACCCCCGGTCGAGTAGAAGCGACGCGGGGGTTCTTACTGTAACACAACGAGACGCTAAAAAAAGAACGGCCCTCCTGGTGAGAGAGGGCCATTCCATCCAAACAACCTGTAACCTGCAACGGACTCAAGTACGCCTGCCAAAGCTAGCTTCTTCGAAAACAAGTGTCAACTGGCGTCGCCGAGCAGAGTGATGTCCCTCACGCAGGACTGGTCAACTGCATTAGGGGCATTGTCCTTTTGAATCTCGGAGAACATGGGCCCAACCAACGTTTGAGCCAGTGACCAAGGAACACCGCCCGGAGTTGAAATTTTATCCGGATCAGGTGGAGGCTTACCGTTGTAGTTGTACCTTGGCACCCAGAGCTTATGCGTTAGCCACCAGGCAGGTTTATTGAGCATGGCCCACGTTGAGGTACCCCCGTAGATATAGAGCTCCTCATATTTATCCACGAGCAACTGGATGTATTGCTCGATCTTGGGGTTCCACGACGGCGTAGGTTCAGTCCAAACGTTTCCTGATTGCTTACGCGTAACGTAACGCTCTACATCGATCGCAGGAATGATGTAACTGTAGCCAGCGTCCCCATACCCCACAAGCTCCGCGCCTCGAAGGAAAGTCGCAAACTGCTGGTCTACATCGACGTCAGGGCGAAAGAACGTGTAAAGACCAAAGGGCTTACCCGTCTTCTGAATAGCAGCGGTGTGCGGCTGCAAGTTCTTTGAAAGGGTATTGCCCTCATTGCACTTGACGATACCGCCCACAATACGAGAATCGTCCCACGGAACCAAGGTTGGAGCTTGGTAGCCAGATACGTCACAAACGATGTTGTACTTACTCATCTTAGCTCGCTTTCATTGGTTTGCTGCTGCGCGCTCCTTGTAGGTGCAAGGAACATCCGTAGCACCAGTATAAACGACATCGCTTGAACTATTCAGAGCCTTCGCCCAGTTGTTCGCGATGGTGCAGCGGAGCTTGGCCTCAGCATCAATGTAGTAGCCATGGCCCTTGTTGATGTGCGGACACTTGCCGGAGCGATAGGCTGCGAGCCAGACGCTCACCGGAGCAAACTTGTTCCCTGAATCTAAGCACGTATTCTTCCAGTGGCGCAGAATGCCGTAAGCCGCAACAACGTTCGTCGTTGGCTCCCGCAGATCCTTCTCACTCATCTTCGCAGGCAACTCTGCACGGAGCTCTTCCCACGCCTTGAAATTGTAGATGGTCCCTCGACCCACCTGCATGGGCCCAACTGAGTTACAAACCGTCTTGATGACGGGCTTGTACCCATCCGGCCAGAGCCCACTTGGGACCTTTGAGTACTTGTGGGAAAAACCACAATCCCCATCGGGCGCGGGCAGCCGCATCCGATTCTCCCTGTAGTTCACCGCAGCCAGGAGCACAAAGTCGTACCCGGGGTCTACTAGATAACCCTCCGTAGCAACCCTTTCGTGTACCTCGAGCATCTGGGTGATGTCCTTCTCAAAGTCACTCTTCAACTGATCATTACGGGCAACATTTGGTGCCTCACGCAGGATCATTGCCAACACCAAAGAAGCCAATGTGTGTACTAACGTCATGACGATTTTCCTTCAGCAGGCGTCATCGGGAACTACATCGCGGCAGCACCGAAACCCTGTCTCGTAATAATGCCAAAGCGGGGAATGCGTTGTAATGGCGTAGGCGCAAGAAGCTCCCTTGGAGGCCCAGTAGCCACCCACCAAACACCAGCCGTAAAGGCCGCTGTCACAGCGCACCCACTCCTCGGCATTGCCAACCATGTCGTAGGCCCCTGCGGAGCTTACGCACTTACCAAACGATCCAGATGGAGAACTCTGGTTTAGCTTGACGAGTTCTCGTTCATCGCGTTTCGCCACCTTCTCGGCGTTGACCTCCTTCCAGCGTGCGCCGGTATTGCACGCCATCGCGTCATACTTGTCCCCATAGGGATACAAAAATCCCTCTGGGCCACGGCAGGCCGCCATCCACTCTGTTCTTGTGCACACACGCTTACCAACAGAGAGGCACAGCATCGATGCATCAATCGGGGAGCCATAGACCTCTGGCTCTCCACTCACAGCCAGCAGCGGGGGCACCCCTGGGGTGTTGGGCCACTCGTAGGCATCGATACAAACGTTGTCCGTCGCACGAACCATTCCTAAAGGGCAATCCTCCACGCACGGCGCTTTTGCTGTAAACAAAAACACAGCGCTAAAGCAAGTACATGCTCTTTTGCTCAATAGAACCTCCACTAGCTCTTATAGCATGAGACAAATGCCGAAAATGTAGTCGGCGACTCAATGCTTGAGGGAACTACTTGCTGCGGGGCGGGATTGTACCAACCACCGCCGCCAAACCTTTCTCCACTTCCTCCTCTACTTCTTCGATTATGCCATGGTCCAACTGCAGGTTATCGAGGCTGGTTCGAATCGACTCAAAGCCGTTGCGGACAGTTGTCGTTAGGCCATTTATCGCCTGAATCAATCCCTTTTCCGTCAGTTGCATGTTGTTGATGGATTCAACCATTGCCAGCTGCCTACTCGACAAGTGGGCAATGATTCTCACATGCGGGTCATCGCTCTGAAGCAAAGCCGACGTCAACCCGGACTGATCTTTGTAACACGCACACTCAGAATTCATGCATGTAGGAGGCGGGGCGGAGTCGCTCATGCCCCCATTATGCACGAAGGCCGTCAAAGAGCAAAAGCTACGCCCCGGCCCAGTGCTGAGGGGGATGGCACGAGCCAGGGCTGTAGCAGGTCTTTGTACAATCACGCGGAGTCTGGGTCGACAGGGGTATTGACGTCGCGTGAAGGATCGTTCAGCAAGAAGCTCTCGGGCGGGATATTCCGAATCTGCTGAACAGCATTGAGCATATCACTCTCGATTTTATTGACCCTCTCAAGCTCATTCGGCCTGGTTGTAGTACCCGCCCCAGTGATGCGCTCGATCTGCTGGCTCGCCAGTTCCTCGTACGTTATCGCTGCAAAAGCTTCTGCAGTTTGACGACCCTGTACTGCGCCAAGGGACTGGTTGATAACCAGCCGAAGCTGGAAGTTCAAGTCCAGCCCATTGGACTCTTGCTGGGACTGCTGAGAGGGGCTGGCTACCGACGGCACTAGGTAAGTGTACCAGGCGACGGCGGGTATGGCTGAGAAGATGCCTGTTTGGTCAACCACCAAATTGCTAGCTTCCCTATACAAGCCAACTGCACCGCATCCGGTTTCGCCTGCTCAAACGGCGAATACAACCTAATACATTCCTCCGGCCTAGGTGAGATGCCTGGGGAGACTTGTGCTGCATGTATCCCGCCCTGCAAAATGACACCACTATCAAACAAAGAAAATTCTCCACACAGGGCTACTAACCCTCGTGTCGGATTCTCTACGGGAATAACTACCCCTGGACGGCTCTTGGCGGCCTCCTCCAAGGAAAGAGACGCAATCGACTCAACCACTTGATCAGCGATATGCCCTCGAGCAAGGGTGACAGGAATCACCGAAAGAATCTGCGCCACACTACTTACCTTGACTGAGCTCACGGTGGGATCAGGCAGTTCCACGGCAAAGCTCGCAATGTAGAAGCCATCCTCCTTCTGCTTAGTTGCCCAGGGCTCTGACGGCTGAACCGCCATCGTGTAAATGCGCTCTTCCCCAGGCTTCCACATGATCCAAATCGTCTTGATCATTCGGTATCTCCAACGTAGAAATTGTCCTCGTCCCTTGGGCACTCCTCTTTCATCAGCACAAGGCAGCGCTTGATGCTGCCAGCACCGGTGCCCCAGGACTTTGTGACATGACCGCAATCGCTACAGGTTGCCTTGGTGCAATCTTGCATGCGACCACGGTCATTGGTCTCTTGTGTGAACTCTATCTCGCACTCAACCCGGGCCATCGGTTTCTTCCTTGAACCAGTCGGGCTGATCTCGACGAAGGATAGCTTCAACCTCCTGCGCCGAATAATCCCGAGTGGCCACAACCTCACAGCCCCACACCTTGACCTTGGTGAAGAGCTCTCGAAGGATCTCAGTTACTGCTGCAGTAGCCTTGTCCACATCCTCCTTCTTCAGTACGGTGTCGTCTCCGTCAGGGCTCCAGTACTCCTCAAAGTCCTCGATGAGAGCCTCCGTTGCCCGTTCCATGGCCTGCTCGGCGCAGTGAGCAATCATCTCATCGGTGATCTCACGGGGGTTCATCGCATTGACGGTCAGCGGGCAATCCTCTGCAATCTTGTCGAGGAGTTCTTGCCCATGAAGTGACTCACCGTCGAAGTACTCAACGATCTCTTCCTCGGGATCTTGCGCGGAAAGAATCTCGCGATCCCGCGCGTCGTAGAACTTAGCATTCGCAAACTTGTCTTCGCACATAGCTACAACCTCCGACTTACCCGTTGTGACAACCGTAGCCAGAACCATAGGCGGCATCAACAGAATCAGAATCTGCTGGTGGTAAGTTCGCTGCATTGATTCCAGTTGGTTTAGTCACCTGATTTTCAAACTGACGATAGGCCATAGAAGGGACAGGGCCCAGAGAGGCCTCACCGGTGTAATTACCCCTCTGCTTGTAGTCGGTGACCTCTCCTTTGAGCGTGTGAAAGCGCATCTGGCCAAAGCGCATCCCTGGATAAACGATGGTCGGGTACTGGGCAACAACCTCAAGGGTGTATTGACCGTCGAAGCCAGTGTCTCCGTAACCAGCGGTGACATGTACTGTCAAGAAGAGTCGACCGATGGAAGACTTGCCGTCCAGCACGGGGACGTAGTCCATCGTCCAGATGCGCTCAACGGTGTGCATGAGATACCCGATGCCGGGCTTCAAAAGCCAACCCTTAGCAGGATCAATCTCAAACTCCCACACGTTGAGCTTCTTCCTGGCGTCAAGAACTCTCGACAAATCACGCTGAATATTATCGCCCCGTCTTCTGCTGACGCTGGTCTTAGTGTGATCTGGAAGAATTTGATCTCGGTAATCGTAGAATGATTGACCCATGCCAGCCATGGGGTCCGAAATACTAACGACATCCGAATAGACAGCAACCCGGTTGCCGAGCGTCAGATCGTAGGAGTTCGAGTTGACACGGTCAGGGTCCAGTACCCTACCGCCATCCCCATCAATAATGGTGATGCGATTGGCACGGCACTGCTCGAGTATCTCGAGCCCAGTTAGAATTCCAGCGTTATCCATTCTCAGCCACCACATCCGCATTGTTCGGGTTTTGCACCCAATCACGCTTTGAGACTTTTTGCCAAGTTGCCTCGAGGATACTCAGGAATGTTCCGCCCTTGACCGCGTGCGCTGACAAGGCCTCCATCTGAAAGAGGATGTTTCGAAACAACCCCTCCATCATCCGTGCGTGGTGCTCAGCTCCTCCACGGATGTTTTGCTCGCCCTTGAGCTGGTGGTGCGCGATGGCGCGCATCAAGGGGGTAACAAAGTGCGGCATACGCTCGGCGTTCTTGTCTCGAGGTTGCCGCATCTCGTACAAGCTAGGCAGCTCCCATCCTGCAATGTTGCAGTAATTGAGCATGTAGATGCCAACGTCTCCTATAGAATCGAACAGCTTCTCCTTGCTGTCGAGCATCCACGCCTCAGCCACCTCCCCTAGCTCCTCAATGAGGCCGAGCGCCATGCGGTGCGCTTGCTGAACCCCAAAGTTCCTCAGCGACCACTCACGCTGCTCCCGCTGAATCTCTGCCAATCGTTGTGCTACCGTCTTGTCCATACTCAATGTCTCATTCCTGGTGGAAATGATGGAGGGCCTTGAACAGGAAGTTCATCACCCTCTAGTTGTTCTTTGCTCAACAGCGCAGCCCTCTGGTACACAAGCACCAGGCCGCGGTCAGCCTCCCTGCCCAGCATAGTTTGCATGACGAACCCCTCGCCAGTGTTGGCGTTCAGGGACTCCTGCAACTTACGGGCAAACTCTACCGAGTTATCCTCGACAATAGCGTCGCACCGATACTCGATGCTCACCGGTTGCCCCGTGCTGGAAACCGGATAGCGTCTACTCATCATCGTCTTCACTTTCTCGTTCAGCAGCCGGATCTAGCACAACGGTGCGAGCGATTGTACTCTCCATTGCCTGCCCTACAACGTCCCAGTAAAGTCGAAGAGCCATACGAATCTGTGCCGGGCTGAACTCTATGGTGTACTTCCTCTTCTCAGCCATGTCCTCAACGTACGGCCTAAAATTCGTTTGAGCCTCGAGTATCTCGCCAAGCAGGCGGATGAAACGTACCGTCTTCTCCTGCGCACGGACTGCAGTGCCCGTCTTCGTGAGCTGATCCTGAAGATTTCCCTCAGAGCGCGCCAACTGCTCCTGCAAATCCTTGATGATCTCTCCGGTGCCTCCGTCGGTTGCCACCTCATTCAGTGCGGCATTGAACTCTGTATTGGCTTGTGGATCTCTGCGCAGAAGACCATGCAGGCGAGGGTACTTCGACAAAATGGGACGTCCAGACATGCCGGCTAGCCTCCTTCGCGTCCCTTATCACCGCGCTTCGGCCAGTACTTGCCGACCAGCACGGCCAGGACACAAATGGCGAATACAAGGGCGCACCACCAAAGCCAAAGCTTGAATGCCCAATGGACGATGAATACCGCGGCGTGGCCTAGCACAATCAGAACCTGAGCTACTTCATGCATACTGCCTCCAAACGAGGGGCTACGCTGAAGGCGCCCTTTCGAGCGCCCAGCTTTCCTACGTCACAAGCGTCATCTGCTTTCCCCACTGCCTTACACAACGTTCGACCTCTTCCCAGCTGCTCACGTGAACGAGGCCTTCTTGAATTGACATCCCAGGCGATAGCCAGCGCAATGGAACACTGCCTGGCCAAGCTTCTCTGAACTCCAAGCAGTTCTCGGGTTTGTCATCGACGAGGAAATCGCCGAGGAAATCGCCGTAGACCAGGTACTTGTGGTCGGTGAAAACCCAACGGCTGCCAAGGTCAGGGCCGAAGTGACTCTCGAGCCACTCCATGCGGTCAAAGCACCAGGTGGCGCTGCCCTCCACGGGGGTTGTCACAAAGGCCACATCAAACAAGCTGGCCAAGCGCTTCACGCCTTGTACCGCCCCGGGGAATGGGAGCAGCATGTTGGCGGAACCGGGAAGACGAAGCACTTCGTAGACCTCGTCCTCCTGCTTGTGCGTGAGCCCCAACTCCTTGGCGACATCCCACTTGGTTGGCCTCCAATTGATAGGGATGTCCCGAAACTTGAGGTTCCGAACGGCATTGACCATCAACTGAACGAAGTCAGCTACGACCCCGTCAACATCCAGCAATACCCTGGGGCGCCTACTAGTAATGCCCGACGACGTGGGCGTCAGCTTAGAAAGGGAATTCGTCGTCTTTGCCTCTGCGTCTTGGCTCGCCATCGGGTAGTTCTCCTGAATCTCCTGGATGCTCCATTACTTGCTCACTGCGTTCAGCTTCCTTGGTTGGCACCAGCGAAAGACAAACATCATCGGTCCAGTCTAGTCGAACACCTGGGTTCAGCACCAGGTTGAACTGCCCGAAGCGAACTGGGAATACTGCACCGGCAATGGTTCTGTGCTTTGGGTTCACCTTGCTGGTGATTCGTAACAAGTACGGCGGTGGGCCACGATACGGGGCCTCTGTTGTACTTTTCATCAAACTGCTCCTTGTTGAAATCAATCGTAGAAAATGTCTGCTGCTTTCATCTCCTTGTAGCCATCAATGAGCTCCAGCGTACGCAGGCGGCTCAATGCATTGTCGAAGCCACTACTCGTTTGTGAATACCCCGAGTGTTCAGCGATGTACTCCTTACCGACGGCAAAAGGCCCGCCCGGCATCTTCCCAGCGTCGTAGATGACCGTGAGCAAGGTCCGCTCACACTTGTGCAGCTTGGCGCACCAGTACTCGAGTAGAGCTTGCCCCTTGGGGAGCGGCTCAACCTTCCCGGCTACCTGCCTGCCACCAGCCGTGATGGACAGGGCACTTCGGGGGCCCTCGATCAGGTTTCGCGTGCGAAGAGTCGACAGGCTGTTATCGAAACCGCTGCTCTTGATCGAGTACCCAGTGAGGATGGCCAACTGCGTGTCAGTCGTCGTCTCGTGCTGCCGTTCCGCTAGAACAGCCAGCATTGCCCGCGGGCAAGCGCTAAGGCCCTTGGAGGCCTCGGTCGAAATTGTGGGCAATTGGTGCTGTTTCTTCAGTGGCACTTTCAGAGGCACCCTCGGCTCCGAGGTCGTTGGGCCGGGTTTTGCTCGAGCAACTGGAGGCTCACCGCTGGACACGATCGCCTTCACATCCCACAAGCGGTTGAGGGTTTCCTCGGTTTGTGCCGACGCCGCCCCCAACTTCTCGATGAGAGCATTGAGCTCCTGCAGGTCGACGGCGGGGCGCTCCTTTTGCTGACGTACCTTCCGCTGTAGATCCTCGAGCTCTTCTCGCGTCTTGACGAGCTCGCGCTCGGTGACCCGCAACGCCGCACGCAGCGTTGCCAGATCGTCCTTCTTTGCCGCCTCGAGCGTTTCTGCGATGCGACCTCGTAGCTTGTCGATGTCGACGTCAGCCAAGCTCGCCACCTTGCGAGCCGCACTGCCTTTGAGATTCTTTGGCGTGGCGCCAGAATCGAAGGTTCTGCTGAACCTGAACTTTAACCGTTCGGTCTTCTTCAGAAAGTGCGGCGACCACACCCAGGCTTCGCCATCGGCGAGCCCAGACAGCGTCGGCAGGAGGTCCTCCCCAAACGCGTGATACTTCGTCCAGGCCTTGATCGCTTCGATGTCCTGCGGACCTGTGGTGCGCATGACGAAGAGCGTCTCGACCTGCGTCAGCACATCCTTATTCACCACAGCACTTCGTTGCGTTGCGAGCGTAATCCCAATGCCCCGCCCACGGCCGCGCCGCACGATGTTCTCCCAAGCACGCTTGAGGTGCAACTCGTCGCGCATGGGCCGCTGGGGGATGTAATCATCCGCCTCCTCTAAAAAGAGGTGCAGTGGGTCCCGGTTCTTGGCGTAGATGCGCCGGGCGAACGCCAGCAGGAAAGCTTTCCTGTCTGCCTCGGAGTCGAACCCTGAAAGGTCCAGAATCGAGGACAGCCGCTGGGATACGATGACATCCGCAACGAGCTCTCCCGAGCCGCGCGTGAGCGGGACATCCCCATGTTCGCCGCCGAAGATGAAGACGGGCAGGCCCCCGCCGGCGGATCCATCCCGCCCAGAGCGAAGGCCATACCAAGAACCAACAGGGTCAACGACCACGAATGGAAGCGAGGCCTCGAACATCTCCTCCGCCATGGATCGCATGGCATTGGTCTTACCGGCTCCACGTACTGCCAGGAGCCCGAAAGTACTCGTCACCGCGTCGAGCGGCAGTTGCACCGTCTTTGAAATGTTCAGCAATTGAGACATAGGCTCCTACAGCGTCTTGGTGTCGAGCCACAAAGCGATCATGAAGGAAACGGACTTATCCGAGCGACTGTGCTCGATACGCCCGATCAACATTGGGTCAGGCCGCGGTCGACTGGTGTTTGGAAGAATGCCAATGGAGTCGAAGATCAGGGTCTTCTGGGCCCTATCCAAGTTCTCCAAAATCGCCATGCGTGCGAGCTTCACCGGAAAGGAGACTTTCTGAAAGCCTTTGGCGACACGCCACTTCTCGATGGATCCTTCCTTGTCGCCAGGCCTCTTCTCGATCTCGTTTTTGGTCTCAGGGGAAACATACCTGCCTTCACCGAGAGCCGCCCCATCAGGAGAGACCGCGGGCATCGAGCCGCCCCAGGTTACTTTCCGTTCCACAGAGGCGGGTTCTTCTGCCACCGTGCGCACGGCGATGATCTGCACGGGAAAGTCCGGCACAATGCAATACCCGGCGGCGAGCGCCGCATGAAGCTTCTCGTAGAAGACTACATCGGCGGCGGCGTCATCGACCTTGCTCTTGAAGGCAGCTGTGCGCTGATGCATCTCCTTGACCTTGGCAAGCTCAGTCTCTGCCGTGGTCAACGCCGCTTTTGCTTCAGCGATCTTGCCTAGCGGCCATTGGCCAAGCTGCTCGCGCGAACTTGCCATCTCGGAGGCGTTGCGTGCCACAACAACCAGATCAGTAGCCACCGGGAGAGGAAGCTCGATGGTGGCCTCTGCCGGTTGAATGATAGTGACCTCGGGAGTCTTTTCGATAGCTGTTTCAGTCATCGTCGTCTTTTCCAATCTGCGGGAAGAAACCCGCCCTTTGTGAGCCACTCATCGAGGGCTTCAAAGTTTGCAATGAACTCGAGCATTGGCTCGTAGTCGATATTGTGCGTGCGTCGAAGCCGCAACCCTGGATCGGCGGCAAGCGCAGCTTCATCTCGATACTTAGCATCGATGACTGCCTCACGAAGACTCGCGAGGGCTTTATCTGGATCCATCATGCTCTTTCCTGGCTCCTGCATAGCGCAGTCACCAACCTGAATTGTCACCAGCGTTGTGTATCAGCAATCTTCTGAGCTACTCGTTGAACCAACGCGCCATTGGCCAAGGTTGCTTCAAAAGCTGCGAGCAACACCGATCGAATCCTTGCCTGCTGTTCTGGTTCCTGCAGTATCTCGAGCATCATTGTGTGCACGTGATTATTTACTGCCCGCACAAGAGCGCTGTTATCCCCTTTCGTTGCTTGCTCCAGCTGCTTCGTCAGCGCCTCAGAGAATATCGAACGCTGCAGCTCAACAGGGACAACTTCAGCAATCGCCTTAGAGACGGCTGCCGTCAATGCTTCATGTAACTCCATTACAACCTCACTTAGTAGTTTGCTGCCCTTGAGGATTCTCAGACGACTTTTTTGATCGTCTGCGCGGGGGTGCTTTTGTTCTGGGCTTTTGCTTGAAGTGCCCGTCCTCGATCAGCTCCTTGACGAGAGGGGGCGCATGCTTTGATGCGATTGGCGCTCCGTCTTTTCCCCACCTGATGCTGAAAACTCTGCCTGCCATTTGCCTCCAGGTAAGCCGCCATGCCCATGGTAAGGGTTGGGTCATCGCTTACAACGAGTTGAATTCGAACCATGGTTGCCTCAACTATCGTTCTTATCCCTGTCTTCTGGCGATCTCGTCAGCCAGTGCTTGCGGGTCGATACTGTAATAGTTGAGCAGGAGCCCGTCTACATGTTCCCAAACGGCGGAGAGCTCGAAGTTGGGATTCTGCTCCATCAACCAGTTGAGAAACTCCTTGATGGTCTTCATCGGAAGACGCACCGCGTGCACCTTGGCCAATTGGGGAAACATCTCTGCTGAAAGAGCTGGGTTATCAGTCATACTCTCCTCCTTACTCCACGGAGTTTACGGAGTTTACGGAGTGCCATACATGTCTTGTCACCTGGTGTCACAGCCGTACGACAAACATGAGGACGATCCTTATAAATAGTGCAGCGCACCTTTTTTCCTGGAACCCCCTCCAGAAGGGCGCAGGCACACACGGAATCATCGGCTGCATCCACCAGCTCCTTAGTCTTTATTGCACCAGCCGGAACGTATGAGCCCGACAGCGTAAGTGCCAGGCGATCAAAAATTGATGGCAAATGCACCAGTGTGCGAAACTTACTGCCTAGAGTTTTCCTAAGCGGAGCTAGTTCATCCTGCCTAAGGTCAGCAAACACTATTTGATGTGATAGCGCTAGGCAGCAAGCCCCACATTTACAACAATCGAATTTGCGGTTGGACATGCAAATCAATCCCGAACTGACGGGTCTCGGTCAAGCCCAAACGAACGATGCTCATAGCCACGCAGTTGTGAGAAGAGCGCATAGACGTGTAGAGCATGTTGCCAACGTATGTGACCAAGACCACCTCATAGCGGTGAGTGTATTTGCCAGGGTTGTCTTCTTTGTAGAGATCGTACTCATCGAGCACGTACTCGGACAGCTTCAGCACGTCACCAACGTGAAAGCTTCTGTCGTGGTTTCGGCGAATCTCGTAGGTCTTTGCCAGCCTGCGCACTGCATGGAATTCAGCAGGCCACGTCTTGAGATCATGCGCCACGTGGATTGTATTTCCGTCCAGCAGTTTGTATGCCAGAGGGGCTTTGAGGTGGAGTAACCACCTTGGATACCGCATCGCTCTCTCCTTCAGTGAAGGGCTTTCACTTTTTCTTTTTTGAAATTTATAACGATCTGGAGAAGGGATCTCTCAGAGGGTGTTCTCTCTAAAGCTAACTACTGAACAGGGTATTAGTAAAAGTAGCAATATAACTTTTGAAAATAATTTGGAGAGAGTGCTCGCGAGACAGAAAGCGCACTAATCGGCATCTTCGCTGCCACTTCTTTCCGGAGACCTCTGGGAAGACCCATTTCCGGAACCACGTTTCTCTGGCCACCGATGGACCAGGGTAAAGGTCACTGGCCACTCTCCCCGGCGGCAGTCTCCACCCTCTTTGTCGATGTGAGGGACCAAGCTGTACCCCTCTGGCAATGACATGAGACCAATGGACACTGGGTTGGAGAGCCACTTCTCGAGCCGTTGCTCGATAGTTCGGAACGGGTGTGGGGTCACAACGACGGTCTTGTCCTCGCCAAGGGCCATATCGACACCGACTTGGACATGCCCATTCTCCTCAATGGGCAGATTGGCCTTCACGGCTTCTACGGGGGTTGCTTCCTCAGGCACCGGATAGACGATGGTGTGCCTGGTCTTGTCTTCGTACTTCTTGCCTTTCTCAGCGGCATCCTTTTGATCAGTTGCCTCAAACTCGCCAAGGGGCTCTCTGGTTCTCGCACAAACGACTCTGAACTTCACTTGGTTCTCCTCTCCTGCAGCGTTGCTGCCTTTTCAATCCCGTTCTCGAGTAATCGCTTCAACTCCTCCGTGGGGCCACTGAGACTCTTGTCCTTGCCATGGACTAGGGCCAGAGCGTCTGCAACAGCAGTCGCCTCGTCCATGGTGAGCGTCACGCTGATAAACACCTGCTCGTAGGGAAGTAGATGGCTGATCATGGTTGAAGCTTCTGCATGTACCAGAACTTTGGCATGAAGTCTTCCTTCCTGTGCAAAGGACCTCACTCACGGCCTTATCTCGCAATCCAATTCGTTTTGCAGAGATAAGAGACGCGTAGGAGGAAAACACAGTGCACCACGCTTTAGACGATATACCGATCAACGCAACAACCAACGATTTACTCAAGAGGGGACGCTTCAACCTACGCCTACTGGCGGAAGAGCTTGGAGTGTTTGTTGATGAGGAAGCAAAAAGTTCATTCATGCAGTTAGACAACCAAGGGCAAGCTGAAGTTGTTCGCAATGCCTTACTGAAATCCAGGGGTTTGCCCCCTGTGGAACCCGTGGACATGCGACAGAAGGTAAGTAATGCCGTCCTGGCTAGGGTCACCAAAATGCGCGCCGATTCATCCGATACGTGGCACCTCTACAAAACTCAACAGAAAGTTGAATCTGTTAGAGGAGAGCTTGTCAGACAGTACGAGGCGCAACTCAACGCTCTTCGTATAGAAAACTATGGAGGCATTGAGCTTAGGGACAGGGCCCTCCTTCAGCTTCGCACAGAGTCAAACACGACTTGGGAAGAACTGAATCTTGAACGTGTGAGGCACAAAAAGACGAGCGTAGAGTTGGTACAAGCCAATGCATTGCTGTCTGAGCTGCGCGCAAGAATCAGACAGCTGGAACTCCAGGTGCAGAAGCGCGAACGAGCTTCGAAAAGAAAGAAGAAGCCAGCTAGGCGCAAATAACCTCAAATCTCGGGGATAAGAAAGGTAGAGGAGGAAACACATGCTCAAAGCCAATTCAAACGTTGCCATCGATGCCGCTGTTTTCAAGAAGGACACCATCCCTCCAGCGAATCCCCAGACCCACATAACAACGCTGGCAGAAGGCTATACGCTCAGCTACGAGATGTACATGGCCCTCAGCAGAATCCCCATCGTGTATGGGTCAGAGGACAACACAGCACTCATCTCCAAAGCTGACGCTTGGGCAGACATGGTTGTGCTCGGTGCTGCTCTGCGCGAGCAGAGTCTGCAAAAGCAAATCGAAGAGCAAGTAATACAACTTGAAGACTTAGAGATACAAGTGGCTGAAAGCGGTCTACGGACGCTCGGCACCTTGTAGTTTTACACTTGGGAGAGCCACACGGCTTTTCCTTAGCCCACCATCAACCATGCCGCGGGTGTAGACTGGTAGTTGCCGACCAGGCGTACAAAGGCCTCGGAGCATTGGTGCTTCCGGGGCCTTTTGCTTGGAAGCAACCGGCCCGCTGTATCGAAACATTCAGGGTTCAAGGGGATCGAGGCGTAGAATGGAATCTGCTCAACGTGTGGTCCTTTGCTGCCCCCGTGTGCGAAGAAAGGCCTCGGTTGGAAACGACCGGGGCCTTTCACTAAGTTGCCATGTGCTCGTTGCACCTCAGTACTCCGGAAGAGCTGTTCAACAACTACAAACGGCTTGTCGCCCCTATTGTCAGTCACTACTACAAAAAGCTTGGCGCTAGCGCATCGTACGACGAGCTCTACCAGTGGGGGCTGATCGGCCTTTGGGATGCCAGCAAGCGCTGGGTGGGTGAGATCGGGGGGTTTTCTTCTTACGCCAAGGGGCGCATCAGTGGGCAGATCATTGACGAGTATCGCGTCAGCACAAGTTACATTCGACGCCTTGGAAATAGCAAACAGCCCAAGTACGTAAATCTCGATGATGATAATGATGAAGAAAGACCCAACCTCCAGCTAGTTGCGTGTACACAGCCCCTAGAGCAAGTCATCCATACCCATAGGAACCTGCGACGTCTAAGTGCCGCTTTCTACGAATTGACTGGCAAAGAAATCTGTATCCTTCTTCTTTTCTACTTCGACGGCATAAAACTCCAAGAGATTGCAGAACAACTCGAACTCAGTGAAGCCCGCATCTGCCAGATCAAGACGGCCGCCATCAAGAAGCTCAAGCAGGCTACTTGCCTCGAGATTGATTTCTAGCTACCTTGTCCTTGCCAGCTGGGCTCTTCAACCAGTCACCAGCCAGCGGAAGGACAATATGGAAACACCTAACAAGATAGCTGAGAACTACCAAGACAGCCCCATTCTCACGCACGGGACACGGCCTCTACTTGAACCCAGCAAGATCGAATGGGCTTCTTCTATGGACAGCCAAGTTGCTATACAGCTTACACATCTGGAAGCCAGCCACGAAAGAATTATCGAATTTCGTGTGCTCAAATACCACCTTGAAGGGAAAAACCCCGAACACGAAGACTTCTATTCAGCAAGTACCCCATACAGAGCCATCGAGCACACTGGTAAGACCCTCGAAGAAGCTATCGGCGCTTTGCTGTTCTCCTATGCATGTCTATCCCGCGACGGAGCGTTCAATCCCCGCTTGCCATCGGAGCAAGGCGACCCACCTATCCAACATGTTATCCATATCCTGACAGAGAGATTGAACTGGCATGTTGAGCGTCGACACCAGCACATGACAGAGGCTAGCATTGAGCCTGCGGGAGCACCTAACGCCCCGTATACAGGAAACCGAGACCAAGCGTTGTCGGCAACTAAAGACGACAACAAGATCATCGCAGCACTGGCCACAGCCATTGCGGCGCTCGGTCGCGTTGATGAGCTGTAATTGAACAAAAGGCACTTCCTCCGGTGATAACAACGCTGGAGGAAGTAGCCATGCAGGCAATCAGCAACAGCACGCGTTGGGCATTCAATGTAGCCACACTCAATGACCTTCGCTGGCAACCAGAAAAGTCGAGTTGGACTCGTGCTTACGAGCAGCGGGTGTATTGGGGGACAGTGGAACTTCATCAAAAGATCGCCAATGGTGAAGGCAACGCCGTTGACCCAGCAGAGCCAGTGAGCGCACAGATGCTCCGCGAGATAGTCAAAGTCGCGTAATTTTCGGAGATAAGAGGGATGGAGGTAGCCAACATGATGACAGTTTCCGATTCAAGGAAAACCATCGAGAACGCCATCCATAGTTTGCAGCGGTCTCTCGATGTACTGCTTTTGGCAGACGGCACGGTGATGGACACTCCCCTTGCCCAAAACGCGGCAACGATCCAAGAAGCAGCAGACGCCATTGCCGACGAAGCCACATTCATCGAACTCACCGAATCCCCTCGGGGCATCCTCTGCGCGCTGAGGGTGTCTCTCAAGAGAAAGCTGCTGCAGCGAAAGAAGCTGAAGCGCCGAACCATCTTTGTCACCGATCGTGAGTAATTTCCCCTCCAATTCGGGGATAAGAAGAATGGAGGTACTCACATGTGTAATTCCAGCCAAAGTTGTTCAGCCACAAAGATCTCAGACAAAGCATTAGCCGATGGCATCGATGCAATCTCGTCTGAGCTAGCCATGGCGAAGAGCAACATCCCGTTGGTGACGCAGCAGGAGCAGAGGGAAGAATTCATGGCAGCGCTGCACGAGCTCTTGCTCGCCGTCCAAGACGTCAACGTTGGCATCAATCAAGCCAATGACGCGTACGTTGCGGAGTTCGGGGAAAAAGAGCCCGACACGCTCAACGCGCTACAGCACTAAGTGAAAACGAGAAAATGGGTCACACCATTTTTTCGTAGCTCCGCAAAGTCGGGTGGTTACAAGGAATAAGAAGGGTAGAAGGAGATGATGCAAGCCAACTGGCGTGCATCGAAACACCATGAAACAAACCCTACCCATCGCCACAGCAACGTTGATGTCTCTCTCCTGGGAAAAGCCACTCAACTTGGCCACTGGAAAAGGCTATGGCACCAACGAGTACAGCTCTCGAGATCGATACATCTACCGTAGACGCCCCAGTGCGTCAGCGACGCCGACACGACAGGAAGCTTCGGCATTTGAGTTCCACAGAGCCCCGTACGGACTTGCCTACAACTACAGGACGTGGACCGATGTTCCTGAGAGTTTGTGGGAGCCTGTTGACGCGTATGGCATGCCCGCACGGCGCGCTGGCTAAACATAAAATGAACGGAGGGGTGTACCCTGACAGTACATCCCCTCCGTCGGTGCAGTTTCAGGAATCGAACCTGAGCCTCATCCGGCAGGGATTGGGCGTACCACTACAACTCCTTTTTCTAGCGCAGCCTTGGCAGCGTCCATGGCTTCATCCTTGTTGTCTTTGCTGCCTGCTTCGAGCAGCATCTGACCGTTCCAGATCGCCCAATTATAACTCGTGCCGTCAAACGTTCCCTCGACCTTGGCGTGTAGCTGCGTACCTTTTACGGAGCCATACCAGCAGTCCACATGCTGCCACTCGAGTTTGCGAGGAAATTCAACAACCTTGCCGGACATGATCTAAAGCCTAGCAGTTTTCAGGCATAAGCACATTGGAGGTCACCCTGTCAAAGAAAGACCAAAAGGGGCGTGTGCACCGGAAGGAACAGAAGCTGAAAAAGAGCAGAGAAAAGCTGCGACAACGAGCAGCCACAGAACAGCTGCTGCACCCACAAAAGTTACCGATGAATGAATCGATGCTTCCAGTTGGGATCCTGTTTTGGTATTTCGTCAGGTGTCTCTGGTTGGGTAAGGAAAACCCAAGGATGGGTGAATACAAGGATCATATTGAAAAGCTCATCACCAGCAACGACGCCATTGGCAGCGCAGCACAATTTGCGAGTGCTGCTTCCTTCATGATGAAGGAACTACACCTAAGCTCAGAGTTTGTGGGAAAACTTGTCACATTTTTACAGCTATCTCTTCGACCAGAGAGCAGCAACATAAAGCAGCATAGTATTTTTGCTGACTGGTATGACAATGGTATGCCAGTGATCGAGGTGGGGCACAAGCTTGCGGCGTCATACATGGCCACTCGGATCACAAAGGAGATGACTGCGAAAGCGCATTTACCTTTCTCATCTTTCAAGATTCAAGTCCCGGCGGGGCTACTACAACTAACGGATTGCCTAACAGGCAAACCCGCGAACGTGACTGGACTGTACGTAGGCATTATGCTTGTGATGAGCACAGAACTCCGAGGCAAAGTCGAGGCATTGAGTGCAGAGGAAATTGCGCAGCAGTCTGGGCAACGCCCCTACATGCTATTAGTCAGCGACACAGGTACCTCGGCATGGCGGTCTTCATTCGATGCGGAAGAGGTGTTTACCTCTGCCGAAGTACCAGATGGAAAGTCTGCCGGACTGGATATGTCGCTGGAAGATCTGGACAAGCGGGCAATGATTTTGGCTGGGAGACTAGCAGCCAGCGTAATACTGCACATCAATGGCGGGGAAGGGTGCTCGAGAGTCGGCACTGGCCATGAGAACTTCGATAGCACAACGAACAGGCGCAAATCTCCTCTCCCAACGCATAGAAGATTTGTAATCACCAGAGATGTGCAACACGATATGCGTGAAGCCATACGAGACTTCATGTCTGGCAACAGAAAAACTCTCAGCGTGCAAACCATGGTTACTGGGCACTGGCGGTGGCAGCCCTTCGGAGCAGGTAGAACTCAGGTGAAACACATCTTCATTGAGCCATTCTGGAGAGGCCCAGAAGATGCCCCTATCGCACTACGCAGACATAAACTTGAGTAATTTTCGGGGATAAGAAAGATAGAAGGAGGTACAAATCAAGCATGACGCTTGCTGCATTTTACTCAGATCCACACATCGGGCATGCCAACATCATCAAATACTGCGAGAGGCCTTTCACCGATGTGGAGGAAATGAACCAAACCCTGGTGCAGCGCTACAACGCCAAGATCGATCGCAAGGACGTTGTCCTGTGGCTGGGGGATTGCTTCTTCAAAGGAGACCCCACCCGTTATCGAGACACCCTCCTGCAAATGAACGGTACCAAAATCCTACTAGTTGGAAACCACGACGGCTCCATGCCGGCTATGGCCAACCTTGGTTTTGCCTTGGTGCTGCAGGAAGCAGTACTCAATATTCGAGGGGTCACTTGCAGAGTGAATCACTACCCCTACGAGGCCATACCTGTCTACGAGAAGCCTGATAAGTTTGCCGCGCTTCGCCCGCGCAAGCATCCAGGAGAGATTCTCATTCACGGACACAACCACGCCAAAGGCCCTGTCAACGGCAACCAAATCAACGTGGGCGTGGACGCTTGGGATTTTGGCCCAGCCATGTACTACGAAGTTGCCGACTTAGTAGATCGTATCAAGCAAAGGACAACTACATGAGCATCAAAGATTGGCATGTTGGGCAGTCTGTCGTCGTACACTTCCCGCACGCAAACCAAGGTTCTATCCGGCAGCTGGATACAGAAATTGTCAAGCTAGGTCGGAAATACATCACCGTCAGAGGGGTTCAAGGGGAGTTCGATGCGGACCTTCCCATTCCCCGCTCAGGCCAAGAAGAGCTGTACACGCCCGAGGGGTACCAAGAGAAAGTGTACGTAACGAGTGTCTTACTCGAGCTTGACCGCAACAGATCTTTGTCGCGCATCCCAGCTCAAGTACTTATCCCAATAGGAGACTATCTAGGGATTGAAAAACCTGAACATCTACAACCCAAGCAGGAGATAAACCATGTTGAAGAAGAACCTAAGCCAAGCAGTACTCATCCTCGCCGTCCTAGTTACCGGCGTGCCAGCAAGGGCCAATGACGTAGACAACACCTGCAGAGCCAAGCGGTTCCGCTGCGAGTCCTTCTGCAGTTCCAGCAACAAGGTGGGCTCGATGGAGCACCTCAAGTGCAACGAGCAATGTCGAGACGACGAGAGCTTCTGTCGTAAAATAGGCTTTGCTCCAGACAGGAGGTACTACTAGTCATGAAACGACCCGGCAAAAAGACACTGGCACAAAAAATGGCAGAGTCCGCTGCAGCCGGAGTGCAGGTGCAGCCCAAAGACAAGTCCAACTACAAACCGGCACCTCGCCCCGAGCCGCCCCCTCCTGAGGTTTTCGAAAACAAGCCCTTTGCCAAAATGCTAGTACCCGGTGGTAAGCCATGATCGCAAGAAGCCCAGTTACTAAGATGAAGCAGCTGCCCCTGCCCTTCGATACCAAGTTCGTTCCAGGATGGAAGGGAAACAGATACCTGCTGTGCGATGACAACCAATGGCACCTAGTGTTGGAGATTAGAGAGGGGGGCGTCGCAGACACCCAATGCTGCGAAGACGTACGACTGAGCGAGCACCCTACGTCGGGCGCGAAGGGCCTTCCTATGTGTGAGACATGCGTGAACCTTCAGTTTCCGAAGAAGGCCGCCAAATGAGCTTCTCTCTCACCAGCAAACCGCACTACCTGTCCATTGACATCGACTACTGGACAGACTCCGAATTCGGCAAGTTCATTTGGGAATTCGGAAGGTTTCTGCTTGAGAGGCCCAAGGACATCCCCATCACTGCGGTGATGAACCATCAGCAGCTGCTCTGGAACGTAAACCGCACAAACGTGCAACGTCTAGTGAATATCGATTTCCACTCGGACCTAGTAAGCAGTGATGTGCAAGAGCTGCATTGTGGTTCCTGGGTCTCCTACGTGCACTGGCGACGCTGGGGCGAATACATCTGGGTTCGCCCGAAGAAAGACCCGAGCATGGGGTCGTGCAATGGCGAGAACAAGTGGTCTGAAGGCACTGATTGGAAAAAGACCACCGAAGTCATTCGCGATCCCAACTACATGCACCTGCGCACGCTTTATCGAAACTGCAAAGGCATCGGCGTCTGCATGAGCCCGGCCTTCGTCAATCAAGCCATGCGCGCCGCTTTCCTCATGCTCATTGCAGAGAATGGAATCCCCTACCGAGAGGGAGATCCTACAGAACACATCTCTGTGCCGCGCCGCCCGCCTGGCGCAACAAGAAGAAAGTTCAAGCTCGCCAGTGGCTAAGATGAAAGACCCAACAGTCGTTAGGTTTTGGGCCAAGGTCAACAAACTTGGCCCAGTACATCCAACTCTCAAAACCAGGTGCTGGCTATGGACAGCATCCAAAGATAAAGATGGCTATGGATTTTTCAAATTTGAAGGGAAGCAGCACAAGGCGCATAGGGTAGCTTTCAAGCTACGTCACGAGAAATGGCCGAGCCCCAATGCCTTACATAAATGTGATACCCCGAGATGTGTTAGGTGGTCACATCTTCAGGAGGGAACCGTACTAGACAACAACGCTGATCGTACAGCAAAGGGAAGAGGGGCAGTTGGCGTGAGGAACGGTGGTGGAGCAAAACTCACGGACGCTAGCGTTCGGGAAATTAGGCGACTACACGCCGATGAGGGCTGGTCTTACCGACTGCTCGCGGAACGCTTCGAAGTTCACAAATCCAGAATCGCCAGGGTAATAACTGGACAAAATTGGAAACACGTAACTTAGATACCGCCGCCAAGGTTGGGCATACGCGCGGCTTTGGCGGCCATCCTCTTCTCTTTGATGGCTTTGACAATATCCCCACTGGCTCCAAGGCCATAGCCGGCGGCAGCCCCTGCCAAAGGATCTACGCCAACCATCTTTGCGACCCCGGCTCCGCCTACAGCGCCCAGTGCCGGGCCAAGCTCATGCTTCGCGCCCTCCCAGAAGTTTCCCAGAGCCCCTGAGGCACTGAGTTTCTGGAGCTCTTCACGCATGAAACCTGCCGCGTTTTCCATAGGAGTCAATCCTACACCACAGCCAAGAAGAAAGGAATTACATGCTACCAGCCACAGAGACTACTCAAACCAACCTAAGACCCGTTTCCCGCGTGCACATGCAGGTGGGAAGCTATTACACAGCGGCCGACAGCAGCGTCTGGTGCTGCTTTCAGTACAACAACGGGGCGTATCACTGCATACGCACGCCGGACAACGTTGTGGCGCGCTTCGAGGCAGACGGCCGCCTTGAGAACGATGATGGAAGCGCCGAAAGCACACTGCTTGAGCCCTGTCCCATACCCGGGCAAAAGCCCCTCACCATCTTGAGCAGGCTTGATTCAATCCTTCGTCAAGTGGATGAAATCATGACGATGTGCGAAGGACAGGCCTCGCAGCTAGCTACACTGTCGCGTAGAATCAATCATCTACGAGGCGTACTTGGCAAGATAGCCAACGGGAAAGTGGCGGGGAATGACGCCGTAACATCCGCGCAAGATGCCCTGCTCTGGCTTGCTGACAAAGAATCTAATCCATTCGACTAACAGGAGGTACCCATATGAGCCATTGTATCAAGTGCGAAGAGGAAGACAACCTCATCCCGTGCAACGTCTGCATGGGCTGGCTATGTAGGAAGCATCGCGTGGGTACCGGTAGCGTTCGTGACGGCTATACCTGCATTGAGCACATGCTCGGGCCAACCCCTACCAAGCTCGCCCGCCCTAAGAACAAGTACGAAGCACTTGCAGATCTCATCGTCCTTGCCATCTTCGTCATCGCTGCTCTAGTGATCTACGGGGCTTTTGAATTCTGCAGAACCCTGTGGCCACTAATCGAGGTTACCCATCATTAGCCATGGTCGAACGCTACAAACGACAGTGCTCCTGTGGCCAAACCACAGGGCTATTTCAGTGCGAACGCTGCCGCCAATGGACTTGCGGCAGGCATGGCATCGCAATCAAAGCTGCAGAGCCAATCCGCATGCACTCAGCCCCACCGAAAATGGACAAGGCTGTATTCATCTCAGCAGTGGTCATGGGCATGTGCCTTGGCGTCATCGTCATGCTTTTGATACAAGCAGGAATCATTATTCACCATGCCCACCAATGAGCTCCGCTTCGATTGCTGCCGGTGTCTGCGACGAAAGAGCGGAAAGCAAGCCAAGGTAAAAATCACTGGCGTGGGCGGCGTCATCCGCATCGAGTGCGATACGTGCCACGAGTCCGTACGCCAGAAGATCCTGCGCTACGTGCAGAGCGGGCGCTGGAGACTCGAGACAACCATCATCCGCTACATATGCAAGTACGAAGGTACCTGGGATGAATCGCGCGTAATTGATGAGCTCTTTCGCCTGGTGCAGGAGAAGAAGATCGAATGGTTTGGGGCGGAAGACTCATTGTCCAAGCCCCTCAAGTACCGTTACTTGAAAGGCATCTACACAAATGATAACGCAGTCAACCTCGCGAGCTAACCCATGCCGAGAACGCTAGTTCTACTCGCCACCGCCTGCATCGATGACGGAGAGCATTGCTCTTGGTCGTGTCCGTTGTTCTGCAGGGAAGGGGGCGCGCATTGCAAACAGGTGGACCCAGACAAGTTCACTAAGTCTAACCTTAGAAGGACAGCGCTCATCCTTGATGGCAAGAAAGAGTTGTACTTGCGCACATCACTCTGCAAAACCACGAGCCTGCCCATCCCGGGCTCGTAGTTGACTGGAACGGTGCCTGCGACCGTTTCTTAGCTCCGCAATCCACCGCAAGAATCGGGGATAAGAAAGGTAGAAGGAGATGTGTAACATGAAGCGCAACTACAAGTTTTTCGTCCTCTGTGCGGTGCTGCTCACTTTGGCCAACTTGAGCTTTAGCGTGTACGCCCGCTCGCTCTCCCTCAAGCCTTCCCTCGTGTGCGAGAACCTCCAAAAAGCAGGCCTCGTTACCAAGTGCCAAGAAGGAGCCCCTTGGGCCTTCACGGTCACCAGGTACACGGCCCAATGGGAGTTCGAGCCGACCGGTGCTGAGGTCTTCAAGTGCTACACCGTCACAGACGGCCTTACGCACGTGCCCTGCCTGTTTAGGGGCACCGTGGCTCAGTTTGCCAGCGACGCCGACCTCGAGGCAGGCCTGGCTCAGATTCGCCAGCAGAACTACCGCAAGCACAGTGTGGCAGATTTGCAGGCAAACGTTACCCGGGCGGACACCACGCTCGAGCAGTACGACTTCGAGGTATTGCGTGCAGAGCACCTGCTCGTCATCTTCCCCATCACGGAGAACCTTGGCGACATGCAACGTGCTCTGTTGCAAATGAATGGCAGCTTCGAAGGGCTGTGACTTGTGCCGAAGGGGCTGCCTAGGGCTGCTCTTTCGTAGCGTCGTATCGTCCCAGGTTGGCCATCTTCAGCCTCCTGAGCTCGACGGCGCGCTCGATGAACATCACGGCCTGCTCCGCCGAGAAGGGCTTGGCAAGGAAGCAGAAGGCCCCTAACTCCCTTGCTTTCATGGTCCCTCCCTCATAGCCGCTGATCATGATGACCTCAACTGTGGGGTACTCCCTACGTACATATTCGAGGAGCGTATGCCCGTTCTTCGGCATGATCGCATCAGCCATGACCACATCGATATCGGGAGTACCCGCCAAAATCTCCATGGCTTGGGTGCTGTTCTCTGCACCAAAAACCGTCATCCCAGAATCCTCGAGGATGCGCACTAGCGCCTTTCGCACATCCTCGTAATCATCCACCACCAGAACAGTGGCCCCCTTCACGCTCGTGACAACCCGCTTTCGAAGGGGACAGTCTAGTCCGCAGTTCTCACCCTGGATCAAGCCTTGAACCGTCAGATCATCCCTCAACTTGCCCAAATCCCGTTGCCATTGGTCCCGCAGCACATTGAGCTCTTCAGTCCAAAGTGTCCGGATACGGTCTGCGGTCTTGTCGGCTACGGTTTGAGCTAGTTGAAGAAGATCCGTCACGGCATGTACCTCGTATCTAAAATACCAGAGATACGATTTTTAGCCCACTAGACACTGAAGGTGATGCTGCCTCGGAGAATCCTCTTCCACGCCGATCCGATGGCAACATAGACGACGCACTCGTCTGGAACTATCTCTCCATAGTGGTTCGGTGTGTCGTCATCTATGCTCAAATTCTCGCTACCTTCGTTGAGTACCCAAATGGTGTGGCCCGACCAAAAGGAGTTACGCACGAAGATGAACTTCCTGCCAGCGGTGGTCGGGGCAAGTGAAACTACATCCTTCACGTGATCGGGGTCGATGGTGTAACTCACATCCCCAAGCTCGAGCACCCTAGACTTACGAGTAAGCGTATCCCCAGGCACTGGGTCTTCCTGAACGATACATTGATTAACAAGGGTATCCGTTGGGGAACTGATACCAAACTGCATATGCCCCTTGGTGTTCAATCCGCCATTTGCATTGAGCGCTCCGCCTATAGAAACCCCAGTACCGCAAAGAACTTGACTACGAAAAATTGGCATCGCGTACTCCTGGCCAATCCTAGCATGACGCCCCCGTTGATCGGGACCTCTCTAGTCCATCAACTAGGCAAATTGCCGGTCATTTCAGGGATAAGAAGGATAGAAGGAGGACTGCCATGATCGGAAACATCACGCCGTCAGAACTGAGGTCAATCAACGTCCTCATGTACTTGCAAAGGATCGCTGGCATCGATGTGAGTTTTGAAGAAGCTATTGAAGGCTGGAGAGCCCTCAGCGCTGCAGCTCAGGAGCAAATCATCACCGCAGTCGAGACAGCAAAGTTCATCAAGACCAGTTACCAAATGGGGAGGCAGCATGGAAACAAGACAAGCCAGACTTTACAAGGAACAACTACGGGAGAGCGCCACAGTACAGACCCTAATTGAGTCTGAACGCGGCACCGCCTCGGCGTCCTTTGGAAATGGGCTCGCAGGAGTGACCATCGTGGACAACCATCTACGAAGGAGCCATGCTTTACTAACCATCGAGGGCATCGACAAGCTCATCGAGGAGCTAAAAATTGCGCGAGCTCATCTCGAGTTCGAAGCACAATTGGCAATGCTGCCTCGATACAAGACGGTCGGGTGAGAACAGGAAAGGCGCATCCCCTAGGGAACACGCCTTTTCTTAGCCCCGCTTTCGCACCTCCCAGCCGGTAATTGCCACAAAGAAGAGAATGGCCACAGAGAGACAGGTCAACAGCTCTTTCACGATCCTGAGGATAGTGTCAACTACCACAATCATTCGAGCTTCTCCTCGGACCAAGCTTTTAGTAGCACCTCTTTTGCCAGCTCCACCGGCGCCGCCAGTTCTATGTAACTGTGGCTGAGATCGTGGGCAGACGCTGCGGCCATACTGGCTACTTTTTCCTGTGAGGTGGGTAACTCCTCCAGGAGTTCGAGCGCCTTGCGCAAGGCTATGGTGAGCCCCCTAGAGAGTCGGAGTCTTTGAGGCAGTCTTCGCAACTATGGTGAATATCGACTTCATCCTCGCCGCGCAAGCAGTTATCGCAGCGGCAGCTCACCGCGGCCTTGCTTTCTGCTGACGAGGAACGTTGTGCACGTTTTGGTCGCTCTGAGTAACGAAGACATCTTCTTCGCACATCTTTCGTAGCCTAGCAGCCACCCCTTGTAGCCATTCCCCGGTCTTGTTGGCGGTCACATCCCGGATAATCATGAGTCCCTTGCCCCGCCGTTCAAGGAGGTTGGCGCAGGACTCAACGTCCTTTTTTGCCTCTTCCTCGTAACTCATAGCGGCACCCTGTGCGCGGTTACACTCAGAAGTCTCTGATCGAAACGCTCGAATAGCATGCACCGAATAGTGTGCTCCATCGTCGCATCGTCCATCGGGTTACCCTGCATGCGCCGGTCGAGTTCATCGAAGATTTCTTCCACGGTCATGCCGCACTTGTCCAATGCTTCGTACATGTCATCGTCGGTGGCGTACGGGGGAAGTCTGTCCTGTACAGCGAGTTCGGTGAGTTGAATCACTTCCCTTCGATGAAACGGTAGCCACGTCCCCTGCCAGTCGTGTAGTACTTGATTTCTTTCTGCCATCTCCATTCACTCGCTTTCCACAGAACGGGCAACAGTTGAGCTCGATAAAACTGCCAGGCTCCTTTCGACTGCTGTGCATCCTGGCTATGAGCTTTGTGGTAAACCTGCCCGTTTTGAATACCAACAACTGCTCGCGCATGATGCCAAGACGATCAGAAGGTCGAACACGGGAAAGGACAAGATCCATCCCCGGACAACACTCTTTCATGAATGCTCCTTCCTAGGTTGATGCCCTCAGTGAGTAGCCTATCTCGGTATTCGTTGTAGTCCTCACCGGTTTCCGGGTGATGCCAATCTTCCCAACCTGGAATGCCGCTACCGACTACATCCTCCGAGTAGACCACAAGGTAGCTTGCATTGCAGTAATCTGGCTTGATGCTGTGCCTGAGTTGAAACAAGTCGTAGTCCGATAGAATCTCAATCAAGCGTATGCCTTCTTCCACCGAACTGACATCGGTGGCGAAGAACTCCATGGGGACCCGAGGTATGTGGTGCACCTGCAAGTCCCCTTTCTTGTACTGCTTATCCATGCGGTTCCCTCACTGACACAGGCTTTTCTTCGCCTGCCCCCCTGTAGCATCTGGCAGCCAGCCCTTGTCGATGGCGATGTACTTTCGCACACCATCCATCCACCAAACGTGCCAAATGCTAGCGTCTGTTAGCAGTTTATCTTGAATGCTGTCCCAAGACTCATCATCCCAGAGGCTGCGGATCGCTTCGATGCTCTCTGGTTTCCCGTTCCTAAGCGTTCTTGAAATCCAGTCAATGAGCAAGTTGGTGTAGTAGTTGACCTCTTCAGCGGTCACCTCGTCATTGCTTAGGTGCGCGTACGTCACCAGCAAGTTGAGCACTTTTTGAGTGATTACCGCGGGGCTTAGTCTTCCCTGCTCTGCCGTCACGAACAGCCGATGTATTTCCTCCCGGAGTCCCGGGTCGTCCGTATTCACTGATACTGATGGCATTGGCTATCCTTTCTTGCTCCGCCCGAGCAAATGCACGAATGAAAGTGCGGGCCTCTCGAATTGTCTCAAAGCCCTTACTACGTCTCTTATACCGCTTCCAATACACAAATGTGGGGCTCAACGAGTTGACGTACCACCACTGGATACCGATCCTGCCGTCGTCATAAATGACGGGCTGCAGGTCTAGCGTGTTTCTTCCGTCTGGGATTACTTCCGGTTTTCCCGCTTTTCTATACCCTTGTTTGCTCATCGTAGTACTCCGGTCCGAGTATGACTTTCCAACGTTTGAGGAGGGTCTCGCCTGGGAGAAGAACCCTGTATTGCTTGAAGCTCTGGTCCACTAGGTAGAGCTTGTTACGCATCAGGTACTTCATCACGCGGGCGGCCATGAGCTTGGTTTGAAGTTCTGTCAGAAAGCCGTGGATACACAGAAATTCCGTTACATCAACAACACGCTGTGCGATATCTCGGCGCAGCTTAAGTTCAAGATTTCTCGGGCTTTTCTTTACCCTTAGCTTTTTCGCTACCGCTTTCGCTTTTTGGGGCGAGTAGTGCTTCTCACTTCTTTTCTTCCTCATCGTTGTACTCCTTGATCATGCTTTTGAAGTTCTTGTGGTCCCTACGGGCTTTGCTGAGAAAACGCACCAGAGCCCAAATACCTATGGCCCCGAACAGGGCTACCCACAGCAGAAAGCTGATAAGGCTCTCTTGCATGCGGTAGCCCATGTAATCGGTGAAGGTCATTTACCCCGAGTCATCCTCAAGAAGTACATGGCCATTCTCGAGTGCAGTCATGATGCCCTGTACAGTGGGCTCTTCGCAGGAAGGGCATTCGTAGCCATCGGCATCAGGCTCAATTCCGTGCGCAGTGGCATTGCAGCTCGTGCAGATGCCTTCCATATTGTCCTCTCGACGATGGTATTCCTCGAGAGTGATTATTTGCGTGTTGTCAGCCATTACGTCGACCTTCCTCTTGCAGTATGGCGTCAGTAGCCCACTGCATGTCATCGCGCAAATGGTTCAAGCGCTCTTGAGCCTTTGCGATCTCAATCTTCTTATCCAGGTTTTGCCGCGCAACTTGCTCGAGGGTATCGGCAACGACCTTGGCCGCTTTGGTCTTGAGGAAGCTTTTGAGGAAATCACAGGGAGGAGCCAGGATGCCTCTGGCTTGAATCTCCTCGGCAATCTCCTCAAGGACATTTAGGTCGTCAGCCGCTGTCGTCCTTGGCATCCTTGGCATCCTCTTGCTCCACGGTGTATTCAGCGAGCTTTTCCTCTTCCTGCAGCTTTTGCAGGTGTCGAGCTATTGCATTGACTGCCCGTTGTAGCTCCCTGGGGCGCTCGTCTTCTTCGAAGATTCCATCGCCCCGAGGAGAGCTCCAATAGACCACGTCACCACCGATATCTGGGCAGTGGACAGAGAAGTATCCATGTCGCAGGCGAAGACAGGCCACATGCTCTTCGCCCACGTAAGCCTCATAGGCCTCCGGGCACGCTATACCCACTTGAACTAGTCTGATATTGAGCACGGGTCGTCACTCCTTGTCGTCAGTGAAGACAGGACCACTGACGTTTGTGTTGGTGGCAATTCGCTTGAGGTCTCCGAACGCGGTGTCAATAGCTTCCTGCGCCTGGTCGATGTCAAAATCTTCTTCCAGAGCTGATTTGTCACAGATGCCGTGCTTGGCCATGAGCTCAAGCGCCCATTGCTTCCATTCAGCAGCCTGCCTGGCTTCGAGCGTCAACTGCTCGAACTCCTCGATATATACTGGTCCTAGGCGACGAATACTCTCGCCAAGGACTGAGCGTCGAACATCACGCATCATCTGATCCATGTTGCCTCTAGTGGTAATCTTGGCGACAAGATCCAGAGCCTCCTCTGGCAAGTCGCATTCTATGCTGACGTTTTTGGTGAGTTTGACTCGGTGGGGCACTGCGGCTCCTTCTCAGGCTGTGGCTCCTCAAGTCGAGCGCTACCACAGGTGGCTGGCTTCTTCCCGAGCTCGCAGGTCCAAGGTTTATTTCTCGCGTAATAGTAGACGCAACCGTCGCACGGGGAGCTCATGCCGCCCTCCTTTGCAGTGCCAAGTGCTCGCAGTGCGGGCACAGGGTAAGCCCTGAGCGGATGCTGGCTCTAAGCGAATTGCTCGTGCGTAGCAACAGGTGACTGCCATCGCACAACACCCAAAATGCCGAAAGCCAAGTGGCCTTCCCGGTTCGCCTTGGCTGAGGTACGGATCCTGCCCGCTTGAGTACAGTGAATTTACCGATAGCTTGTCCCTCCACGATGGTGGGTTTCATATAGTCACATCCTTTATTGATTACGTGCCCTTCTCCCTGAGACCAATGCCCACTGGGAACCGAGGCACTCCTTCGTCAGTGAGCCCAAAGTGGCGCACTGTATAGGGTTTGCCAATCATGCTGTTTGCGTTTTGCTTCAAAAGAGCTCTGACCTCGTCAGTGCCCCGTGGGGTGACCTCGAAGGTTTTGCCCTTACTCGTCTTGCAGGTAAAGATGGGTACATTGGCAAACTTGCCCTTGCCTAGGCACCAGCCAGTGATGATGAATTCCCCATCGTCAAAGGACTTCACCTTCAGAAGGTCAGACGAGCGGTACCCAATGCGGTACGTGCCTGAGTACGTGCGAACGATGGCCCCTTCGTAGCCTTCTCTCACAAACTGATCGTGCAGAGTCTTTACCATGTGCACGTTGGCCGCCGCATACGTCTGCACGGGCTTGATGAAATCAGGTAAGCCTTGTTCCTGCTCGTAATCGAACCAAGCCCTGAGGTTTGTACCACGCTCAGTCCAATCCTCAGCGCCCTGCAGGTCCAAGTGCACAAAGTCATAGACGTGATAGGCGAGTAGCTTGCTCTCCTCCTGCGAACGCTTCACTAGCGAGATGATGTTCTGCAGGCTCATGCCGTGAACGTAGATCTCACCGTCGAGCATGTCGCCTTCATCGAGAATCTTTTCGAGCGCTCCGCGGATGTGCTCCACATCGTATGGATCACCGCCACGACTGTGAAGCACCACGTGCTTTCCCTCTCTATAGGCAAGGCAGCGCACACCGTCGAACTTAGGCTGCACGGCGACGGGGTACTTGACCTTGGCCTGCTTGTCATCGAACTTTGCAGCCAGCATGGGGCGGAGCTTTGGCCCCGTTGCTTCCTCGATATTTACGTAGTACTTCTTCTTGAGCTGCTTCTTCCACTTGGCGATGGCTTCGAGGCGAGCCTGCTCGACCGCAGTTGTGGCATTTGCACGTCCTACGTTCTTGCGCTCGCACTGAAAGACCGACGTCTGCAAAGCGCCGCCCTTTTGCCCCCAACGCACCACAACGCCGCTACCCTTATCGAGCCAGACCTCCCACGTGTTGATGGCCCCTGTGGCCGTCTTTGAATACAAGGTTGGCAGCGCGTGCTCGCCATCCCACTCGTCAACGCTTTGTTCTGCTGTTTTTGGCATTAGCTTGTACTTCCTAATCGTCTACGTCCGTGTTGTTGTAAATGAATCCATGCCCGTTGCGCACGCACTTGTACTGCGTCCGTTCAGACCCTCGAGCAATCACATACGATTTGGATTTGCATAGAGGGCAGGGCGGCCGTGGCAGTGCCCATCGAACGACGTGTGCCAATCCCCAGGGCACCCACAGTCTCTACAAGCCATCGGGAGCGCTTAGCCCCTGGCAATGATACGAGTACGCAAGCTCTGAGCGCACCGAGAAAGACCAAATGCGTCCCTCTGAGTCTTCAACCCAAATTACGCGCTCTACTTGATACCGATCTGGGTGTTGCTCTGCGTACCAAACAGCGGCATCTAATGCAGTGAATCTTTCCACATGGAGCTTAGGCCCGCTCTCGGCCCAGCAGGTGTACTCACGGGTCTCAGAGGCTTTCACGCGCCCGTTGTGTGCATGCTCAGCCATGTGGAGGAATCTTTTGGCATCCTCAAGCACCTTGTGAAACAGATGACCGCCAAGGTGGTGACGTACTTGCCACCAAAGCACGTTCATGTGCATTACAGCGTGTTGTTCGTGTTCATTCATGTTGGCCTCGTTCCTAAATAGTCGCCCAGGTAGGCTTCGACGTATCGATTCAGCTCAATACCCGCCGTTACCCGATCATCATAAGGCCCATGCTCTATATCGGCCTCATCGTAGAACCACCACTTGCCTTCGTGCTCATAGGGGTTTGGTCTGCGTTGATGCTCAGCATCGATGGCGAACTTACGAATCCTTCGGGATTCGGCAACTAGCTTGTAGTAGCCGTTGTACCTGCCGACGCGTTCAACCGCAGAGAAGTTCGACAACCGGTCATTTACCTTGTCCACCAAGAGGTTCATGGCCTCTAGCTCGTGCAGGCCTTGGGCTTCAAGTGTTTCACCAAGCGGTGGAAACATCGTGTATGCCCTGAAGGGAGCTGCCCTGTTGTTTGGTGAGTACGTCACATAGATGTCCAGCAGGGACTTCAAGCGGTCATCAAAAGCCATTAGTTGAGCTCCTTGGTATCTCGCCTCAGGTGGTCACAGCCAAGGCAGGGTTCGCACTCAGCCGCATCACAGACCAACACAGGGTCACTGATGTGTCGAAACTTGACGGGCTGCACCGGGTCAATCACGATTCCGTTATCCTCGCACCACTTGGTGTACTTCTCAGAGGGAGGGCCCACAAGCTCGTAGAGCGAGCTCAAAGTACGCACGATACGTCCCTCCGTGGTCAAAATGCGTGAAGTGATGATCTCTTCTCCAGCGAGTCGTACCTTTGTCGGGTACTGCGTGTCCTCGGCCTCCGGTGGAAGGCACGTGTTTTCTCCCCCAGTGGCAACAACCTCCCATTTGATGAGCTTGATAGGCACACGCACTGGAGCCACAAGCTTGACTCCTTGCGCGGTAAGTCGTTTGTACTCAGACTTTGAACGAGCTTTCCTCATAAATATGCCTGGGTGCCCATACAGGCCTGTTCGATGACCTTAGCAACATGCTCTTTCTCTTGGCTGGTCAACTTCATTGAGAACTCCTATTCGCGTGGGCGTATTTGGTCTTCCCCAATACGCCTCGAAGTTTCTTGATAGCCCGTTGCTCTAGCTGCCTGGCACGCTCTCGAGAAAATCCGAGCTTTCGACCTAAGTCTGCCAAGCTCAATGGATCATCGCTCATAAGTCGATGCTCCACGATGATTTTCTCACGAGGGTCCAATAGCTCCAGAGCCTTGCCAACGATTCCGCTGCACGCTGCAGCTTGCTCCTGCAGTTCGATGCGACGCTCCGGCTCTATCTCGTCAGCAGCCAGCGTATCAAGAAGAGGCGCCGTTCCAAAAGATCTGGCGTCTAGCGATACGTCGTAGCACTCAAGTCTTTGTAATAACCCCTGTACTTGTTCAGGGGGCATATCCATGCGCCGTGTCAGCAGCTGCTCGATGGCATCTCGATCTTCTCCCACTATGTTTCGAGCCCTGATGAGCTCTCGACGTAGCTTGTATAGATCCTTGCTACGAACGAGTTCTTTACCAAGAATGGTGCGGGACTTCTGGATGTATTTCGAGATTGATGCCTTGATCCACCAGGCTGCGTAAGTGACGAAGCGCAGCCAAAGTTGCCCTCGGCAATGAGCGCCTCGATGGGATGCCCGCACTTGGGGAATAGGTAAGCAATCTGCACAACATGATGCAAGTGGCAACGAAGAATAAGGTTTCGTGCAGTGATGTCACCGTCAACCTTCCATGCATGCCAGAGTTTGAACTCTTCCTCAGCACTCAGCCGATTACGGATGTCAAAGCGGTAATTACCAGCAACACCCGCCTTGGTGATGACCGGTGCGGGCTCGGGCCCAATGGGCTCCAGCGCTGGTTTCTTTATGGTCTCAATCTTACCGATGGGCACAAAGCGCGGCTTGCGCTCGATGCTTTCTACAACTTGCATTTGCACATTCTCACCCCTGCGTCTTGCGTGGTGCGCTTTCATTGCGTCAGATCGGCTGATTTTGCCGACGTATTTGCACAGAGTCTCCCTGTGCATCCCGGTGACCTTCATGATGTACTGAAGGGAGTAACCGAGCCTTCTTAGCTCCTGTGCTTGTGCCACCTTCGCTGGGCTGGCGTAGTTAGACATGCCACCGTAACTATGGCTTAGGTAGCTTCTCTAACTCAAGCATAGCCTTCACAACTGGCGGCACTGGCAACTTCACACCATCTCGCCCAACGGCCATGGGCCCGTCGAGGCCTTCACCATCGTTGTCGGGCTGAATAGTCCCGCTCTCTGGGTAGCATACCTTGCAATTGCCCAAGCCCAAGTTGTGTCTACAGCTCATGGTTACCTCATTTATTAGACTTCTCGTAGGCCACAGCTAACTTCATCTCTTGTACGACTGGGCTCACTTGAGCAAGACTTATGTTGAAGTAGGCGCTGTCAGAGGCGTACGCCGTAGGCCTTGCCTCATAGCCCTCCAATAGGGCTGCTTTGATGAAGGCCCCATTGGATATGTATTTTCTGCTGTGCGGCCACCTGTGCCGAAGCAGGGGAATCTTGTAATGGCTGTCCTTACCCTCCGTCCAGCTCTCAACCACATGTTTCAAGCTGTAGGAGGAATATTTCGTATTCATGGTCTTTCGCGGTGTGCAGTAAGCCCGTATCCATTCCCTACAGCACTCCACTTGATCATCTGCTGGGCGTGCAGGGTTTGGTGTAGGGGACTTCTCGGGGATTAGTCCGGCAAACCATACATCGTCAATGCTTATGCTTTGCATGACAGCTTTCCCATCATTGCCCCCTACCCTTCCTGGCTATTCCAGTAGTTTGGATCCTTCAATTGTTCTAAGGTCTTAGGGGATATACCCTTGCGAAAAAACGCATAATAGGTTTCTCCCAGATAATCCCCTGTGCGCCTTATCTCTACAGTGCACTTCAGCAGTTCTGCCTCGATCAATTCCCATATCTTGTAGGAAACACACTCCATGTCATCGCAGTCAGCGATCTCTGTGGTGACAGCATTTATCCTGAATTCAATGGCCTTACCCCAGTCAACCTTTATGTAGCCGCATCTGAATCGGTAGGTTTTCCAATCCTCAGTTGCGCTGTTGCGGACTAACCGGAGCACTCGTTTGAGTAACGCTCTCCCTCTTTTGTAGTTCTTTTTACCTTTGTGTATGACCAGCGTGTGGTGCCGCCAGTGCCATGAACCTTCGTTTTCGTAACGAACATCACCCATCCAATCAAACATCAGTAGCTTGTCCCTGACGTCACAATGTTGGCGCCAACAGGTATGTCGGGTGTTGCCGGGGAGTCGGCATCATCTGAGGTGAACTCGAAATCCTTCTCGTCAGGGATAGTCCCAATGGTGGTCTGTCCCACGAGCTTGGTTCGATTGGTCTTTCGCATGGGCAGGTCCTTGGCCACGAGCTCCCGCGCGCTCTTGATGAGCGTGCCTGCGTAGCTAGTCCCTTCCATGTCGAGCCCAAAGAACGTGCTGAACTGCCCGCCCAGCAACAGATCGATGGCCCTGTCAGATCCCTTATTCCTGAAACTCGCCAATAATGCGTCAATCGAAGGCTCGATAGGTGAGACGTAACTGCCAAAGGCTGTCTCTAGTGTAGCCAGGCTGTCTTGCAGCAGCTGCAGCTGGGTGTTGGCGGTTGCAATCTCAGCCACCGATGGTCTTGCGTTGAGCAGCACAGGGTTGAGAAAGCGGGCCAGATCCCTGAAGAACTGCGTTTGCTGAGGCGCTGCCGCAAGCCAGCCATCGAGGCCTTCTTTGAGCGTCTGGTAGTTGGCCACCTTGGCGACTCGAATGAGCGCAAAGGGCGGGTTCACGTTGTCCTTGAACTGGTAGTTCGCTGTGGACTCAATCTCGGGCGTTATCTTGAGCACATTGAGGCTTGCCGACGTGGTCGAATCCACGATGGTAAATTGCCGGGTGATGGTCTCGATATCCGTTTGGTAGATGAGGATAAGGTCTCTATCTTCGACGCTACTTGGCCAGCTGTTGAAGTGCAGGTACGGCGTTGTGCCATAGGCCGTGGCGGGCAGGCTCGAGGTGAAAAAGAAGTACTCAGCCCCTAGCGTCCCTGGTTGATTCTCGACACGCACGTGGCTTGCGATCTGCTGCAGGCGGCTCCCAAAGGAGAGGAACTCTGCCCCGAACTCCACATCGAAGGACACCGTGTTCGTCCCATCCCGCGGCACTGGCAGGGCATTCTCGACGGGCACTTCAAAGGAGCATGTGGTGCCTACACCTTGCGCGTCCCTCACCGGATAGCGCCCTTGGTTGTTCCCACTTGTGATGTTGAGCACGTCACCGAAGTGAAAGATGAAGTTAGGGCCAACCTCAATCCCGACGGCACCTGCTGTCACTGAGGAGGTGAACCACACGGTGATGGTCGTATCCGTGTGGCTTGCAATGATGCCCTCGAGGTTTATGTCAGCGGTTGTATTCGTTGAGAGAATCACCAAGTAGTCGAAGAACCCTATGCCTGATAGGTCGGTGCCTGGGCTCGCCGTAAAAGTGACCGTTGTACCTCCCGTGATGGTGCCCTCAGCTTGAAGCTTCGAGAGCACCACAATGCTTGCGTCTGTGGTGCTTGAGCGCGCCCTGCCTGAATAGTGCGTGGGCTTGAACACAGCCGAGGCGGCAATCGTTGAAGTGGATGCATTGAGGTTGCTCGCGATGTCTTTGGCTGCCACCGGACGAGAGCGTGACTCCATGCCGGGGATCCACCCAAGGGTCGAGGCGCCATTGCTCATGGCCGCGGTGGTATTGAGCAGGCGAATCGATCGGCGCAGCGACAGGCTTTGCTCGGCATCAGTGTCCACCAAGTTGAGTGAGCGCGCAGCAGGGCCAATCTTGACTTCGATGTCATTGGGCAAGGAGACAGGAGTCACTGGGGCTGAGCCATGGGCATCGACGTAAGTCGCTGATACGCCAGTAACGGTCCATGTAGTTCCCGCATTGGGCCCCGTCACGATGTCAATCTCATCGCCAATCACCACGCCAAGCCCAGAGAGCGACCCGCCAAGCAGGGTAAAGCGGGCATTGTTGCCTCCAAGGGAGGCCACAGTAACGAGCGAGTTGAATCTGAGGGGGTAAAAAGCGCGCTTGCAGACGAGCCCTGTGCCCGCCAATGCTGCATTGATTTCAGCAGCAATGGCGGTTGAACTGCGTGAACCCCCAGTGGTGAGGGTCACGTCAATGGTCAGGGGAGAGGGCGCATTCGGATCATCGAACTGAATCCTCAACTTGTTATTCGAGGCAATCTCGGTGTCGAGAATGATGGTGAAGGGCTCTTGGAGCGTCCCGATGATGTTTGCCACATAGCCCAGTGGCATTGGGTAATCGAGAAAAGACCCACCATCGAGCGTCAGGCGCACGAACTGGTTTGCCTTTGTGATCGCGTAGGGCCCAGGGATGTCGCTCACTACAACCGCGGGAGTCGAGAGATTGATGGCATCGCTGTAGGCAGAGCCAATGCCCTGCACGGAAATAAACTCGCCCGGGGCCAGAGCGCTGCCGAATTTCTTTACAATGGACCGCTGAGTGAGCAGGTCGAGCATGATTTCACGCAGGTTGGTCAGGCGCGTGTTCTCGTCTTGGGCGGCCAGAGTCTCGTAGTGCCCCTTGAGCACATCGCTCGAGCGGGAGATGACTCCCTGCGCTGTGGCCTGGGGCAAGTTCATGGCGCCAAAGTCCGCCATGGCATTGGCAAGCAGCCTGACCCGGGCGATGAGGTCTTGGTGCTGGGTCTGCATGCTGGTCACGAGGGCTGGGATTTTCGCCCGAGCCCCGGCGGGGGTGTCCGTGACGCTGGACGTAGTGACCACCTCGAGGGTGTCCGGGTCAACGGAGGTAGAGACGCCCTTGATGTTGTCGCCCCCTGCATTGACGAACTGGGTGATGGAGCTCGCGTACCTCTGGTAGGCAGGGACTTGGAGGATGTCCTGGAAGCCCTCGCTGCGGTTGGCTACAGCGCTTCCTAGGGCCTCGAGAGCAGCATTGGCGTTAGCTAGGGGCGATATGTCGCTAATGGGGCTGGTGAGCTTGCCTGTAGCCCTTACGGCATCCATGAGCTGGGAGATGGTTTGGGCTTGGGTACTCGCGTAATCAGCGACTCTTGTAGTCCCCAGCTTGATGCAATAGAAGGGGGCATTGTAATAGAGAACAAAGACCCCCGCAGCTGCCTCCTGCAGCTCATTGAAGGACGTCTTCGTGTCTCTGTTCCCGAGAATACCCGTAGGATGGTCCACCGAGGAGCGGACAATCTTACTGACGGCGGCGTTTACTTCTTCTGGGGTGTAGTTAGCCATGCGTATTATCCTTGCAGTACAATCAGGCTGTCTTTCGACATCTATTATGCACGATGTGGGCGATTTGCCCTTTTGTAACTCCGTAATGCTTTGCTAAGGAAAGATAGGAACCGTCCTTCGCCGCATGCTTGACTCTAATCTCAACTACATCGGCGTCTGCCAGCTTCACTTTACCGTGCTTCTCCCCTAAGCTCACCCCGTATGCCTGTCGGCCCTTATCCAGCATGTCGTGAACATTGTCTGCACGAGTGCCCTCAAACAGGTGCTCTGGTCTAACACAAGAAGTTACATCGCACCTATGAAGACAACACGGCCTTGGCCACGCGCCATGGGTAATGAGCCAGGCCATGCGGTGCGCAAATTCATAACCTCCATTGACAGTAAATGTGCCATAGCCATGCTTGTTGATGCCAGCAGTCCATAGCCAACATCGAGTCTTCAATACCGGGTGAATCGGGCCAAACTTATTGACCTTGGCCCAGAATCTCTTCAGTAATTTTTGAGTTAGTATCATTTTTACTTGAGTGGAGTTTGCTGCCACTTGAGCCTTTTAGCCAGGCGCCGTTCGAACTTGCGGGCCTCCCGGCGCTCTTTGCGGGTGAAGGTGGTCATGGCAGCTTGGCACCCATGAGGTCCTTTTCCTTCAATCTCCCAGAATCAAGGAGAGCTTTAGCCCACGCCCCATCCACCATAAGGTCTGTGCCAGGGATGTGGACGAAGGCCCTTGCTGGATTGCGTGCCAGCCTACGTTCGAGTGCTCTGGCTGCCTTGCGTTCTTTGCGGGTGAACTTAGCCATGGCCGCACCTAAGAGAGATTACGTCTTTCATTTTGGGGTGCCTCGGAGCCAAAAGTGCTGTTTGGGTGCTGGTTTGTACTTGGTAATGGTCACCGTCATTGTGGCATCCGAGATGTCCTTGTACTCCCCATGCCGGATGAACGAGGCAGATACCGAAGTTCCTCTCAGCTTGATTCATGAAGCACCTCAGGGTTGGCTATGTGGGCTTTCAAGTCACAGAACTCGTGGCCACAGGGGCATTGAAAACGAGGAAGGTCGAATTTCATCCAGTGCATGAATGCCTCGGCCCCTACGATTGGAGCATCGGGATACTCCTTGGTCTGTTTGTGGCAGCCGTTGCACTCAATGATGACGTGGTCGATGATGATTTGATTAGCCATGACGAAGCTTCTTTGCTGAGAGTACGAGCCTAGACTGCTCCAGGTTGGTTTTGTCGAAGTACTGGTCCTTATCCCACTGTGTCTCGAGTAAACCAAGCTTACGGGCAAGGCCATACCTAGCGAAACGCCCAAGATTGAGCATACCTTCCAGCGTATCAGGGCTGTTCTCTATGGTCAGGTGTGCCTTCAGATGGAGCTCGAACCTGGTCTCCATGTCGCGGGCAATAGCGTCCTCTTCAGTCCTTCGACGCCGATTCTTCGCAGTCACAGAAAGCCTTCACGGGTAGCGGCCATGGTCATTGTGATAGGCGACCCTCGGTAGAGGATCCCCGCTTGGGGGCAAGAGCAGCAATGTCCTCAGGGTAAACCTGCCGTGCTAATTTTCCGCGGGCTCTGGCTACTTTAGTCAGTGCCTTCAATACTGGCAGGGGCTGGTTTGAGAATTCTGCATTCGAAGGGTAGATCATCAATATCCTCCGGGGGCATCTCCCTCAACGTCTTTCGCTGATCTGCATCCCAATCAAAGCCATGGAAGTACGTCAAGTCCTTCTGGGCTTTGGTGGTGAGAGCTTCCACAAGCGCCCGTGGGCGCATGGCTTGCTCGAGCAAATGCTCAAGGTCTGTGCCAGTTTCAGCAACCCGGGTGAACAGCCTCGCCAGGATGTCACTGTCAGTAAGCGCGCGGTGCGCCCCAACTACAGGAACCCCATGGGCCAAAGCCAAAGCCACCAAGTTGCGGTTAGCAATCTTTCTTGGCCACTTGATGTGGCGCATGGAGCAGATCCAAGGAAGCCTATCCCAGTCAAAGCCCCAGTAGTCTTCCTTCTTCACGAAATCGTAGTCGAACTGGGCACTATGCGCGACAATGGCATCAGCATTCATCTGCATCTCGTCTAGTACGGCACAGGTTGTACCAAGCGATACTGACTGCTTGAGGAGCAATGGTGAGATGCCATTGAAGGCAGCGGACTCGTTCTCTACGCCGGGAACAAGGCCTGCATACGTGGCGATGGGAGCATGCTGCTCAATGCTGTAGAGGATAGCCGCTACCTCAACGATGTGATGGTCCCTCTTGTTCACGCCTGTGGTTTCAGTATCTAGGAGGAGTATGCGTTTCATGTTCTTTTCTCTGGTGGGATGTTGCCATTGTCCACGGCTTCTTTCACTTGTTTTTCCGCAGCTTCAATGAGGCCAATGCCCGTGATCCAGAAGGGTCGCACGTTATTGACGGCCCAGTCCTGCAGTTCATCACGTTGCATGTCAGTCAAGTTGTCGAAGTTGTAGCCCTTGACGAACTTTGGAGGACGCTTACCCGTCATAGCCTCGAGCACTTTGCGGATAGGGTTCTTCGGTATATCAAGGTAGAGCTTGGGTGGGTTCATAAAGGAAAACACCAATTGATTTTCGTTGTGCGGCACGCAGCGCGCTTTTCCTTTGCTTGCGTAGTCTTCGACGCTCGCTTGAATGCATTCTCCGCCTCCTCGTAAGTGCTGCCCGTTGCGTCCATGTAAATTCGAATGTAGGGATACTCAGGCCGCATTGTTCTTTCAACTGAGACCGCCTGCTCTGTAGGGGTTCTGCCTTGCAAAAGCTTTCCAAGTGGCCTGCACAAGTTCTTGAAGAATTTTGCAATGGACATCTGAACACCTACTCGCTTCCGTCTCTGCTCTGAAGTCGAATGAACTTCCGTGGGCGTGGGGGTTGAGGCTTGACGTCGTCTTCCACCACACGCCTGCCCAAGAATACCTCAGCTCGCCTGAATATCTCAGGACGGTTGATGACCTCATCGCAGGTGCGCCAATTTCCCTTCTCAAGGCCCTTGGCGCAGTTCAGCAGGTCTTGGATGAGCTGTCGTGTTTCATCGGCGCCCCATCCTTCCTTGACAAGCTCAGCGACAGCGCGGGCAAGCTTGATCTCAGAGTCCGAGGTTGTATTCATCGTGGGGTTCTTCAAGTGAAGTGCCACGTCGGAGCACTTACCATCCCACCAGGTTTTAGCTGCTTGCAGCACTCGGCGTTGCAGGAGATGCTTTCTCATGGATTTCGTCTCACTTCCATGGCCCGAATCACTTCAGGGCACAGGTAAGGGTTCTCGGCACAGGCGGTCACTTCAAGTTCAGCCAGCGCCGCTTCTTTATCCTTCTGGTCATTGCCACCATGGCCCCAGCTCGACTCGATGTACTTTCCTATTGGGTGCGAATATTGGTGGTGCCTTGTTCGCACGGCGGCCGAGATGCTTGCCTCTTGTGTGATGCCATACTTCAGAAAGCTGTGGCAGTGAACATACATGGCGCCTGTGTCCTGCCGTATTCGCTGCGTATCCAAGTGGTATTTATACACGGCGTAAAGCCTGCGCCTTTCGAGCTTCTGAAGGAACTTCTCCCAGCGACGTGTTGCTGAAAGCTTTGAGCAGTGAGCCACACAAATGAGCTCGCTACTCCACTCAGTGTCCCACTCGTCATACTCGTAAGAGCATCGATAGCTGTAGGGCTCACTGATGGCCACTTGGAAGGGTTGGCCTGGGGCGATACCCATCTCCACTGCCCAGTAGAGCCAGCTGTATTGTAGCTCAAGGCGCTCAGCGACAGGGACGTAGTGCGAGCCATAGCCAAGCCCGAGCATCGTCCCTAAATCGTTCTCAACAGTATCCCACCACTCAGGGGGCGTGCCGATAGCGGGGACCGCGCATAGCCTTGGCACAAGGTCATGACACCCAGATGCATGCAACCAATACCATACGCGGACTTCCCCTGGAAAAAACAGATTGTAGAGGCTACTCTTCTTCCTCGTCTTCCTCCGTATCCTCTTCGTCTTCCTCATCGTCCTCTTCTTCATCGTAGTCCTCGTCTTCGTCATCAGCGACCTCATCGATGGATACGAGGCTTTCCACGGACACATTCCAGCCGGCGGCTTCAAGGGCTTTGACTTGCGCCGAGCTTTGCTCCTCAATTTTATCGTCAGAGGCTTCATCATCAACGCTGTCAACGCCCTCGATCTCGAGGATCCGCTGAACCATGTACGTGGCAGAAATTCTTAGCATGCTTAGTCCTTTGGCCTTTGCCTAGTAGTTCCCAGCGTAATGCCAGCGGCTACCCCGGGCTTGTTCTTGTCGCGCTCGTACGCGTACACGTTGCCGTTCTTGGTGAAGATGCCACATTCGCCGCAGTCAAAAGCTTTTGCGGCAAGTGCGTCTTCCTCTTCGTCGAATGCATCTAGCAAGTCGAGCTTCGTCTTGCTATGCACGGACTCTGCCCACTCTCCACAGCGTGGGCAGTATTGGCCGTCAGTAGCCCAGTCTGTTGTGATCGAGGCCTCGAACTGCACGATGGTGCCTGCGTCGTACCTGCGCTGGATCACAGCCTTAGGCATGTTGCGCAGTTGAGTAGGGGCTGTGCTGTATTGAAGCCTCGAGCGAATGGCTTGCATGCGGTCGTTGTGCGCCGCCACAAGAAAGTCGTGGTCAATGGAAAGCGTAGCCAGGTGCTCAATGGCCGCATCGATGCCGCGTTCAAGCTCGCCGTCGGTTAGCTCCACTGATTTATGTGAGTCTGCGGGTAGATCTCCTTCAGCTAAATTCAAAGCACGCGACAACAGCCACAGCGGCGCCGCAGCTGGTCCAAAGAACTTTGGTCCACTGAGAAAGACCAAAGCCTTGTCGTAGGCTGCCAGAAGCAGCTTGGTGTATGAGTTTTGGCCAGGCTGAATAGGCCTGGTGCCAACACAAATGGGGAAGCGCGTGCAGCCGTAAAAGGCGCCGCGACCCACATAACTGCGCTCAACCATGGGCACACCACACTCAGGGCACCTGATGTGGTCTATTGGCTGAGGCCTACGCTTGTAAGCCATCTGTTGCTATCAACTAGTGCGTGGACTGTAGCTCGTAGGGGACTACGCCATCGTTCTCTTCAAGCTCGATGGCTCGTTGAACAACCTGCGTTGGAAGCCCAGAGGGCCAGCTGAGTGCGCCGAGTTGTTCAAGCTCTCGGACTACGCCCAAGAGATCTCTGTACGTGGCCACAGCCCCTTTGTGATCTCCAGCAAGCTTGAGCTGCATGCCTGTCTGTTGCAGATGTTGTGCCCGCTCAACGAGTACGGATATTTCCTCTAGGCTAGCCCCAAATCGAAGTACCCGTCGTCCAGAAGTTGCTCGGTTGCCCAACATGCAATCAGTAATAGACATAGAACACCTGAGATGAGTTTGAGAATATTCTTCACGATGTGTGCACTCCAGGGAATTTTGGTAGAGGTGGCGCGCCGGGGATTGCAATCGATGAATCGCCGGGTGGCGGGTATGACGACGTAGGGGGATCGCAGGGGAGGGTGTCTCTGAGTTCTTGCGTGCCTGCCAATAACTGCCTGTCACTAGAACTAGTATTCCGTGTCTCCATCTGATCCTCGAATCACGTAGGCGTCAGCCAACTCCTTTGCTTGTGAAAGCAAGGTGAGTGTAGCCTCTCGACCCATGCAAAGTTGATAGTTCACAATCACGGCCTTTTGCACGAGGCGTATTGCCGCAAGTTGAACTACTGATGGCTCCAAGTTCGAACAGAGGAGCTCCATTATCCGTTGTGATAGGTCGAGAGTCCCGTCTTCCCGTACGTCGTCCGCTGCGGATTTGCGCTCCCATTGCGCAGGTTTCGGATCTACGAGGTCGCCCATTAGTTTCCTTATGCCACAAAAGTCCCCAACTATGCATGCTTGCATGTCCACTGGATGGGCGTTCCGATCTCTTATGCATACGTACGGGGCGTAGACCTCGAAGTCTATCAGAGTTGCAAGCGATTTGAAAAGTCAGGGATAAGAATTACGAGAAGGAGGCGACAATGATTAGAGTTTTCGATGTTGATGAGCCAACCACAGAGATAGAACTACATCCGGACACCGTCGTGCGAACGATTGACATCAAGCACTACCTCACGACAGGTATACTTCGCTTCATCGGTGAACCAAAGCCAGCTCAACAGGTTGCGCTGAGCGACGCCATGGTGGTTGAGACCGGGTTCGAGGAAGACCACGGCGCCACCGTGGTGATTCGAGTGGCTTCGAGAGAGGAACGCGGACGCTTAGCGCGCATGCACTGATCGTAAGGATGAACTGGCCCTGCCGGTTTTTCCTTAGCCCCTCAATTGCGCTTCAAAGTACGGGATAAGTACTTCAGAAGGAGTTCTGTATGAAAGTACTTCAAAGACGCCCGTACCAAGTCAAGGCTGCCAACAGGGCAATGACATCAAGAAAGAAACGAGTACTAATCGTATCCCCTGGAGCCTCCGGGAAAACAGTTATTGCAGCCCTAATTGTCAGCAAAGCTAGACGTAGCGGTAAGCGTGTACTGTTGCTATCTCATCGCAGGGAAATAGTCAGACAAACCATCAATACGCTAAAAGGCAGACATGCCGTGGGAACTATCCTGACCGGGGAAGCACCAGACGCTAGTGCACCAGTACAGGTCGCTTCCATACACACGCTAGTTCGAAGAAAGTTACTGAAAGCAGATGTTGTGATCGTAGATGAAGCGCACAGGGCGGTTACACCGACATACAACAGAGTGCTACTTCACTACGAGCAATGCGGTGCCAGAATTATTGGGCTATCTGCCACACCATACCGACTCGATGGTGTGGGTATGAGTGCTCGGTTTGATATCATGTTTGAGGCGGCAAAGCCCAGCCAGCTACTTGGAAAATACATAATGAAGCCGGTAGTGTACTCGGCTCCACCGGAGCACTTACCAAACTTGGTTGGCATGAATTACAAAGGGCATGACTATCAGCAGAAGGCTTTAGTCAAACGCGTAAACAAACATGGCCTAGTAGGCGGAATCGTAAAAACGGCCAAGAAGCACCTTGGCAAGAGAACCACCGTCGTATTTTGTGTTTCAATTCAACACAGTAAATCAGTAGTGTCCAGGCTGGCAAAAGCTGGGTACACAGCCGCCCACATTGATGCAAACACCAAAACAAAAGAACGCGAACGCATACTTGAGGCAGTACGCACCAGGCAGATTCAAATCATCTCTTGTTGCGTGCTGCTAAGCGAAGGATGGGATCTACCCGATTGTGAAGCAATCGTGATGGCTAGGCCCACCAGAAGTTTAGCTTTATACATACAGATGGCCAACCGCGGAGCTCGCATGAGCAAGCGGCGCCCCCTGATACTAGACCACGCGTGCAATACCATAACCCATGGTTTTTCTTGGATCGATAGAAACTGGAGCCTCAACGGTAAATCCATCACCACGCTTGGAAGTAAGATACACGTGGTTGTGTGCCCGCATTGCGGACGTGTAAATGGTTTGTCGGCAAGGAAGTGCGCCAGTTGCGGGCAGCCGTTGCCTAAACGTACCAGAACCGCATCAGAGCAAAAGGCACTTGAACTTGTTCGCTACTCAGCAAAAGAGAAAAAGAAACGCAGGAAACTCATAGAAGCCTTCGCGAGAAAACGAGGATTTAGCAAGGACTGGATAGAGCAAGTTTACCAACTCTGGCAGATATGACATGAAGAAGTACAGAGATTGGTCTAAATTGACTCTGAGGCAAGGGCACCGTAGTGGCCATCTAGTTGTCATTGATGGAAAACCGAAGCTAGTAAACCCTAACAGTAAGCAGTACAGCTACAAGGTGCTGTGCCTCTGTGAGGGTTGTGGCAAAGTGGTGGCTTTACGTCCATACAGACTACTAGGGGACAAGTCTGCTCGAAGCTGTGGCTGTAAACGTAAACCCCTAAAGCCGTTGATAGCTACTCCGGCAAGATACAAGTTAGTGAGACGTAGACCAGATCTGGGTAGGCATTACGTTGATATAGTTTGTAAGAGGTGCCACAAAGCGTCAACAATCAACCTTGCGATAGAACAAAAAATGAGGAGGACTCTAGGGGAGTGTCCCCTTTGCTATCAAAAATACATATGCAATGGAGATCTGTATTCCATCAGGGACTTGATGAAGCTGACTAACCTCAGCAAGCCAGGTGTGATGGGCCGTATCAACGCCGGCGTCAGCATTGCAACTCTTCTCGAGGAAGGGAGAATAAAGAAAGAACACAAACTTCACATGCGTGATCTGACAGAAGGAAGTCTAACTCCCTCCGGAGCATTTCTGGTGCTGAAAGTAGCAGTAAAGAAAACCAGGCATGCCGTACTGCACTTGGTTCAGTGCACCACATGTGGAAGAAGGCACACACTGGATAGTAGATCTCTATCCCGAAGCAGAAAGGGTTGCATAACGTGCGCGCACGGGTTCCACGCCCAAGTGGCAGGGGAGCCCTTATCCCTAAGGGAGTTATGCGAACTATTTTCTGTATGGAGGTGCAGACTGCATGGCGTAAAGGATAAGTTGAGCACCATCTTGGCCATAAGACGCCAAGAACATGCCACCTTCAAGCCTTGTAAAAGCTAGTCAGGGCACCATGGGAAGGGCCATTGAGTAATGGCCCTTCTTTTAGCCCTCCATTGCGTGGTTCGAGTACAACGGATCATGCACAGGCAGGCAGTCAACGTCTACGTCGAAGACTCGCAGGTCCTCTGAGTGAAGCGCATCCTCTGAAACGTTCTTGTGCTTACGTCGCTCTGCGGGGCGCCCAGCATTCATGATCTCTTTCTTAGTCAGCAGGCGAATACGATCACGAACCTTATCGGGATCAAGGTCAAGCAGCTCACAGATGGAGACGAATCCCGTAATACTCTTGCCGTTCTTGCAGCGCATGGACCACGTGGCTGAGTCAGGCTCCTCGACGAACAACCAATGAAAAGCTGATTCTGCCAACTGCTTATTGATCAACTTCGAGCTCGAGCGATAGAGCACCCAGTCGAAGGCCGCGCGGCGCACGATCTCAAGCAGGAGCGCCCGGCACGCCGAGGCCTCGAGGGAGGCTTTGGCCCGTTTGTCCGTTGCCGTACCGGCCAGAAAGCCAAGATGAGTGACATCGGGCGGCACGGGCAGCTTGTTGGGAGCCTCCAAAGCGCTCAGCGCCCGCTTGGACAGGCGCCTGCCACGTCCTTTCATGACCAGCCTTGGCGGTAACCGTGTCGCCCGGGCGCGCGCCTTAGGCGGCGTCTCTCCGAGCATCCCATCGAGAGCGTGCAGCGGGCCGGTCATCGCCGCCAAAAAGCGCGGGATGGCCCAGGTGCTGTCGAGAACCTGGGAGGCCATCGTGGCGTACCGCATGGCCTCCACACCGTCAGAAACTTCACGCATAACCTGAAGCAAAAGCTGGTCGACTGCCATTAGAGCACCGTTACGTCCGCAGGGACGCCTTCAATTGGAGGGTTGGGGACACACGCGTCAAATGTGGCTTCTTGAAAAGACTTACCGCGCTTGATGCGCGCATCGATGCGTGAACGCACTACATCTATTTCCTCGCCTGGATAACTGCTCTCGATGAATTCAGCCAAGGAGACTTCACGACCTCCTAGCGACACAATTCTGCTAGTTGATCTGTTCCTTGCTTGAACTTTTCTAGTGGCCCACTTGCAATTATCAGGGGAGTAATCTTCATTCACTCGCTTGCGCTCAAGCGTATGCGTAGGCGTTGGGCGCCTCCCCATATCAGCTAAGAAGTTGTCATAAGAATGCAACCAGCGGAGGCATACCTTGATCCCTCGTCCGCCGTAACGCGCATAACGTCGGTTATTGACGTTGTAGCAACGGCTCTTCATCAGAGTCCAACTTCTGTACTCCGCAGAATTCTTGTTGTTCTCCCCATGTATGAACAGGCCGGGGTTAGGTAAAAACCTAGTAGGGTATCTGCTCATATGACGGTTACCTCCACAGGAACTCCTTGAATGGCAGGATTCGGTATCCTGATGATGGAGCTGTCGGCTCGAGCCGCCTGCAATTGGGCAGACCCGGACGACAACCCACGGAGGACCAGAGTCTTGTCGGTAGCGAGCACCGCCAGGACGTTGGGATTGCTCGATGACCACTGGACATCGCAGATGGCCACGCCCGGCAGCACGCGACCGTCCGAGGTCCGTACCGTGGGTGTGACGGTGATCTCGTGCTCGACACCGGCCGTAGTCGAGTACGGCCCAGCCGGGTCAAACGAGATGCTCTCGACCACTGGGAAGATGAGGTCAGGCAGGTTGACGCTAGGCGCATCGGGGACCGTGATGATCCGCACCTGGTCTTCGAACCCTTCGACCGTCACCTCATACTGGCCAAAGCGCACCAGGTTGAATTGAACAAAGCCGCGAGCGTCCGTCGTGCACTGCAGCAGCTCCGTAAGCATGGCCGCATCCTCAAAGAGGATTGGGTCGAACTTCGGAACTACATGGACGATGTGACCGACAGCAGGAGAGTTATCGGGTTGCTTGAAGAATCCCGAGCAACAACACAGCCGTGGGTGCACCGCTTCCGGAGGTGTGTAAACGTGCCCAACCGCTGTGTAGGTGTTGATTACGGTGTCAGGCACCACCACGTTCTGTGGCTGGGGGATAGAGCACCGTTCCTTGAAGAAGCGGGCTTGATAGGTGGCCGGCGCGGTGAGAGTAAACCCAGCTAATCCGGCAGCATCCGTCGTTGCCTGCATGATGAAGGTTGTGCCTGTGGCATCGAAGATACGGACTACAACCCCCACGATCGGATTAGAATTTACCGTGTCGTCCTTGACGAAAATACCAACGCTGGATAATGACATGGTTACCTGAAGGGTCTGTCGCTGCTATTGAGCTCAAGGATGTCGCCAGGTCGTAGGTAGTGACTGAGCTTCACCCTGCGTCGACCAATGACCCTGGCGTATTTGAAGACAGGGATGTGCTTGAAGATGCTGTCCTGCAGGCGTGCTCGAGCAAACAGCCGCTGCACGTTGAGCGTAGGCTCCCAAGACACGTGCACCGAGCGCAAGCCTGTTGGGGACATGTAGAGAATAGTGACGTGATTCGTTGGAGTAGGTGTTACCCCACTGTGTTCAGGCGCACGGGGAACTACTTGTAGCGGCACGAATAGGTCAGTGGCACGAGGAAAAGAGGTGGAAGTACTCCCCTCGCTCGATGCATCTCCGAGCAGCACCTGTTCTATTGCCTCAGGCGAATACATGGTCACACATTACTCAATAAGGTGGGTATTTGGGGGATTCTAACTCTGAAGTAGTCCTGCTGTTCAGAGATATCCGGGTCAAGCAAGGGAAACGAGGTTATTGCCGGATCTGTAGGAACCAGAATGGTTTTGACCAGGTTCGATCCAGCGATGGAAAGCTCATATTGCATGCCACGCACGAGCGTAAACTCGATGTGGCCAAAGGCATCCGTCAACTTCGAGAGGGCATTGCCAAGGACAGATTTGCCATCGACCATTGTGCCGTTGTACTGAGCGCTCAAGCTCACCTCTCGGCTCACTAACGGCCGCCCTTGCAAGTCAATGAGGTCTAAGTAGCCACAAGCAAGGTTCAGTGGGTTGACCCCCACTACTTGTCCAACGCTAAACGGGAGGCTGAACTCGCTCACGGATCCCGTTGAACGATTGCGAAACCGCGTTCGATAGAAGAAACTGGTCGACCCAGCGCCGTCCGTGAACAGATAAAGATTCACCCCAGGGGTCAATGCAATTCGGGCATCCTTGCCAAAGACCAAATCGTCGGGCGGCTGCAAAGGGAGGGCTAAAGTTGAAGCGGCCTCGCTTGGAAGGACACGTAGAGCCGCGGCGGTGCCCGGCTCCATGGTCTCAATCACAAGCTGCGCACTGGTGTCCACATACGAATGAAGCCGCCCAGCACTCTGAGCGTCTATCTGCGAGGCGGCTTGTGCAAATGTTATGGGGTCTGGCCCCACAAACGTAATCGCTATCGTGTCCTTTTCCTTCAGTACAAGCTCCAAAGTTTTCCCGTTGAGCGCTACCGAAGGCCCCGTTACGAGTGACGCTGGCTGATCTCCCCCGGTTTTGGGAAGCCGTGCAGGCCGCCACCGATCCGAGGTCATCTCTTCGTAGGGGCCACTGAATGTCGAGCGGGACCGCCAAATCTCCACCACATCGAAGTAGCCCACAAAGTCCGTGTCCTTCGCGAGTAGTTCTAACGTCACTACTCCGAAGTCTATGGGTTCATTGGACCTAAGTGGGCTTACAACTATCGTATTAGGCAGTGACATGTCTCCAAGTCTTTCCCAGCTTTATGGCTGAAATTTGGCTATGAGCTACATCGTACTTCTTGCCCAATGCGCGTAACGAAGCACCTTTACCAAGTGCCTGTTTTATTTCTCGCACAGCCGCTACCGTAAGCCTCGCTAGGTTATTTCTCTCTCCAACGGGGGCTCCTCCACGGCGTCGACCTTTTGCTGTCATGTCCGCTAGGTTATCTGCCTGTGTTCCCTCAAACAGATGACTTGGGCGTACGCATGCAGGATTGTCGCACCGATGCAGTGCATTAGGGTTTGGCCATCTCCCATGCTCCAAGAACCAAGAGACCCTAGGGGCAAGCTGCATCTTGCCCCCAACGCCAATTCTCCCGTACCCATTTCCATTTCGAAAGCCAGTCCATAGAAAGCAGCAAGTGGTCATCCCTGGCATACAGGGGCCTTTCTTGTCTACTTTTGACCAAAACCTTTCGAACAAGGGTTGCGGCATGTCACCTCTACTGCTGTTTGCGCATAAGGGGATCGCGAGCCGGATTCCTTGGAATTACAACGCCATCTTCAGTGATCATGTTCTGTTGGAGATTGACGCCATACTTCGACTCGAGTTGAAGCATGAATTTGCGTGCTTCTTGACTGATCTGCCCGAAGTCGATCTGGGCTCGCTGCAGCTCTCTGGAGTACATATCGATGAGGAGTTGGGCTTTCTCAGCCTTCACTCCAAGTAATAGGTACTCCATAAGGTCAGCGCGTTCAATACGTACCGGTTGTGGCGCCTCTTGTACGCCAGGTTCCTGCGTAGCAGTTACACCCGGATCGGTAGTCTTCGGATAGCTGTCGGCATTGTGCTCTTGTGGGTGTATGTCCATGGATTATCCCGTCAAAAAGTCATTGATGGAGGCAACCGCAAGCTCGGAGGACTGGCTTACGGCAGCTTGTGCCAACCGAGTTGAGCCTGTTCGACCTTGCAAAATCCTTTTGCACACGTCGACCCGGTGATTCAACGTCTTTCTTTGCTGCTCGGCGAACTGGGTCACGGCTGACTGCAGGGCATCCAACCGTTGGTTTCGTTCTGCAATGGTGGCCATTACATAAAATCTACCCGAAATGGCACAACGGGGCGACTACTTTGCAGAACGTTCTATGAGCTGGCTGATGTTGCGATAGCTTTTGCGATGTACCAGCGTCACGCCGTGCTTGACCAAACCCTGCTGATGGCTAGGCGTACCGTATCCCACATTGTTCTCAAAATCGTACCCCGGGTACTCGAGCGCCAATACTTCCATGAGCTCGTCTCGGTACACTTTGGCGAGGATGCTCGCCGCGCTCACCGCAGGAACTAGGTTATCTGCCTTTGGCATGCAGATAAATCGATCAGGCATACCAGCCGGTCTAGTATTTCCATCCATGACAACGCACGTGTTTGCGGATAAGAAGCGCCCAACACAACGCCGTACGGCGCGCATCGCCAGTAGGTCCCTCGCACGCGCCACTCCGAGTTCGTCGATTTCCTGGCTGCTGTACGAGAGAATGACGTGGTAGGGGATGATCGGCGGGATGAGGAGGTTCCGGGTCAGGGCTTCTCGAGTAGCTCGAGCAACCTTTGGGTCGCTCCCATAGTCCTTCGAGTCCCTGACTTCCGGATGGGACCACCGGGCAGGGGCAACCGCGGCACACACCACGACCGGCCCTGCCCAGGCTCCGTAGCCTACCTCGTCGACTCCGATGACAAAGTCAAGAGTAGGGTCCTGCAGCTTGCTCAGACCCCGTTCCTGGAGCTCTGACGAAGTGACTTTCGGCATCACAGTTCCCGCGGCGCGCTCGCCAAGGCCTCCTGCTGAAGTACTTCGGCGGGAATCGCATCCTCGATGTTGATTTTGAAGTCCGCCGGCTTCTCGTAGAGGTCTGGTGTGTTGATCTGGTCAAAGGCCGCCAGGAACTCCTCGTACTCACGCTTGGTCATCCCGAGGTTCTCTGCGTGCGGTAAGGTGGCCTGCTCAACCATGTTCCTAGTCAACACGGGTTGATCAAACATCACCACACGGTTGAGCATTCTGCGCAGAAGCACCATCTCCATGCGGCTGAAGGTACGCGCTTGAAACTGGTAATCGATCCATGCCTCGTAGGATAACGGCGCCACAGCCCGCATGATCGAGGCCTTCATGTTGGAATACTGTTGAATCTCCCACTGGGCGTGCCCATCGCAGCGCAGGCAAAGGAAGTGCATGAGGTTGTGCATATCCATAGACCAAATCCACTCAGTGTAGATCGATAGGGGTAAGCCAATTCGAGCCAGCTCCCTTGCTAAGTCGACATCTTTTGAGGTCACTAGCTCATAAAGCTCGACTGCTTCTCGTTGCAATAACCTCCATTTCATCTGAATAGCGTCGGCTTGATACGCGGTGACTGGCTCGGCACGCCCTTGCTTGTTCTTTTTGCTCTGTGTCCCCATATCTTTGGGTTCGGGTACGTAGAACTGCATGAACGGTAACGAGTACCGCATGGAATATTCATTCAGGCTAGCAGTTCGATGACGAATTAGCTGCCGTGCTACAAAGATGGGCAACTTTACATGAAATCTCAAAATTACTTGCTCAAAGGGTGAGATATGGTTGTGCTTCAACATGTAGCGTAAAAGACCACGATCATCCTTGCCATTCTTCGTACCGATCCCATACGAGACCCTGGCTGACTCCAGCACCGTGTCGTCAGACCCCATGTAATCTATCAAGGATACGAACCCGTGGTCGAGCACACGAAAATATAACCCAAGAATTTCTTCCGCAGCGGGCACAACACGCCTTCTCGTCATTGCTTCCATGTTTTGTTCCTTACTACTTTATGTATAGTGGCAACTGCCAAGCCGTACTCAACCGCCAGTTGCTCAAGTGTTTTCCGTGGATATTGAGACCTAATTGAATGAACTTTTTCCCAAGTGAGCTTGTGGGTGCCACAGCGCTCACCACGAGGGGCACGGTCCGGGTGAAGATGCATACCGTGACGATTCCCAGTGGCGGCCCTCCCCTTAGCTACCATATCCCTCGAGTTTTCCAACTTCGTACCATTGTGCAGATGGGATGAACGCACACAGCGACGGTAATCGCATTTGTGCAAGAGGCACTCTTTAGGGAATTCTCCATTCTTCAATTTGAACGATATTCGATGCGCGTAGTGTAGCTTTCCATCAGTGTAGATGTAGCCGTAACCATTTCGCGTACCGCCCGTCCATTCCCAACAGCACGTTTTCATATGCGCCTGGGTAGGGCCGTGCTTATTGACATTGGCCCAAAACCTCTCAGCCAACCCGGGCCATCTGTTGACTTTACTTTTCATTTGTATCGATTCCTATCTGGACATTTGCCGCCACAAACCTGGCAGTCTGCTTCTTTTTCCCCATGGGACAGGGAACAGTTGTTGATGGAGCCCTCCGGGGTGCGTAATAGCACAGGCGAGAGGTTTGTATTTTCTTTATGCTCTTTGATGATGACCTGCGTGCGCTTCATGTTTCCGGGAGAGGACTCCCACTGCACTGAAACATGATTGCCTATTTTGCTCAGCCACATTCGAGTCGTTCTTGGCACATGCGCTTCACCCACCGCCTCTAGCGCGTTCTCTATTTCCTCGAGTAGCATGCAGGACAGTGCAAACTTGTCTCGGCATACCTGAGGAAGGGCAGAACACTCCCTGTCTGGGGTGGGCGAGATTCTTCCGCACATCCTGCAAACAAAGAGTGTCTTTCCGCTGGGTGAAGTCGCGTAAAGCTCAAGCCAGCGACTCATGGACCTTTCTCTGCTGGCCCAGGCTGCTGGAATGCTCTGGCTAGCTCGTTTTGCATGAGGGCCACATTACGAGCTTGTTTCATACCAAGAAGAGTAGGGTTGAACGCCACGATGTCGTAGGTAGCTACTTTCACCGTGCGAGGTCCCGCCCCTAACGCACCGCTAGCGTCTAACTCCTCAACAACGCGATCTAGGCGATATATCTGATAGCCCTCCTCGTCTAACGCGTTCAGGACGATCTCAAGACCCTCCTTCGCTACATTAGGCACGAACTTCCAAACCTTCTTTTGCTCATCCATCACTAGCCTCCGCCGGCTTTCTTAGCAGATACGTGCCCGCGAGTGCTTTGATTTCCATGCTCTTTGAAGTGTCCGTCTGTTTCTCTGCCAAAAGAGACAGCGCTGCAGCAGCCCACCACTTGGAGGGGAGGGGCTCGCCATCGCTACCAACGCCGGGCTTGGGGAGGTCAATAACGCCATCGGTCAAGAAGCTTTCGATGGTTGAAACGTCCGACTTGGACAAGGCCTTGTTCAACCGATCTCTGAGCTTTACCCAAGGGATGTCCTCCGCATGGGCCTTGCCAATGGCATTGAGAAGTGTTTGTACTGACTCGGGCTTCATCACTTCGCGTACAGCTGACTGCTCTGCTGCAGCCACAGCTTCGAGCTCCTTGACGGCAGCCCGGTCATCTAGCTTGATGTCCGTGTCCTGCACAACAGAGCCAATGTGGATTCGGCTAAAGGCATCCCCTGTGATGAAGCTGCCTTGCCCATTGAGGCGAAGCACATTGTGGCTGATCTTCACCTTGCCCTCACCAAAGTCGCTGTTACCCCAGCAGGTGCCGATGGCCACAAACTCCCCTGGGTAAGGTTGGAAGGCAAAGGGCAAGTAGGTCTGCAGGTGAACGCGAGTATCCGTAATGTGTGCTTTGATCGGCGCCAAGCCAACTTCTTGGCATACCTCGAGAAAAGGCTGGAGCACTGCTGCGCTGACAAGATGCCTGTTGTAGCTCTGAGTCAGGACCGCCCGGAGTTGTCCATTGACCGTGCGATGCAGGAATTCAGCTTCACGCTTCAGCTTATTGAGAAATCGCTGGTTTGCGTAAAGTGTGTTGAGGTTCACCACCAGGAGCTCTCGTTTCCAGGCTCCGGGCGTGTCCTCGTCAAGAAAGCCCAGGTAGGTGCGTTTGAGTCCGGCGATGTCGCTGAGGTGGCCAAGGGCGTGCTTGTGGATCGCCTTGGACTCCGCCGAACCCTGGCGCATCTTGTACCGAATACGTACAGGCGAGTGGGCATTACCACCGTCGACAAAGAAGGACATGAGCTTTGGGTGAACGTAACGATCCGTCGGAACGTTGTCGGCACAAAACTGAACGAGACGTTTTTGTTCTTGTGAGCCAAGAGTGATGTGAGAAAGGAGACGACGCTGCTGCATGCGTGTTTGTTCGTCATCCCGCACTTCGTAGTCTGCTGCTGAATAAGGCACAAATACCTCCATGGTGACATAGTTGCACCACGCTTATCCCAGATGTAGTCACCGCTTGCGCGGCTACATCAGATGTTCTGTTTTACTTTGGTCGCGATAGAGGTCTTCAATCGCGATACCTTGGGCTGTGAGATGCCGAGTTGCGCGGCAAGCCCCGTTGTGTCTGTGATCTTCTTGGCGCCGCCTACGCCATAGATGTGCTGAAAGACCTTGGCTTCGTCGGGGGTGAAGTATTCGTGAGGACGCTGTTGCATCAGACGAATCACGTCTAGTTCCCGAGAAGAAGCGTTACCGAAGGGGTCTGTCTCGAAGCGAGAGGCAGGCACATCTTTGCGACGCGCCTTCATCAGCGTTGTGACCTTGTGCTCGGGTAAACCCATGCGAGCGGCAATCTCACCGTGCGTCGGGGCCCGGCCAAGCTCCTCGAGGAGTTCTTCTTGAGCTCGATCCAACGGACCGATGTTCACCGACTGCCCCTCGGGGATGTAGCCAACGTTTTGATAGCGTGCGTTGAACCGCTGCGCTTTAGGCAGGCGTGTTTGCACGTGGGTATTGAAGGCAACCCCGCGCTCCGGGTCAAAGGAGTGGGCTGCATGAATGAACTGCCGCTGAAGCTCTGCGTTGAATGCGGCAGGGTCTACTGCAGGGGCTTTCCAGTCCCTGGCCTTTCTCGCTAGCAAAGGCTCATAACGCTTCAACAACGGTTGAAGCTGCTCTGGCTTTCTACCGGATTGATCCCAGGCATGCCAAAGCTGCAGGTCCTCTTCAGCCTTCTTGTTGGCTGTTTTCTCCTGCAGCTTCAGAAACTCCTGAGCTGGATTCTCATCCATGGAACCTCAGAATTGGTCTATGACTCGACGCACGCGCTCTGAAAGAGAACCTGCGGCACCCTCTTTGGTCTTGCTTTGTAGCAGCAAGGAGTGCGCCGTAAAGTCCCCAGACTTTGCGTGATCGAAGTTTGCACTAAGGACAGCCTGCGCATTACTTTCAGCGGTAGGCAGTGAGTCAAGCGCTCTGCCAGTGACGGCGTGTCGCTCTTCTTGAGAGGCCACATAGGTGCCTTGGTTTTGGTGGAAGGGGTCCGCACCCGTGGTCTGCTGCGGCTTTTTCCCCCAGCGGCCATCGACATTGGTCACGTCTTTACGGCCCTTGGGATCGTCGTAGAGATCGGAGTAACTGGCCGTGCTCGTCGCCTCATTGGTCTCCGGGACTTCACCGCCACCGGCAGCTTCCTTGGCTAACCATTGGGAAAGTTCACTGTTCTCCGCCGTGGTGTAGTTGCTTGCGGTGATTCGGATGGGGACATCGTCGGTACGTGCCATATCACCAGGATACTACGACATTCTTCACGTGATACCCAAGTCGGCCCCTATCGTGGCCAGGATGCCTTCCAGTTCTGCTATTTTGTCGTCCTTTTCCCGAATGGTGGCCTGTACTTCCTCTAGTTTTGCGTTGGCTTCTTGTAGTTCCTCGTAGGTAGTGTCGAGCTCGTCACTCAAGGCCGAGAGTACCTCTTCCGTGGCACTGCTAAAGACCTTGAAGTCTTCGAACTTCTCGATGGCCATGTCCCAGAGTTTCTTGTCATGAATCTCGCAGGACATGGTGATGGTACCGGTGCGGGTACCTACCCTGTTGGAACGCTCCTCAGCAATAACGCCGTAGAAGCGCAGTCCGGGCAGGTCCTTCTCTACGTCCGATGTATTTCCCATGCTCTTGCTGCAAACCTCTCGGATTGAGAAAGTAAAATCTCGGCAAGCTCAATGAGCCCCTGCATTCCCGTGCGCGCCACGTGGGCCGCCTTAGCTAGGCGCGTTCCTACCCGCGTTAGCCTCACGTTGGGGTTTCGCAGCGACTGCCGTAGGATGACGGCAGACTCGCCCGCATAGCGGTACACGTGCTGCAGCAGCTTACGGTTGTTTTGATATATCTGGTCAGCCCCATCTCCTACGCGCACGGGTACTGCAGCGGGATCATCTGGTTGAAGCACCATTCCTAGTGAAAAGGTGTGCTCGGTCATCACGCCTAAAAGCTCTTCATTGTCTCCTCGTAGCATCTCAATGAGGTTCGTTAGGCCTTCACGAGATCTCTCCCAGGGAGACATGGCTAGTTGCTGAGCTGTGCCCGAGGGTAACCCTACCGGCAAGCGGTAGAGCATCCATTCTACGCAAAGAAAAGCACGCAGGTGTTGACGTGCTCGTGTGTTACTGAAGCGCTGAAGCTCTAAAAGCTCTTCTATGTAGTTGAGCTCACGGCTGTACGCGTCAATGGTGAGCACAGTGCTCTCTTCCATGTATTTACGCACTTGAGCCAGATAGCTCTCAACTACAGGGCAGGCCGTGTACATGTAGCCTCCTGGTGCAAGAACGGATTGTTCGTAGTTCTTATGCCGCTTGCGCACTTGTAGTTGCAAGAGGGGCTACGCGGTCAATCAACTTCTCAAGCCCATGCTTACCCGCTTGGTAGGCTAGCGTTGCTCCCGGGATCGGCACAGCATTTGTGGCAATGGAACCTAATGGGTCTCTTGCCAAGTTGCGTGCTTGACTTGTAATCACAGACTTCACTTTGCCCTCAGGCAATCGACGAAGCCCCTTGTCTGCTACACGCATGATGGGGTCAGTCACTCGACTGTCCCACCCTTGAGCCACCGCGTGCTGCAGTCCTGCGAGTTCAGCCGGGCTTCGGTGCTTCATGAGCAGATGCGGCGTACCCGGAACGTCCGTTGCCCCTAGCCGCACCAAGCGCTCAAGGAGAGCAACCTTCTCGAGCTCTTGGCGCATGAAGGAGAATTCGAGGTCCATCAAAGTTGATTCTTCAGGGTACCGGAAAGCGGTGTGCCAAAGCCCTTGGGCTTGGCGATGTCGGAGATGCTCGGTCCGGCAAAGCCAGTCACCTTTGGGCCACCGACGCGTTGAGCCGCACGCAGTTTACCGGCAACCCCCATGGCGCCAGTAGCTGGTGCCGCAGTCTTTGCCTGTTCGAGGGGCGGAGCGGTGAAGGGAGGAATTTGACTGGTCTGCTTGAACGGCCCCATGGACAATGGACCTGAGTACTGCGATGCCGACATCCCAGCGCCGACGCCAACACCGGCCTCTTTCTTGCGCCCCTTGTACGCAGCAACCCCAGCACCACCAGCAACGGCTGTCCCTGCGCCAAGGGTTGCTCTGGCCTTCAGGGTCTCTTTGTCCGCTACGCCGGCAAGTACTCCTGCTAGATGCCCTGCGCGCGCGTGCCGTCTAGCGTCAGTCTCAAGGGACTTTGTGGGGCGTGTCCAGCCACCGCTGATCGGAGGCAGGCTCACGGCTCTGCCAAGATCCGGCTTACTCTTCAGGGCTGACTCAATCGCGCTGGCAGACTCCAGATGCCTCGCGGCCGCGTCCCTGAACTTTGCGCCTTCACCCTTGACTGCCTTCGCGAAGTTTCGAACCCCGCTTGGGATCAACGCTGCCTGCTTTACCGCAAGTGGCGGGGCTACGAAGGGAGGGATCTGGCTATGCCCTCGCATGCCCGGGCCATTCTGTGCCGGCTGCCCGCCGTACGCCGAAGCAGCAAATCCTACCTTGGTCAGCACCGTGACGAGTACTTCACCGAGCGAGGCGTGCTTTATCTTCGGTGACTCGAGCCCACCTGGATTCGACCGCTTCTCATCGTCCTTGGGCGTGCTGTACTTAGCCTTGGCCGTCTGCCGGCCCTGCGATGTGCCGTATCCCTTGGGTGATTTACCCAAGGCGTGCGACTGCTGGGTCGCTATCCCCCATGCTTCTGATTCTGGCATGCTTGGGTTCTTAGCGCGAAGATGGGCAACCCTGTCGTGAATCCACTGCGGCATGTCTTATCCCTGATTCTCTTTCATGTACCGTCGAAGTGTGCCCATCTCAGCACGTCGATCCATGGTGTTGCGAATGAGCGGAATCGCTCCCCCGCCTAACGCCCCTTTGGCTGTGTTAGCCGCCAGGTTGAGGACCTTCGCCTTGGTAGTGGCGCCTTTCAGCGGGGAGCCAGACTCGATCAGGTGCCCGATGGCACCGATACCGGCACCACCAAGTCCACCGATGGCTCCATACCTGGCTGCCTGACCTGCCGTTGGTTTGCTTTGCTCGAGCGCATCGAGCCGATCGAGAGAACGACGCGCATGCTCCGGAGAAACACCCGCGTACTTCGCCAAGGCTAGCGCCTGACCTGGCGTTACCGCCCCTTGCGCCAACAGTTCCTTCGCACAGGCGTACTTCAACAGGGCCAGTTCATCCATTAGGCGGCTCCCGCCGCCATGGGAGGCGGCATCATGCTGTAGCCAGTAACCGGTGCAGCGACGGGGCGCCGTACGAGACCGGCCGCCTGCCTAGCTTTGTTCACGGCCGTATGCGCTCCCGTTCCCACAACGTCGTGCGCCGCATGCGCCGCGGTAGTTCCTAAGCCATGCACTGCTTCACCAATGGCCGGCGCCGCTGTGGCAAGCCCGCCCACCATGTGATGGCCCACCGCGCCTGCCAAGGACACGGGCGCATGGATGGCGCCACCTAATCCGGCAAGCCCAGCCACTTCACCCACACGCCCAACGGGCTTAGCTGCCCGTTGAAGCCCAACGCCTGCCGACTGCATGGTCTGTCCTACACGGCCAGCAATCCCAGAGCCCGCCGTGTGCAGTTCCTTGCCAGCGGCTCGAGTGAGACCTTCAGCGGCCCCACCTAGCGCGCCACCAAGCGGGTTGATGAGGTTACTGAGCGTGCCCTTGTTCGCGTAGTGATGCCCCACGGAATGGGCGACTTCTCCGGTAACACGCTGACCAAGACTCGCCGGCGCAAACTTCCCTGGGGCTACGAGTTTGTTCGAACCCAGCATCTTCCCGCCTGCCATGAGATCACGGCCAAAGCTCTGGAAGATGCCAAGCTGCCCGGCTTTGAAGGGATTGGCCGCAGCAATCTTCTGGTACTCATCAACGAAAGCGGCGTACATCACCTGTTCGTAATCCATCACATCCTCGTCGTCGCACCGGTTTGAGAACCAGCGTCGGCTGTTGCTGCCGCTGTTGGCAAAGTTGCCATGAAGTCTGGACCTGCCTCATGCTTGACCGTAATGGCCGAGCCCGGGCTAGTGCCGTCTCGCGAAGGAACATCACCCCGTTTGGTTCGATCGGGTTTTTCATCCGAATCGATGCGGCTCATGGTGCTCGTGAGTGGGCTGCCAGCTGAGCCAACGCCGTCCCAAGCAAGCTTTGAGGTTGGCGAGTCGCTGCCTTCCATGTCGGGAAAGTCCCCGGGCTTCTTCGGTTGCTGTGCGCCTACGCGGTCAGCGTAAAGTGTAGTGTTCGAAGGATCCACCGTGGCAATCTTTCTTAGCTCATCCATACAGGCTAACCACATAAGTTGCCCGAAACCTGCTGCGGAGCCTAGCTTTTTTAGTTCATCTCGTAGTGCTGCTCGCTCAGCAAGTATCTGCCTATGTTTTTCTACATCCGTACCAGCCCCGTAAACTCGTGAGGTATGCGCGGCCCTACCCTCATCGATCATCCTTGTTAGATGTTTGCGGGCATGTCTACTCACACGGCCTCCCTTGCCAAAATTCAGCCCGGTATGCTGATACAAATCAAGCCCTTCAGTTGGCAATCGATGCTCTCGAAGAACTTCTCCTGCTGAGCTAAGATCTTTTGGCAGCGTGCTGATCATGTTGTGCTCTCGAAGAATTACATCAGGGCTAAGGTGGCCATGAAAATTCCCGATAGCTGATGGCCTAGCTTGTAGTTCTGCCAGTTCATGGCCCTTTACGATGGCATCAAGCGCACGGCGTGCCTGGGGATCTTTAGGCAAATGTAAGCTAGGATTTTCGTTCCTAAAAAAAGAAGTGGAATCCCCACGCTTTGGGACTTGTATTCTTTGCCCACGGGAAGACCAGGCGACGGCACTTCCTAATTCATTTCGATGCGCACCAAGCGCCAAATCTCCACCAAGCCGTTGGAGCGCCTTTCGGCCAGCGCCCACTACCTTCGAGCTGAATGCCTGAAAGGGACCAGTCTTCAAAAGCATTGGCTTTGTATGCGTCAATACCTGGGAGATCTCCTTTTCACCAAAAGCTAGCTTTTTCATGTTGCGGCCAATCTAAACTAGCATAATCTTGTGATCATCATGAGAGCAAAGCGCGGAAAAGGACACATCAGAAAACTCGGGGGAGAAACTGAGTATCGACTCATACGCATCAACGGAAAACAAGTACTTGAACATCGCCACAAGATGGAGGTCAAACTTGGTAGACCTCTCAAAAGAACTGAAGTTGTGCACCACAAGGACGAGAATGGCCTCAATAACGACATCGACAACTTAGTCGTGCTGACACGCATTGAACACAGACAATTGCACGGTGGCCCAAGGTTTTGGAAAATCACCCTGGAGAAGGCTGTCCTTATGCGCAACCAGGGAAAGACTCTGGAAGAGATAGCAACCGTGGCTGGCGTTACGTGGACTGCTGTCCACCACGTTTTCAAACGGCGCGGTATTTCAACCAAAGACGTCAGAAGAATGCTCATTGAATCTTCCTAATCTTTCCCTGCTTTTCCTTGAGACGCCGCTTCAACTCATCCACTGTAATTGTCGTAATTGGGCCAAGTAGCTTTCTGCCAACGCCGTTGTAATGGTCTAAGTAGGCTTCTCTGGTTGCCTCTTCGCTAGGCATACCTAAGAACAACTTGTCTTCGTCGTACTTGCCGCTCTCGAGCTTTCGTTGGTGTACTACAAAAGCATTTGGAGCCTTCTTGTCGGCCCCCACATAGACATCGATCTCTTCACCATCGTTGCCCTCGGTGCCCGTGATGTAACCGTAGGGGATTTTGAAGACAGTCTTCCAGGGCTTGCCATCCTCATCGACACCCTTTCGCACAGATCCCTTGCGGTTCTCAATGGCGATGGGAAGGCCCTGCACTGTGGTGTGCCCCTGCAGCTGAAAGGCAAGCTTTTGTCGAAGCTCAGCCACCCGTGCGGTCAAGGGTGACTTTGCTATGTCTGCCGGAAGTACATGATCACGGTCTTTACCCGCAGCAAAGTTCAAGTGTGGGTAAGCCCGCACAACAACCTGTGAGCAGATGACGGCCTTTTTCTTAGCCTCGTCAAGCCCCTTGTTTGCGCCCGCGGGCAGCAGGAGACGCAGTGCACCCTTCAGATCGTAGGGAGTACCGACAAAGTCTTTAGCCTTCTCGATAGCTTCGCCCCTTGCGCTAGCATCGACCTTGGGCCGATACGCACGGATCTCGCGCCCTCCGCCCCACTTCTTGTAGACCTCAGGGAGTGTTGTAGTGAACACGCCTTTATCAACTCGAGTGTCTATGACCTTGCCGTCGCCGGCATAGATGGAAGAATGACCAAACTCGCTATGCTGCACAGCGGAAACCACGCGGGACATCAATGTGGGATGTACTGCCCGCGTCAACAGGATATCGCCCGGCTTTAGCCTGGATTCAAAGTTCTTCAAGTCATCTGTGACCAGAGCCCCGCTCTTGGTCAAGTCACCAAAGCCAAGACGGCGCAGTTCATCTTCGCTAATCTGAGTCACGCCGCTCATCGTGCGTGTACCCGGCGCTTTCATCGCAGGACTAACCCCCGATGGCCTAAACGGCGGAACACTTGTCGCCTTGCCCTTGGCCATGGTGGCCATGCCTTGCAGGGGTCGCTTACCAGTATTGATTACCCAGTCCTTGGTACCAGGAATTGGCACGCGTAGAAAGTCACCAAGTCCTGCCTGCTTCTCGTGTTCGCCCTCCATCTTCTGCAGCTTGGTGTAGTAGTGCGGATCTTCCGTGAGGTGATCCATTGCAATCTCTTGCGCGATCTCGGGGCGACTTGTGTGTTCGCCTTCTACCGCCTTGCCCTGGGCCAACGCCTTAGCATCGAAGTCGTTGGGCTTCTTATTGTCCGCCAGTCCACCGGGTAAGTGGTCGTGCCAGTTCTTTTTGAACAAAGTCCCGTCACGGTCCTTCCTAAGTAGAGTGTCGACGCGCATTGAGCGACGACCTGACCGAGTCTGAGGGACAGCCATGCGCTGCTTGGAAGCAGCCAACTTCTGAAGTTCATCCAGAAGTCCTTTGTAGTGGGCTGGGGTTAGCGGGTCCATTGTTATGCCGCGGCAGGCTGCTTGATGGATTTCAAGTGCGCCTTGATGTTGGAAGCAATCTCAGCGGCGCGTCCTCTATCGCGTGAGGCTACGTTTTGTACCTGCTTGATGCTAGGGAACATCGAAGGACGAAATCCTTGTCGTTCGGCTAGGTGTGACAGGAGCTCCCCCACACCCTTGCCAGCGCCTATCTTCTGCAGTTCATCGATAAAACCTGGGTACACAGAGGGGCGATCCATGCCATCAGTTTTATCACGGGGCCTGAACGAGTGGAACTAGCCCAGGATGGCTCTGCCGATGCCTAAGCCCGCTAAGTAGTCCTTTACCGCGTCTTGTTTCACTTTTCGTGTGTCGCCTTTTTGCGCGGCAGTAGTTCCACGCTTGAGGCCCACGACTTCTTCGAGTTCGGCGGTCACAAGACCAAACAGGTCGTTGTAAGGGCCAAAAGCTCTCGAGTGAAATCCCTCAATGCCCTGCACAATGTACTGGCCATCGGGGCTGAGCTGCAGGTCCGTTGTCCCAAACATGTCGATCATGGTGGCAATGGGGCGCCAAGTGTAAGCGCGAATGAACTGCTCGACGTCGAGGCCCGACTGCTTGATGTGGCTGTAGGTTGCCTGAAGGAAGGCAGCTGCCTGCTCAATCGAAGCTCCCGCTGAAAGCTGATACGCTACCGGGGCCGTTGAACGCGGGTCGTTAGGATCATCGGTCTCGCTCGAAGAGTCCAAAGCATCCTGGGCATCGTTGTTTGGCGCTGGTACCTGCGCTCCACTCGGATCGTTGATGGTGTGCGGGTCCGTAATGGCCCCTGTCGAGAAGAACGTCTCGTAGGCCTGTCCGATCTTTGCCGGGTGCCAGATGTCTCCGTACCAGCCAGGCCTGATGTATTCTTCCGCGGGAAGGTCCACCACCTCTTGATAAAACCGTGGAACTTCTTCTTGCAGTCGATAGGCGCGGATGGTTACCGGGCGTGGCTGCGTGTAAAAGGATGCCTCTTGGTTTGAAGACGTGTTACCGCCGGCGGCAGGAAGCATCCCGAGCTCACGCAGTACATCCTTGTCGAGGTCACGGGCATCTACCTCTACGCCTACGGGCACCTTTGCTCGCTTCCTACTGGCTGGGGACCGGGGCTTTCTCCCCGTTTGGCTGCTGAACAGCAAAAGCGGTTTGCTACTCACGGCGTCCTGCACGGTACGTGTTGTTGGGCTGCCGTGATACAACGAGGAAACTTCCTCTACGTTGGTGATTCTACCTAGGTTGGGGCCTAGGGATTCCACAGAGGGCTGACCGATCGAGGCCACATCCGTGACGCGCACCACGTCTTCGTTGAAGCGACGACTGATAGTGGTCTCTTCCACATCCGTTGCCCCAAGGTACTCAACCCCCTCGTCGGGCTGACGTGGGTAGCTCATCACAACGTCCATGGAGCCACTGCTCTGGTTCACGTTGAAAGTAACCTGAGTAAAGTTACCAAGGAACGCTGTGCCAAGCAGCTTATTGATGTCGCGCGTTGGCTTGCCTGCTTTTTGCAGCAGCTCGTTGTAGAGCTGCAGCGTGGCCGCGTCTACGTACTTGTCCAGTACAAGGCCTGGGAAACCAACGGCGATGTAGGGATTGAATCGCCCGCTTACCGTCATCTGCCGGGCAGCGAAGCGGTACTTGAAGTAGAGAAAGTTTGCCGAGCGCTGAGCAAGGCCTACCTGAGGTACTCGATCATTGACTACACCGCCCCTTGCCGCAAAGATGTTGAGCTCCCCCATCTTCTCGAACACAGGCAGGATGCCGGTAAATAGCTCGTGGTCCAATAGGTCGTTGGTCAATAGCGCTTGAAGGTTGACCTTGCTCTTTTTGACGCTCGACGTCTTTGGTGCAAAGTAGAACCTATCGAACAGCTCATCCTCACCAAAGAACTCGTCGTTTGTCTTCAGCAGTAGCCGCGTTGGCTCTTCCATGAAGCTACGACGGTAAGAGAGTCTGCTGTAGTGCTCAGGGAACAGTACATTGCAGCGTGGGGGCGCGCTGAACCACACATCGGGTCGCAGGATCTGCTGAGCCAAGCGCGCTGGCTTTCGATTCTTACTCGAGTTTGTAACCACTGTGAGATTAGCCACGCGGTTTAGATTCGAGATGGCGTCCTTTAGTGGGTTCTCAACGTCAGTAATAGACTTTGGATTGTTCGCATTCCAGCGGGCAGCCTTCGTGGCGGCAATCCCAATTTTTTGCACGGCTGTATTCAGCATGGAGGATGCTGACGGCACCGCGGGGGTTACCCGGCGTAGCTGCATCGTTGTGCTGTTCAAGAACTGCTGCTGGCGCCTGAGGCGAAGAATGATTTGGCTTCGAAGGCTTGCCTGCACCGTGCCTGACGTAGAGAATAACGAAACATCGGGGCGGTTATCCGCAACATGCAGCTGCTGCACGATGGAAGTAAGCTCTGTTGAAACCGCGGTAGCGTTGCGGGCAATGAACACGGTCCCCGGGTCCTGGTCAAGACGCTTTCGTACCTGCCCGCTTACTGTGCCATCCACGCCGGGAATGTACTTGGGGCAGGGCTGCGCGTAAGTTTCGTGGAAGATAATGCCTTGCAACGCTGTGATGCTCTGACGGATAGAGGTCTGCCCTCCCATACCTCCGAGCAAGCGACTCATGAGGCTCGTGTAGCCCTGGATGGCAAGGAGCCTTGACGCCGTAGGGTCGTCCTCGATCGCCATAATCATCTGATTGATGTGCAGACGAAGCTCTGCCAGCGTGAAGAAGATGTTCTGCCCGGCGATCTTCTTGTCGTAGTAGTGCGAACCACCAATGGCCTCGAGCAGATGAACTATCCCACCAGCGAGCCCTTTGAGCTTTGGGAAGGTAATGGAGGGCGTACGCAGAATGGTTGTAATAACTTCGGCCGAGCTCGAGAGAAAATCAGTAAAGAGGTTCGTCGATCCCCCGGAGAACATCGCTTTGATGCCCGGCCCAAAAAGATCTGTGTTCGTCCACTGGTAGGCATAGTCCCAATAGTTAGACCAATCCGCACACTGAAGGATGAGCGCGCGCTGTGCTTGATCCTTACTCCACTCGAACCCTAGGAACTCTCCGCCAAAGAACAGCTTATAACGAGTAAGGTCGTTGACGGCTAAGCCCGCCGTGCCATTGACATCGTTCTCTGCCTGGTTCATCACCTTCTGGTACGACGACGGATCCATGCTGCGTGATGCTGTGCCCGCTTGTGACCCTGACAGAAGTGGACTCTCTTCCTCGTAGGGGTCAAGGAAAAATACATGGACTAGTGTGCGCGGCTTTAGCCGTGTTCCTTCCGGCACCGGTGGCACTTGAATAGCTGCCATGATTGGGGCATTCGGCAGGCATTGAAGCTGTACCCCCACGACAGGGACCTCAACCCCTTCGAGAAACAATCGAAGCTTCAGACGTAGTGCGTGTGCGGTCATGTCAAATGAGGCTCAACAGGTCAAAGCCTGTGGCTCCAGACTGAGTAAGGCACGGGACGTTGTATGGGTTAGTTGGCGCAAAGCCAAGCCGACGCCCTGTGGCTGTGAGTGCATTGCCGTTAGGAATAAGGGAGCCCGGGGCCGCGAAGATGGCAAAGGCGCTAATCGATCCGCCTACTGCAACAGAGGCTCCCCCGCCCACTCCGGCGTAACTATCTCCGGCACCAACGCCGCCGAACCCTGTACCAAAGCCGGGTTTAGGCGTGAGTAGTCGCTCCAGATCACTGCTTTGATTCTCAACGCCGGCCAGTGTGAGATTGGAAGGAGCCATATAGCCTGGGTCTCCCATGGGCCCAAAGCTTGCCCCGAATCCAAGTCCTCCGTAATCGCCATAGCCGGCTTTTCCGTACCCGGGTCCTCCATAAGGACTATCGTAGCCGTAAAGGGGATCACCAAACCCTGTATCGACACCAGCCACGGCCACGGCTGAGGCCCCTGTACTAAAGAGGACATCGCCTTGGGCTGCGGCAAGAGCTCCAGCTGAGTAGGCGGAAGCGGAGACTCCTGCGGCGACAAAGCCATTTGCGGAGGATCGAGCGCCGGCTCCGGCGGAGCCAAAGGCGCCCACGCCGGCAAAAGCACCAGCGCTAAATCCGGCTCCGGCTCCTGCGCTCGCACCAAAACCAAATCCAGCGCCAGCGCTGCCACCAAAGCCCACTCCAGCACGCGACGTTGCACCGAACGTCGCCCCTGCGCCAATACCAGCGCCAATGCCAGCACCAAATCCAATACCAACCCCAATTCCAGCGCCAAAGGTAACTCCCATCCCCAGGCCATTGAGCGCCTGGTAGCTATTGATGTTAGCGCCAAAGCATGCCATCCAGCTGATCGCTTCCTGGAACAAGTCGTCTACCTCTAGCGCGTCACGCACCAGAGGGTCAATCGAGTCTGGAGTTTCCCCGTGATAAGGGTCGATTGTAATGACGCCCGAGCCCGTGTACTCATCGGTGTTGTCCGCAATCAATCCTCGCAGCGGCTTTTGATTGAACTGCTCGAACATCAAGTCTGTGTAGCCCTGCTCTTGCAAGCTATCGATGTAGGCTTGTACCGATGCCGGAAACGCCACCGAGTGCGCCCCTTGGTTCAAGGTTTGGACTAGCCTGCCCACATTGCCAAAGCCATTCTCGTCCGAATTGCGTTCGACCTCGTCGGGCCACGACGAGGTATCGTCGAGGGGTCGTCCACCATCGGAGAGTACTGTCAGTAGCTTGCCAAAGGCGTCAGCAGCTGTGAGGGAAACATCGGGGGGAAGTACAACAGACTCAGCCACAGGAAAGTTCGGGTCACCCACGAACGAGACGTTTCGGTAACTCGAGACGAACATCCGCCAGCTGAGCTGTACCAGGAAGGGTTCTGTGCTCACTGTGACTGCTTGCGCGAGAAGCATGTAGCCTTCGACAACGTTGTCATCGTAAAACATGTAAGTGCGAGCACCGTTCTCAACAGACTTCGAGCCCCGCAGCGTGTTGTCCCAGTTAGCCCACCACTCCGCCTGCCAGTTGAAGTCGTTGCTGTTGATGAGAACTGCCTGCACCTCAAGGAAGCGTGGGGACTCCCCGAAGAGGTAGAGGTACGTATCTCCGAAGGTCTCGATAATCTGGTGCTTCTCCATGCGGGCTTCCTGCACCGACTGCAGGATGAAATTCGAGTAGGAGGTAGAACGCCCCGTCGGTGAGCTCGAATCTAAGAAGGGGACTTCTGTCCCATCCGAACGAATCACCTTCAACGCGCCATAGGTGTCTTCCTTGATCTCTAAACCCCGCAAAGGGCGGCGCACATTCGAAAGCCCCGCTCTCCCGCTTCTAGACAATGCTGGGTCGTTTCTCCGCTTGAGTCGATTGTAGTTAGCCTCGAACGCATCCGTGCACAATTCGATGAACACGGCCAAATTACACCCAGCTCTCTTTACGAACGATATTACCGATGGTGGTGCTGTCTACGTCGTATTTCACGGCCAAGTCCTTGTAGAAGTACTTTCCAGTTGCATACTCAACCCTTATCTTAGCAGCCAGGGCCCTAGTCAACTTGGCCTTGCAGTTTTTCTCCCCTCGCCATGGTCGGGCTTTCCTCGTCCAGTGTTCATCCCCGTGTTTCAGCCACTCGGGATGCTTTCTTGCCCAATGCGTATCCCCGCTTTGATGTACCTCCCGTCCACGAGCTTTCCTATCAGCTGCATTCTGCCTTTGTGTCCCTAGGTACAGGTGTGAAGGATTGACGCAACCTGGGTTATCGCAGTGGTGTAGAACGCAAACTCCTTTAGGCCATTTACCAAAATGTATTTTCCACGAAGCATGCGTTGCATGCACTAGCTTCCCAGTGAAACCTATATACCCATAGCCGCCGGATTTAGACGCAGTCCACTCCCAACAGCATGTTTTCATGTGCGGCATCTGCCGTCCACATTTGTTGACCTTTTCCCAAAACCGTTCTTCTAGTGGCCTTGTTGCCGGCATGAAAAGGGTCTATAGTATCCTAATGAAAATAGCAACTAAATTCAGGAATAAGACACATGAGAGACAACCACATTTGTGAACTACAGCACTATTACGTTCAACAAGCAGTCAGGAGTCGACGCGAGAAGACATTGATTGACGTATAGACAGCCACCGAATCCCCGGTGGCGGCCGGGGCGGGAGCCCCGGCGCGTTGAATCGCCCCTTGTTTTTAGCTACCTGAAAATTCCCCGACAGATCAGGGATAAGACCACTGTACAGCGAACTCACTTGTAGATTGACGGATCTCGTGAAGTTATACGGCGCACAGCATGCCCCGACGGGGGCATGCCGCTGACTTTAGCTACCAACCACAGGAGAAAGTACATGAGCAATACCAGCGTAAAAGAGCCTGCAGTGCACTGGGGATTCAGCGCAGAGATAGAAAAGATAGACATACAACGCATCCTCAATGAGGCTGAGGACGCAGGTCTTACCCTGTTCTCAGTGAGTTACACGTCGAGAATAGGCCCTGAGAAGATCTTCTTCGTGAAAATTGGAACCAACGACCATGCTGCCGTCAAGGATGTAATCGACCATTTAGATTCAGCCGGGGAAGGCACTAGGCTTACAGATGACGGAGCAGAGCCCGGAGGCAGCGGTCAATGGGCAGTATTCGCCTGTGAGGATGATGCTGTAGAAAAAGAAATGCTTGAACATGTAACCGTTGCCCGTAAATGGTACGGGAGGAAAAAGCATCGTGTTGCGGTTGTAGGGTACTAACCTGCAACGGAAAGCTTGGTTGACATTACCGTCAACTGCGCTTTCTTTAGCCCCTCAAATGACAACGTCTTGCTTGATGATGAAGTCCCTGAGCTGCCGAGCTGGAGGAGTACCTGCATAAGCTTCTCCTTGCGCAATGGCAAAGGCGGCAGCCTTCATCATCACAATCAGCATGTCCTCTACCACGATCTTGTCACGCAGGATGAAACGGTAAATGCGACCGCCCTTGCGAAGTGACACGGGAATCTCCGTACGATCACACTGGCCACAGCCCGGTGGTACATGAAGCGTTGCTCCGTCTTGGTACAAAAGCGAACGAGCCATTACTTCTCACCATCTTTCTTTGCCGCTTCACGCGTGTTGCTCTGGATGTTAGCCAGCTCTCTTGCCGCATCCTTATTGGCTTGCACCATGGCCTTCAAGTAGTTGTTGCCCTCACCAAGCTTATCGATGATCTTCTCCTCAGGAGAGCCACGGCCCTTGGCTAGTTCTTCGAGCTTCTTTCTTGCCTCTGGATCGTTTTGTAACGTTTGACTTAGGAGGATACTGCCTGCAGCGCCGCCGCCCTTCTTCGTGGCAGCCGCCATGGAAGCTGTGAGGCCTTCCACGAGTTTTGTATCGTCACCGAGGCCGAGCTTTGCCGCTAGCATCTTGGCAGCACTGCCTGCGTCGGCCCCTTTCAATCGAGCCGCCTCTTCTGGCGTCAAGTCCATGCCAAGGGCACCGGCAAAGGCTCCACCAATGCCACGCTTACCCTTGCTGGCATCTATGCCCATCCCACGCATGACGGCTTCTGAGGCGATGCCGCCACGAGCTGTGCCTGCCAAGGAGCCCGCCACTGCCTTCATCTCCTTAGTGCTTAGACCAGACAAGCTGCGCATGAAATCGCTGTTGGCCGATTCCATGGCGGCAAGGCCTTCTCCCTCTGGACCAAGGTGTGCTTCTGCCGACTGGGCTGCCATGGCGAGCCGAGCAGCTTGTACTGCCCCTTTGCCGCCCTTAGCGAGAAGACCCTTTTCAGTAGCGGCGGTAAGGGAGAACACACCGTCTTTATACGTGGCGATGCCACCGGCTTGAATGAAGTTTGCTTCGTCACGTGAGGTGCGTGTAATCTGCTCGGCGATCTTTGTCTTGATCTCCTGCTGCGCGCGCGCTGCGCCACCGCGCACGGTATTGAACTGACCTTGCAGCGCGTCTACGGACATCTTGGCCTTACCGGCTAGGTTCGACCAATCCTCCGCGGTCAGCTTATCTACGCCACCACGCTTGAGGGCAACGGCCATGACCTCGCCAGCGTTTTGTACCGCTCGCAGCGAGCCAGCCTCACCAATAGCAGCGTCGCTCTTGTCACCTTGTAGTTCAATGAGTCGTCGGTTTATCTGCTCGGAGGCCTTGGTGTCTCCTGTGAGTACACCCAGCGCCAGGCTGCGCGTCTCCGCTTTGTCAAAGAGCGCGCCTGCGGCTTGAGCCTGCGCGTCCTTGGCACGATTGAAGAAGCGATCGGCAATGATGCTGAAGATACTGGTGCCGCCGGGTGCCATTCCAGAGGCCATGCCGCCGCCACCCATAGCGATGGCGCGAGTCTGATCCGCAGTTTGCTTGAGCCTATCGTCTGAGGTTGAAGTTGCCAGCAGCCCATGGCCCAGGCGCTCTCTTGCTCGAGCGTTGGTTCTGTCGTCTCCCCCACCGACTAACTCAGGCAGCTGCGGGATGTTGAAGGACTCACTGAGCCGGCGCTCGGCTGGGATCTTCAGCTGGCTTTCCATCTCCTGAATCCGCATTAGGACTTCTTTGCGATCCTTGCCGTGAAGGAACGCTTGCATCTCCGTGTCACCTTTGAAGGCTTCGCGCAGCTGGTACAAACGGTCCTCGCCCTGGGCCGAGGCTGTGCCTCGAGCGTAGACATCGAGCAGCTTTGACTGCCGAGAGTCAATCATGCCGCGGTCCCCAGCACTCAAGCTCTGTGCGCTCGCCATGCGAGTGGCAAACTGGTAGTCCTGCATTTTGTTGATGTAGGCACGTTGACCAATGTCTTCGTGCGGCCCACCCCCGGCAAGAGCTGGCCCTAAGTTGCCCCCGGTCAGCGCTTTGACCGCAGAGCGGCCAGCTCCACCGCCAAGCAGCAGTGACTTCTTGAGGTCCTGCACTTCGATCTGCCGCTCTTCGTACACGCCAGCAATCTTGTTCCCCCACTCCGCAATCATGTCGGTGGTGGAGTTGAGAATGTCCTGCCCGACCTTTTGCATGCTGTTGTTGACTTGGTCGCGTGCCGCCTCGAGCTTGCGTTTGATGCCCTCAATGCCAGAGCCCTGCGCCCGCAGGCCATGCTCACGGGAGAACACATCCTCTTGGGCCATCTCCCGACGGTGCTCGAGCAACTCAGGCATGCGGCGAGCCATCTTGACCAGGGCATCCGCCTCATCGCGTCCCATGCCCATTTGGCGCTGCATGAAGAGCATCTCTCGATCACCCATCGAGTTGATGTCGATGCCTTTGCCCTGAGCCCAACCCATCATGGCCATCGCTGGAGCAAGACCGCCAAATTCCTCCATCACTGCGCCACGAAGTCGGCCCTCGTTTCGGATAAAGTTCGCCCGTCCCACCCCACGCAAGTTTCTATATGCCGCTCCGCGAGTATCCCCCACGGACATGCCGCCTGACATGAAATCAGCTACCGAGCCTGCATCGAGCTGACCATTCTTACCGGCCATGGACGCTAACAGCCAGCGACCGCGGGACGACTTCAGGAAAGAACCCGTCTGCAGCAGGTTCTGCTGCGCCATCGCCTGGCGTCCCTCGGCGCCGGTGAGCCCTGTGGACTGGTAGATGTCCTCTTCAGAAAGGATTCCTGTCTGCAGCGCCGAGCCCACCTGCTCGATGGAGCGGATGCCACCCATCGCTCCTTGGCGCCCGGTGCCGCCAAACATGCGGCTGATTTGGGAGCCGATGTTCATCATTCCTGTAACCTCGGTGGTAGCTAGGCCACCGGCTACCGTCGCTCCACGGATCGCGCTGCCCACGCCCGCCTGCCGGCTAAAGACGCCTGACCCCTTCATGGAGGCCATCATCTTTTGGGCTTCTTCGAGCGTAGTGCCCATGTCCTCGGCGATGGTTTTCACCGAGCGCATCATCTCTTTGAACTTGTCGGTAAACTCCTTGGCGTTACGCACGCCATCGGCAAGCCCCATCCGTCCCATGTTGGCTGCCAGGCGCCCGAGCTCGGCAAAGCTTGGACCTAGTTGGAACTGGTCTCCAGTACCACCGAATTGCGCCCCCTGATGACCCGCCATACCGCGAAGAGATCCGCCGATGTCCCGGATATCGCTCTCGGCAAAGCCTCTCCCATGATTGCCGTACGGATTGAAGAACCCATAGTTCGAGCGCATCCCTTGATTGAACTGCTGAGTTTGCTGAGCACCTTGCATCACCTGGTTGCCCATGTACCCCACGGCGCCCATGCCGATCATGCCCATGCCGGCAACACCGGCACCCACGGCTAGCCCCGCGCCAAGACCGCCTGCGCTGCCCGCGGACATGCCGTACTTGATGCCCATCGAGATCGGGTCCACGCCAAGGAGTCCCATCCCGAGCGTCGCCATCGGTACGCCAACCCCGGTGGCCGTGTTCAATGCACGACTGGCAAGCCCTTCGCTTTGAGCGCCTGTGTTGTAGCCGCCGAGGTTGAACCCTGGCGGTTGGATGCTCTGTGCGAATTGTTGGTTCTGTAGGTATTGCTGCTGAAAGGCACCGTTCAGCTGCGCGATCTGTGAGCTCGAAAAGGGCATTACCTTTTCATAGTATCACGCAAAAATGTGGGCAGACCGGGGATAAGAAAGTCGAAGGTACTGAACAGCTCTCCTCTCACATGGAGTGCATCTCCTTCTTCTTGGTTGGTACCTCCAGCTCGTCCTTTGGCAAGGCGAGTGTCCGTCCCCACGGGCCCCATCGATGACATCCTAACTCCTGCTGAGTGTCATCGGTGGGGCGCCACTAATACCAAGGGCACCTATGGCTTAGCCCCTAAAAACCAGGGCAAACCAGGGATAAGAACTGTGAAGGAGGAAGACGATGCTGGTCATAATGGGCCTGGTGGGTATCGAACTGCTCATCAAAGTGCCCCTAAAAATTCACAACAAGTTCATGAGGGATCTCGCAAAGGCTAAGGCCGCAGGACGTTTATGATGAATCCAATGAACTTATCCGAGGCAGAACGTAGAGAAAAACAGCAGGAGGCAGGCCTGGAATTCCTGCCGAGATTGGAGCTAGTCGTGAGTGAATCAGTGAATAACAAGACAGATAACGGCAACCGACGCGCGCAGGAAACCGAGCGCAACCAAGCCCGACAGGTCCTTCACAGGCTTTCCCGAGATGAAAGCTTTTGGGGGATTGCGCTCCATGAACTGAAAAGAGCCGCGGTTACGGTCCCCATTTTCGCCACAGCTGCCTTGGGGGTTCTGTGGGTGAATAAGCGCTTCATACTCAAATGAAGTAGCGGAAAAGACGCCGGTTTTACATGACCGAGCTTCTTTTCTTAGCCCCTCAAATGACCACTGTGGCAATGGCGTACATGAGGCGGCTACAACACAGACAAGTTGAATTCCCTTGAAGTGCTTGCAGATTCATTCAGAATGGCTATAGACACTACAACGAAACCCCAACCCGTAGGTATTCACCATGAACAAGGTAACCATTTTTGAGAGCCCCTTCGCGCTCGAAAATGCCCAGGTAATGCTGGACCTGTGCCGTGATGAGTACGAGCGGGCAGGACATGGGAGCATTGTTCAATCTCTCAGGGGATTGGACGTTACGTCCTTTGAGTCAGCCCGACTTGCACTCCTCACGGTCCGCTCCATCCCAGCGTTAGAGGGCGTTGCTGACGTGCGCAGATACACCATCAAGGCGCTTGCCGATGTCATCAACTCGATGAAGGCAACACAGCGCCTCGCCGGGTGACTGCAAAAACCTAGTACAGCTCAGAGATAAGAGACATGTAGAAGGACGTGGGGTCCCCTACATGGAGGAGCTGTATGAGGTTGTTCGAAGTCACCGATAGCGTGCGTCCTGGCGTGAGACTAGTTAGGCAGTCAGGCGGCGTGGGTGTCCCGTTGGGCGTCAATGCCGACAACGGGACAACTATCCTGCTACCGGTAGGGAAGTCCATCAGTCGATGGATGAATCATCCCGATGACGCAGACGGGACCTTCAAGTTGCATCACGCAGCCTTGAGGATAGCCCCGTCTGGCCGTTGTCTAGTCAAGCAACTCGTAGAGGAGTCGATAGCAGAGAGGAAGGCATTAGTGTTTGTGGATTGCTGCGTAGACCAGGAGCTAGGCAGAACTAGGATCGACAAGGCACGAAGACGCACAGCGCCGGAGGCTATCGCGTCGTTTGAGTTCCCGGGCTACACAAGAGAGCTGTTCAAATTCAGGCCTGGCGATGCTCTATTCATTTGCTGGCCAGCGGCAGCCCTAGAGACATTCACTGGGAGGCCCAAGCGATTCATCATCTCTTGGGATGGGCAGCAGCTGACGGAGGAGGCTTGCCAACGGCGGCTCCCGCCGCGACAGGCGCGGAGGAAGGTTGATTCCGAGCGGGCGGAGAAGCCTCCGAGGTCACCGGTTGTGGAGTCACAGCTGGTGTTGACTGCGTAGGTGGGGTGGCGGATGAGGCTGCGGCCTTGTCCGCCGTCTCAGCTTTCGAGTCGTCCTTCTTTTTCTTAGCCACTCGAATTGCGCTTACCTTCTGCAGTGTCTTCGAGATCTGCTTGGCGAGGGCATAGACCGTTTGCTTGCAACTCGGGCAAAGACAATCGAACTTCGCTTGAACGGGAGCCCCACTATCGCCAAAGTCCGCTTTGATTTCAACCGAGCACGACGGCTCTAACTTACCCTCATCGGCATACCAAACGCTGGGGCAACGGTCACACTCGTACTGCAGAACTTTCTTGGGGGGCATTGAACTTCTCCGAATGAGTTTTCCACAACAG